TCTATCTGTCTGCCGATTGTCTGCCGATTGTCTGCCGATTGTCTGCCGTCTGCCGTCTATCTGTCGTCTATCTGCCGTCCGTCTGTCGTCTATCTGTCTGCCGTCTGCCGTCTGTCTGCCGTCTATCTGTCGTCCGTCTGCCGTCTATTTGTCTGCCGATTAATTGAGACTTAGTCTCAATAGGGGGTTTTTCTGAATCCTAATAATCCCCCCATAATCGCAGATATTTCGCGGGGGGGTATAAACATAACAAGCATCGGCTACTTCAAATGACCACTTTTATTTCAGAGATCGGGCCACTTCAAAATCAAATGACCACTTTTAGGGTTTATAGAGTACCCTTCTGTGTTCCGCACTCAGAACTTTGCGGTTTCTTATTTCTACATCGTAGTCTGTCTTAGAAAAAATGACCCATTTCCCTCTTAGCCTATACCAATTACCATTCTTCTTGAAGATGCAAACATAGTGTTTGCCTTGTTTAGCTGCGACAGGCCATAACCTATTCTTTTTAATCACCAAAAAATCTCTTACTCCATAACCTTTCTCAAAGGTGGTAAGACCCGTCAACTCTCCAGTGACGGTTTTTTGATGGTAAGCGATGTTTCTCCATTCCCAGATGATTAGTTGTTTCAGTCTCAGATCGCCCTTATCATCATAGACCTCATTAAACTCCATGAACAAACAACTTTCGTCTATTATTACTTGTGGAGAAGAGCCTGATAACAAAATCATCACAATTCCGATCATTAACAACCTCATCACCTGCCCCAACCTCTTTTAATTAAACTAAAAGCATTGAGTCCTAGAAAATTCTTGACAACGATATCGCTATAACCGCATGCAAGAAGATAGCTAGTAATGTGTGGCATTTCTCCTGTATCAATTAATTCGTCGGGAGGATCTGTAAACCCATCAAAATCTGTACCTATTGCTGGAACAGCATCGTTAGAAACTTTTAAAATATGATTTAATGTTTGTTCTATATATTTCAATCCCATTCCGGTATTAACAGGACTTATCCAATAATTCATAAATATAATGCCGATAACTCCTCCATGCTCTGCCATCCACTTTATTTCCCAGTCCTGAAGGTTATATAAGTCACGATTTATTTCAAAAACACCAGAGTGACTGCTGAACACGCATGAATGCTTGCCAGACTCTTCTACAAGCTCGTAGACTCTCTTTCTAGCAGGTAGCGTACAATGACCCACATCAATTAACATGCCCATATCGAGCATCCTACGCACCACCTTTTCCCCTAATTCACTAAGCCCCTTATTCATGTCCCACTCTTTAATAATCTCTCTTCCCGTATGTTTGATTCCATAATCGGGATAAGGGAATACCGGATGAACAAGCTGATTCGGATAGAAGTGTGCTAAGGTGAGATAAACCACTCCTCGATTGAAAAGGGTCTCTAAATTTTCAAGGACTTCTATCTCGATCTGATCTGAGGAACCTTCTTTCTGCCCAAATACTTTTCCAGATACGTCACCTTGTAGAGAATGCGCACCCTCTACAGAATGTAGCAGACAGGTGGCACCTCTCTCTAAAATGTCTTCCATTTCTGAAACACTTCGTGCGAACTCAAATCCTTCTGCCTCCCTTACCTGTTCTTCGATCTCTTCCATCATTGTCATGGTTACATCGAAGTAAGAAGGATCAAAATACTTTTCCTTCACGCTTTTCGAGAAAAAAAGTATCCACTTGATTAACTTTATATGTTCTTTCCATTCATACTCTGGGACGTAAATTGTAGATAGCAAAACGTCAACGCCGCCCTCCTTTACCTTCGGAAAGTTGCTTCTAGTGGTTAATGGCCAGAATTTTTCCTTAAAAAAGGAACCTAGCCACTTCTGATTCCTATCTTTTAGGTTTCTGCTGAGTAACGATGCCTTTAGCGTTGGATGATTGTGTAAATCCACCACCAAAGACTCTTTATGTAATTTATCTGCCTTATTCATAACCTCTAGTCCCCCATACGTTATCTATAAAACCATATTTCACCGCCTCTTCCGAATCCATGTACCATTCCTGCTGATTCCTTAGCTTTTTATCCATATATTTAATAATATAACTATCGGTCTTATCTTTGAAGAAATCGCCCCTCTTACATCTGTCACAATAAATATTCAACATCTTCTTATTGAGCTTTTCATTCCAGTCAATAGCTGATTTTGCCGATATAGAGTTAGTATCTATAGAAAAACTCCCATAGTGAACCATAAATTCCACATTGGGAGTCAAAGACCTTATATCCCCAGCCTGCATTATGATAGTCCCCATAGAAGCCACTATTCCATAACCTATGATAGTAACTGGGGATCTAGTTAGCTTAATAGCATCATATATAGCCATTCCATCATTCCAATTCCCTCCTATAGAACTTAAATGAATTACAATAGGCTCATTGCTTATATGATCGAGAAGCTGTAGATTTTTTATCGTTTTTACTGCGACGTGAAAATCTAACCCACTCTCTTCTTCTGCCACACTATGAGAGTGTATATAGAGTTCTCTAGAGTTTAAGTTCAGAGAATACTCATGTATGTGTTGTAGGAGTTCTTTGTTTGTCGGCTTGTTTACTCTGGGCATTTTCTTCCTCCCTCTCCTTATTATTACACCGTGAAAGGGCGCATATTCCCCTTCCGGGCTTTTTAGAGATACCCATTTTCTGCCGTTGTTTCCTCCATGACTGCACAGATATATATCTTCCGGTTATTTTTGATAGTTGTGCTGCTCCTTGTGCATCAGTTAGAATGGCAGCGTTGTCCCTAATAAATTGACGTTCATTTTCGTTCCAAATGTTGTTCATTTTATTGTTTTGGTGTTATTATATACTGGAGGTGTAACATGCGTATTTCATCTAAGTTATATACAACCGAAGCTTCAGAAAGCAAGAAGAGAGTAGAAGAAGAGCTAAGGGTTCCTGACCCTAGTCCTGAAGAGGCCTTAGCATTTTTGGAGGAAGATGAAGATACCAAAGGGAATGAACGAGGAGCAGGTGCTGACAGCGATAGAGAATGTAGTTAATGCTCTCGCTAGAAACTTCCGCTTTGGGTATTTCGATACCGACGACATGAAACAACAGGGGCGAATGTATGCTCTTGAAGGTATTCCTAAATACAATCCTGAAGTCGGCCCTTTGGAAAATTTTCTTCGTACTCATATCAGAAATCGTTTTATCAACTTAAAACGAAACAAGCTTACTCGATATCAACCCCCTTGCGTTGATTGTCCTTTCTATGACCCTGAATGTAAGGTCAGTCAGAACAAATGCTCTGAGTTCAAAAATAAGGAAGACTGCCAAAAATATTCTAATTGGCAAAAGAGAAACATTGCCAAAAAAAGTCTCGCTCAACCTTTAGATATATCTAACATAAATGATGAGCGTGAAAAGAATATGCGTAGGGAACCAAAAGTTTATGATTTCGTAACAAAAAAAGAGTTACTGGAGATAATAGATAAAGAGCTACCTATTTCTTACAGGCGTGATTATAGACGTATGGTTGAGGGTGTAAATATACCCAAGCAAAGGAAGCAGAAACTCATAGACAAACTAAAGGAAATTATTAAGGAAAATTATCCTGATGAGTGGTAAAAAGAGAGGTAGAATGTCGGTAGAGGAAAAACAATTCCTAGACCAGTACATGGATTCTAAGTCTGATGAAGAATTAGCCACAGAGATAGGGCGAACTGTAGAATTTGTTTCAAATTATAGAAAAACAAAACCATTAAATGATATTTCAGATGATGAAGCAGAGATACTATTAAGACTTCATAATCTTTATTTTTGGGAAGAACTACAGACACAGTTGGATTCTAGCGAGCTTCATGGATTCGAGGCGAGATGGGTGGCTCTGAACCACCAGTTCCAAGATGTCCTTCCTACAGACCAGATGCAAATCAAAGACCTGATTACTCTTGAGATATTGATTAATCGTGTTCTTACAGAAAAACAAAAGGTCGTCTCTACCATAACTAGGCTTGAGACACAGCTAAAAAGGGAGGAGGATCGTCCTGTCGAGCTTCAGGACGTGAACCTCATGCTTAGTATTGAGACCCAACTGAACGCTGCTATGGCCTCTCAGAACGCAAGAACTACAGAGCATATGAAACTTCAGGAAAAGAAAGACGCTAAATTTAAAGACTTAAAAGCAACAAGAGACCAAAGATTCAAACAACTTGAAGACTCTCGAAAAAGTTTTTTTGATTTAGTAAAGACTTTAGATGAACGTGACGCAAGAGAGAGAGAAGGTCGTCACATGGAACTTATGAAACTTGCAGCAGATAAGTCTATGCAAGAACTATCTGAATATACTGAGTATGAAGATGGAACCGTAGATCAGCCATTCCTCAATCATGAAACGATAATATCAGATGTCACAGAACCCAAAACAATTAGAAGTAAAGATGCCGGGATCGGGCGCGATACGCAAGCCTTGGAATAAAATATACAATGCTATGCGGCATTCAGCCGGGCCAAACTCTGACAGATCGTCTCTAAAAGACTTGACGGTAACTGTCGAAGACCTAGTAGATATATTTGAGCAACAACAAGGAAGATGTCATTGGTTAGGTATAAAACTAAACCCTTTGAACAACTATATATCCAGAAGTCCTTTAGCTGTAAGTGTTGATAGAATTGACAATAATGAAGGTTATCATAAATATAACATAGTGCTTTGTTGTAGACTGGCGAATCTTGGTAGAGGTTCTTATAACTATGAAGATTTCAGAAGAGTAGTGGAATACGTCAAGGAAGAGATCTGTGGGCAGAAAAATAACGAAGAGTGATTGGGGAAGGAGAATAAAAAAGAATCATCATCTTTATTCAACAGTTGAAGGAATCGAATTACCCAAAAAAATATCTCTAATAGATACCCATATGAATAATGCTTGGGAATTCCATAGAAGTGGATGGGGTCATTGTCTTTATGGTCTAAGAAAATTGCATAAAGAAGACGGTGTTCTTTTAGATGATTTCTTTGAGCAGAGCCACTCTGTTTTCTATGCAGATAATGTTAAAGAAAAAAAAATACCTTTCATGGAAGACTGGGTGGGCTTCTTTCACAACCCACCAAATTCTCCTAGATGGCATAACTACGCTCATACTCCACAGGTCGTATTCTCCAGACCAGAAGCTAAGGAAAGCCTAAAGAGATGCAAAGGAATGTTTGTCTTTACGGATTATTTAAAAGATTGGTTTGACCGAAATCTAGATATCCCCTGTGAAGTTCTTTGTCATCCAACAGAAATGCCAAAAGTAAAGTTTGACTTTGATAAGTTTTCCGCAAATAACAATAAAACCATTATCCAGCTAGGTCATCATCTCAGGAGGCTTCTCTCTATACAAAGGCTAAAAACAGACTTTCATAAAATTTGGTTTATGTCTTGTGATTGGGCGAAACAACTAAAGGTTATTGAGTGTCAATCTCATGACTACCCAACGATATCTCTTAATTGCGGTAATTATGAAGAGAGAGAATGGATAGATAATGATGCATACGATATGATTCTTTCACAAAATATAGCATTTATGCACCTTTATGATTCAAGTGTTAATAATGCTGTAATCGAATGTATTGTTAGAGAAACACCTGTTCTTATCAACAAGATACCACCCATTGTTGAATACCTTGGAAAAGACTACCCATTCTACTTTGAAAATTTAGAAGAAGCATCAAAAAAATGCCAAGACATGGCTCTTATAAAAGAGACACACGAATATCTTAATGAAATGGACAAGCAAAAGTTTTCTTTGTCTTACTTTTTGAATTCTCTCACAAACACAGAGATATACAAATCATTATGAGTAAGTTTTGTTCAAAACCTTTCGAGTGGTTTGAAGTGCATCCTGATGGAAACGTGTCTATGTGTTGTTACACATGGCTGCCAGCATACATTGGTCAGATAGGAGTGGATGAAGGAATAAATGATGTATTTAATTCTGACATATCAGAAGAAATAAGAAAAAGCATATTAGACGGAAGCTTTCGTTACTGTGATCACGATTTATGTCCTCTTATTCAGGCAGGCGATCTGCCAGAGGTTGAGGAGTTAGAAGGAAATAGTAAGCGTATTGTTGAAGAGCAGATCACTACTGGTTTGGAGCCTACCTTTTACAACCTTTGTTATGATGAATCTTGTAATCTAAGTTGCCCAAGTTGTAGGGTAGATAAAATCCTTTTTTCTAAAGGCCCTAGATACAGACAGAGAAAAGTTATACAAGACAGAATAATAAAAGATCTATTCGAGAAATATCATGAAAGAGATTGCACGGTAAGTATAACAGGTTCTGGAGATCCTTTTGGCTCTAAACTTTTTAGAGACTTACTATTTTCTGTTGATGGGAAGAATTTCCCCAACATGAAAATTAACTTACAAACGAATGGCGTAATGTTTACGGAAAAATACTGGAGCAAAATGCATAGAATACAGAACAATATTGAAACCGTTCTAATTTCTTTTGATGCAGCTTCTCCTGCCTCATATTCTTATACGAGGAGAGATGGTAATTGGGATCGTCTACAAGACAACATGAAGTTTATATGCCAGCTTCGCAAAGATAATAAGATAAAAGATCTTCGTTGTGACTTTGTAGTTCAACAAAAAAATTATCACGAGATACCTTCTTTTGTAGACATGTGCTTATCTTATGATTTTGTTGATGAAATATATTTTTCGCAGATAGTTAACTGGGGTACATATTCGGAAGAAGAGTTCAAAGAACATGCTATACATCAAGAAGATCATCCAGAATATGATGACTTTATTTCTATTATGCAAGATACAAGGTTATCTCATAGCAAAGTAAATCTTGGCAATCTTTCTTCTTTTAGGAAGAAGACATAGAGTTGTATAGGTATGAAATCTAACTCAGACCCAAACCCCGACAAGTATTACTGCACTAGACCATTTGAATGGTTTGCTGTGCTAGATAATGGCGATGTGTCTCCGTGCTGCCCGCCTTGGATAGACGGATACAGGATTGGCAACCTGTACAAACAGTCTGTAGACGAGGTGTGGAACGGAGAGAAAGCACAAGCGTTTAGGGAGTCAATATTAGATGGGTCTTTTAAATACTGCAACGAAATGTCCTGCCCACATCTCCAATCCAAGTCTGAGTCCGTATTTACACTTCAGCAACTAGAGAATGGCGACCGTCACACGGTCACTCAAGACATTAAGAATAAAAAAACGGTTCTAGACCACGGCCCCCTAATTATTAACTGCGAATACGACAGGTCATGCAACCTGTCATGCCCATCTTGCCGCAGAGATTTAATCATAGTGTCTGGGGAGCAGCGTGACAAAATACTAGCTCTACAGGACAAACTAATTGACGGAGCATTCTCTAATTCCCAACGTATTACAATTACTGGTTCTGGAGATGCCTTTGCGAGTCCCGTGTTCAGGAAGTTATTACAGAACCTCAAGAAAGAGCAAGCCCCTGATTTGGGACATATTCTCTTATTAACTAACGGTTTGCTTGTTAATAAATACTGGCACACTTTAAGCGACTACGCTAAAGAAAACATTAAGACAATCTCAGTGTCGGTAGACGCAGCGTGTCCAGAAACGTATGCTATTAACCGAAGAGGAGGCGATTGGGAGCAGCTACAGGATAATCTTGCATTTATCAAAAGCCTCAAGGTATCTTCGGGTATAGAACATTTTTGTATTAGTATGGTAGTTCAGGAGAACAACTTCACTCAAATGAAAGACTTTGTACTAATGGGAGAGTTTTACGGAGTTAACTTCGTGCAGTTCCAAATTATTGAACCTGATTTCATCAGAGATTTAGGATATGGAGACTATTTAAGTGAGTGGATTGGTAAGGCGGTTCACGAAAAAACTCACCCTCGACATCAAGAGTTTTTAGATGTCATTCAAGATGAGTTTTTTACCGCTTATATAACGGAAGACACGTCGGATCATGTAAATGTGAGCATGGGGCCGTTACACAACCTCATACAAGGTGTAGATATTTCTCAGTACGAGACATTACTGAACGAATCTCAAGAACACGAAAAGAATAAAGAGAAAAAGGATGTGTGGTTTGATGCAACTATTTATTATGTTGATTGGAAGTCTATCAAAAATATAAATGGCAGTGATTTTGTTAGAATAGAAACAGGACAAGTTCTTTTCTGGAATGGAAACGAGTGGGAGATTTGTGACGAAGACAGCACAGATTTCGCTGAATTTATAAAGAAAGAAGAAAAATGAAAAAAGCTCTTATATACGGAATAACAGGACAGGATGGATCTTATTTGTCTGAGCTTCTTCTAAGTAAAGGCTATGAGGTTGTAGGCGTTGCTAGAAGAAGTAGCACTAGCAGTACTGAGAGAATAGATCATATATGGGATCAAATAAATATTGAAGAGGGAGATATAACCGATGCGGTATCGGTGTATAGCTTAATTAGAGAACATCAGCCAGATGAAATATATAACTTAGCAGCACAAAGTCATGTTAAAACTTCTTTTGACCAACCTCTTTATACTTGGCAAGTTAATGCTGAAGGCCCCCTTAATATTCTTGAGGCTATTAGGCAACATTCTCCTCATTCTAAATTCTATCAAGCTTCGACCAGCGAGATGTTTGGGAAAAACTTTACAGAAAAGTCTGGAAGAAAATACCAAGACGAACAGACTCCATTTCTACCGCAGTCCCCTTATGCTGTCGCTAAACTTGCATCTCATCATACCGTGCGACTTTATCGGGAATCTTATGGTATTTTTGCTTGCTCAGGCATTCTTTTTAATCATGAATCTGAAAGACGTGGTGAGCTTTTCGTTACTAGAAAAATCACAAAGTATGTTTCCAGAAGATATAACAACCCAGATTTAGATGAAATGTTAAGGCTTGGAAATTTAGAAGCTAGGAGAGACTGGGGACACGCTGAAGATTATGTCCGTGGTATGTGGTTAATGTTACAACAAGACAATCCTGAAGATTATGTATTGGCTACAGGAGAAACCCATAGTGTAGCTGATTTTCTGAATTATGCTTTTTCATATGTGCAAGAAGAGTGGAATGATCATGTCATTATTGATCCTAAATTCTATAGACCAGCAGAGGTAGATTATCTTCTTGGAGACTCTACAAAAGCAAGAGAGAAGCTTGGATGGAAGCCCGAAATTGACTTTCAAAGTCTTGTAGAAAAGATGATTGAGTTTGATATACACGAGACATTTAATGAGACGCAAAAGAAGCAATCGGGATTACAATGATCCATTTTATAAAAGATGGAGGAAGCAGGTTTATACTAGAGATAAGCATTGCTGCGTTCTTTGTAGTTCTAAAAAAAGGCTTGAAGCACATCATATAAAAAGATGGTCTGATTTTCCTCAACTTCGTTTTGACCCTAACAACGGTGTAACCTTATGTAGGGCATGTCACAGAAAGGTTACTAATTTTGAAAACAATTGGGAGCCTCTTTTTATAAAGATAGTAGCAAAGAATAATGGCAAGAAAAAAACAGACACCTAAAAAGCCGCCTCAAAGAAGAAGAAGACTAATAGCAAAGACTCCTAATCAAAAAAATGTACTAAAAACAATAAAAGAAAATCAAGTAACCTTATGTGCTGGGCCAGCAGGAACAGGTAAAACTCATTTAGCGGTTGGTTCGGCAGTACAGTTATTATTAAAAAATTCGGTTGACAAGATAGTTATTACTAGACCAATCGTTCAGGCAGGGGAAAGAATAGGTTTTCTTCCCGGTACAGCAGAACAAAAATTAGACCCTTACCTACAACCAGTGTTTGATGAATTGAAATATTATTTATCTCATGCTGAAATCTCTACTTATAAAAATGAGCAGAGGATACAAGTAATTCCGCTGGCCTTGATGAGAGGAAGAAATTTCCACGATTCTTTCATCATTGGTGATGAGATGCAGAACGCTACATTCGATCAAATGAAGATGTTGATTACAAGAATGGGCCTGCATTCAAAGCTGGTCATTTCTGGTGATTTAGATCAGTCAGACTTGTCGAAAAAAGACCAAGGAGCATTTAGATTTTGCTTGAAAAGGTTAACTGATATTGATGAAGTAGGGATATGTAATTTGTACGGTGAAGATGTTGTAAGAAACCCACTAATTCCTGTCATGTTGGAAAAATTAGATGGCTACAAAGTACACGGTAATTAAAGATACCAGAGAGCAAGAGGGGTGGTTCTTTACCCAAACCACTGCTTGCGACGGAATGGTTCGAGAAAAATTAGATACCGGAGACTATAGTCTCAAGGGCTATGAGGAATTGTTAGCTATTGAGAGAAAGGGAAAGATTAGTGAGTTTGCTCGCAATATTGTAGAAAACCGTTTTGAAAGAGAACTAGAAAGGCTGGAGGATTTTGACTATCCTTTTATGCTCCTTGAGTTTGACATGAAAGACGTTCTTGATTACCCAAGAAGTTCTAAACTTCCTAATTCAAAAAGAAGACTCACGAAAGTAACTGGTGGATTTATACTAAAAAGAATAATAGAGTTTCAAATAAGGTATAAAACCAAAATACTCTTATGTGGCGAAGAAGGATGGAAGGTAGCTCTTAGTATATTTAAAAGAGTCGTAGAAAATGAATCAAAAAAATATAGAGAAGATTCTTGAAGAAGCATATCTAAATCTGGGAGATACTTCTAAGCTTAATCTCGGAAGCCCATTGATTGATAATCGTCAGGATTGGCAAAGAGAAGATCCTGCGTTAGAGATGGTAGATAAGATGCGTGACGCTGCGTATCTTCATTGGACTTGCAAAACATTACTGAATATAGACCTTCTTCCTTTTCAAGTAACAATACTAAGAGAACTTTGGACTAGAACATTTCCGATGCTGGTTGCTAGTCGTGGTGCTGGTAAATCTTTTATACTTTCTCTGTATGCCGTTCTTCGTGCGTTACTTACTCCGGGTGCAAAGGTTGTTATTGTTGGTGCTGCTTTTCGTCAGTCGAAATTACTGTTTGAGTATATGGAAACATTCTGGCGTAATGCTCCACTTTTAAGAAATATTGTAGGAACAGGAAAACATCAGGGGCCAAAAAGAGATGTTGATAGATGTACTTTTTATATTGGCGATTCAGTCGTCATGTCTATCCCTCTTGGGGATGGTTCAAAAATTCGTGGTCTGCGCGCAAACTATATTATTGCTGACGAATTCGCATCAATACCTACAGAAGTATACGAAACTGTTGTTCAGGGTTTTGCCGCTGTTAGTGCTACTCCAGTAGAGGGTGTCAAGAATAGAGCAAGACAGGAAGTGCTTAAATCTCTTGGTTTGTGGACTGAAGACCAAGATTCGTCTGATGATGATTTGGTGGGAATTGGCAACCAGACAATAATCTCAGGAACAGCGTATTACGCTTTCAACCACTTTGCTGATTATTGGAGAAAGTATAAGCAGATTGTAGAAAGCGGTGGCAACCAGAAAAAGCTGGAGGAAATATTTTCTGGAGAGATACCTCCGGGATTTGACTGGAAAAAATATAGTATCATAAGAATTCCGTACCACAAACTCCCTTCTGGATTTATGGACGAAACTCAAGTTGCCAGATCTAAAGCCACAATCCATAGCTCAATTTATCAGATGGAATATGGTGCTTGCTTCTGTACAGACTCTAACGGTTTCTTCAAACGGTCTTTGATAGAGTCTTGTGTTTGTAAACCCGCTATAGAGCTTCCAAGCGGGGATGTAGAATTCAACGCTGTTGTTCGTGGCAATCCTAACTGCAATTATGTCTATGGTGTTGACCCTGCTTCTGAAAGAGATAACTTCTCAATTATCATCATAGAAGTACATGGGGATCACAGAAGAATAGTATATTCTTGGACTACGACTAGGCAGCAGCATAAAGAAAAGATTAGCAAAAATTTAGTAGCAGAGCAAGATTTTTATGGATACTGTGCAAAAAAGATTCGTGAATTGATGAAGATATTTCCTACTGAGCATGTAGGGATTGACTCTCAGGGAGGAGGTATTGCGATTATGGAAGCACTACAAGACCCTGACAAAATGTCGGAAGGAGAACATAGACTTTGGCCTTACTTAAAAGGTGGCAGCAATGATCCTTTCTGGTGGGAAAAAGAAAATAAACCAACAGACAAAGAGCCGGGATTGCATATATTGCATATGGTTAATTTTGCTAAAGCCGATTGGTTATCAGAAGCAAATCATGGGTTGAGAAAAGACTTTGAAGATAAAGTGCTACTATTCCCCTTCTTTGATTCTTGGAGCATTGGAGAAGCAATATTAAATGATAAAGAATACAGCAGGATTTACGATACTCTTGAAGACTGCGTAATGGAAATTGAAGAGCTAAAAGACGAGTTAGCTACAATTGAACACACCCAGACAGACGCAGGAAGAGATAAGTGGAATACTCCAGAAGTCAAACTTCCCGGCAATAAAAAGGGACGACTAAGAAAAGACAGATATAGTTCATTAATAATAGCAAACATGATTGCAAGAACACTCAAAAAGATAGCCCCAACAAATTATTACAATCCAGTAGGAGGCTATGCGGGCAGAGATTCAGGTAGTAAAGACGGCTCTTCTGCCAAACTATATAATGGGCCTTCTCATCTAACTAGCAAAATGACTTACGGTATGGGAGTTCGTAGACATTAATGGTGTATAATTAGAATGTAATACCATTGCAGTCATATTGGAGATCCATAATGTCGGTTCAGGACAAGAAAAACAACCATACAGTAGCTTTTGTAACTATAAATAACGACTCGAACAAAAATGATATCGAGCAGGCTGCTCTCGCCTATGATTCTTTTCAAGGTATTCCAAGCACTCAAGCTAGTAGAACTAGATACCACGATGTAGAGACCAATATCTCTGTTAGGAATGGTTTTACCAGAGATGACTATGAGTATTTTAGAAAGGACGAACAGACACCCAAAAGATCGAAAGAAATTATCTCTTCTTGTATGGGTGCCTATAGAAAGATTGGTCTGATTAGGAATGTAATTGATTTAATGTCTGACTTTGGTTGTCAGGGAGTAAGACTTACTCATCCTAATCCCAAGATACAAAGATTCTACAGAGGTTGGTTCAAAAAAATTAATGGGCTTGTTGTTTCAGAAAGATTCATGAACAACCTTTACAGGACAGGTAATGTTGTCGTTAAGAAAAACACAATGAAAATTACCGTCTCTGACATAAAGTATTATCAGTCAATCGGTTATGACGAGATAGACATTGAAAGACAAAAACCTATAAGACAGCTTAAAAAAGTCATACCGGGAAGATATGATTTTCTTAATCCTCTTTCTATAAATGTTACTGGTGGACATCTAGCACAATTTACAGGAAATAGAAAATACTCATTAAAACTTCCTTCAAAACTATTAAGAACATTATCAAATCCTACTAATGAAGAAGACAAAGCTTTAGTTAGTACTCTTCCTCCTTACATCAGAAGAGCAATTCAAGAATCAAAAAGCTCCATACCTCTTGATTCAGACAAACTCTGCATATATCACTACAAAAAAGATGATTGGCAAGAGTGGGCAGATCCTATGCTCTATTCTATTCTTGACGATTTGATGGTCTTAGAGAAGATGAAGCTTGCTGACCTTGCCGCTCTTGATGGTGCTATTTCTCAAGTTCGTCTCTGGAAACTTGGTAGTCTTGATCATGAAATATTTCCTACACAAGAAGCAGTAAATAGGCTTGCTGATATTCTTCTTAGTAATCCGGGCGGCGGTGCTTTCGATCTTATCTGGGGGCCAGAGTTAGACTTCAAAGAAACAGGAACAAATGTCCATCAATTTTTAGGATCTACTAAGTATGAACCTGTTCTAAATAACATTTATGCTGGTCTTGGTGTTCCTCCTACTCTTACTGGTGCATCAACTGCAAGTGGATTTACTAATAATTATATTTCTCTAAAAACTCTTGTCCAAAGACTTGAATATGGAAGAGGACTTCTCAGAGACTTTTGGGAAAAAGAAATTGAGATGATTCAAAAAGCTATGGGCTTTAGATTCCCTGCTAAGGTATCCTTTGACCGAATGGTTCTTTCTGATGAATCTTCTGAAAAAGCACTCCTGATTCAACTTGCTGACAGAAACATCATTAGCACTGAAACCATACTAGAAAGATTTGGAGAAATAGCTGATATAGAAAAGAAAAAGGTTACTAAAGAAAATAAAGATAGAGATAGAGGAAGCATGGCTCCTAAAGCTAGTCCTTGGCATAATCCAGAACATGACCATGACTTATCTAAGATAGCTCTTCAAAATGGAATTGTTACTCCTTCTGAAGTTGGTCTTGATCTTGAAGACAAAAAAGAAGGACAAATGAGTCAGATGGAAGACCAGAGGGAAGCTAGGGAGAAGGGGCTTGAGCAAAAGAGACAGTCTATCAACCAAAAACCTAAAGGTGAACCACAACAAGGAAGACCTAGAAATTCTAGAGATTCCGAAAGAAGAAAACAAAAAGAAGTTAAGCCTGTGGGTGCTAGTTTTGTAGACATAATGCTTTGGGCTAAGAATACTCAAAACAAAGTATCTGAAATATTGAACCCAATCATGTTGCAACATTATAATAAGAAAAACATGAGAAGTCTTTCTTCTGAAGAGTTTAAAGAACTTGAACAATTAAAGTATGATGTTCTTTGTTTGGTAGAGCCGTTCCAAGAGATTAATCCACAGATAATTCATCAGTGTGTAACTAATAGATCTCAGTCTTATTCTCATAGAGATATATTTAGAGAATCTATTCTTTCTTTTACAAAATCCAATCAGAGACAGCCTACAGTCGATGAAACAAGAACTATACAAGCTTCGTCTTACGCAATCCTAAAAAGTAAAAACATTAATTTTTGAGATTTATGGTGTATATTTTTGTAGCACGGAGTTCCTTCTATGAAAATATATAAATCAGAAATTTCAGACGGCCTCAGTGATATATTAAATAATCACAATAAGATCTCTATGGCTTCTGTTTTGAACGATACTTCAGACCAAAACATTGAGTCTGTTTTAAAAAGCTGTCCTAATCTTGAGTCTGCTATTGCAACTAATGAAGGACAGCTAGATTTACATTATGTAAATACAATTCTTGTATCAACTGGCTGGAATAGAAATGACGATGTCTTTTCAAAAAAACAAGTCTGGTCAGCAAGAAAAACTCCTGAAGATAAACCATTTAACTATGAACACGATCCTTCTGATATTATTGGACACATAACTAGTAATTATGTTATGGACGATTTTGGTCGAGTAATTGAAGATGATACTCCTGAAGATGCTCTTCCTGACAAATTTCACATTGTTACTGGCGGTGTTCTTTATCGCCAATTAAGCAGTAGAAATATTGAATTGTCTTCGAGAATGGAAGAAATTATAGAAGGAATTAAAAAGGGAGAGTGGTTTGTATCTATGGAAGCACTCTTTTCAGATTTTGATTATGCCTTGTATAAGGATAGTGAAGCTGAGAAGATTATTGGTAGAAGTGAGGATAGCGCCTTTTTAACCAAGCATCTCCGTGCATACGGAGGTACTGGTGAATATCAGGGTTATAAGGTTGGACGTGTCATTAAAAATATTACCTTTAGCGGAAAAGGCTTGGTCAGAAAACCAGCTAATCCCGACAGCGTTTTTATAGTTAATGACGACAATGTTTTTAGCGAGGCCGAGTTTATTGATAATGCTAGTTGTATTGCAAAAAATAACGACGCTATTTTAGAGGAGAATATTATCATGGCTAACGATAATACCAATGAGTCTCTTCAGCAAACTATTGCTGAATTGCAAAAGCGGCTTAAAGAAATGGACGAAGCTGCTGTCACGGCCAAATTTGAGTCTCTCGAAGCTGACATAGCTGAAAGAGATGCAAAGATTGTCGAATTGACAGAAACGCATAAGTCTGATTCTGATAAGCTGGCTGAAGCTGAAGCTAAAGTAGAAGAACTTCAGAGTGAAGTAAATACTTTAACTGAAGCTAAGGAAAATTTTGAGAAGGAACTTGAAGCTATTAGAGTAGAAGCTGCAACAGCGGCTCGTATTGCTCTTTTAACTGATTCCGGTTTGAGTAAATCAGACGCAGAAGAAACAGTTGCAAAATTTGCTGATCTTAATGATGAGCAGTTTGAAACAATTGTTGAATTTGCAGCTAAAGCTCAATCTGAAAACGCCGATGAAACAGAAGCATCTGAGGAACTGAAGTATACTTCAGAGCCAACAGAAACAGAAGCGGAAGCAGAGGCAGAGGAAGACAGTGAAGAAGAAGATCCAGCAGAAGAAGCAGCAGAACCTGAAGCATTAGATGATGCTGAAGCTTCTGAAGATGCCACTCTTGCAGTGGCCGAAGAATCTTCTGAAGATCTAATGGACTCACTGGCTGAGTATCTTGAGACTTCACTACATGGTGAAACTAAGTAATTACCTTAATTTTTTAGGAGAATGAGTTATGGCTCTTAAAGGTGACAGATACGAAGCTCTGACTGACATCAGTTTCTTCTGGAATACTACCAGCACGGCTACCCGTGGTGGAGTTTCCTGCCTTAATAATGCAGGTTCCGGTGTTGCTCTTGATCAGTCGGCAGCTAAGGTCGAATATTCGGCAGATCCTTCTGGAAAAGTTCCAGTTGGCCTGCTTTTACAGGACGTGGTCAATATTGACCAAACACGTCAACACATTAACTATCACAAAAACGAAGCACAGTTGGGCGGTAAGGTTACTTTGCTTCAGCAGGGATGGGTTACTACGGATATGATTTATCCCGGACTTACTCCTACTGCTGGACGAGTTGCTTATCTTAACCACAGTGGCTATTTGACAGACACATTGACAGACTCGAATGACCTCAAGCGAACCCCGCCTGTTGGTCGATTTATGTCCACTAAGGACGAAGACGGGTATGCCAAGGTCTTTGTTAGCCTGCCACAGATCCGTGGCGGTGAAGCTTCCTAGTCAATAATTTTATAGGAGAATTAGCGATGACTAAACCTACGAATGAAATGAGCGATCTGCTTCGCAGAACTGGCTCTGCTCATAGAGAAGAAGCACTCGCCGCCCAACACGAATTGGCTGTAGCATTGCAGACCCCAATTCGTAAGGGTGTTTTGAGTGGTGATATTACTGGCGGCATTTTCGAGAGAATTAATCTAGCTCCGGGCGTTGCTCCTGAGTTTCCTCTCGATTTGCTCTCTCCCGGCACTGAAAAGGACTTTGTGGCTTACACAATTCCTAATCACGGTCGAATTCCAGAGAGAAATGTTGAAGGTGATTATGTTATGATTCCTACTTTTGATATCGGAGCATCAATCGACTATTTGTTGAAGTATGCACGAGATGCAAGATGGGATGTTGTAACACGAGCAATGGCAGTTCTTGAAGCTTCTTTTGTTAAGAAGATTAATGATGATGCTTGGCACACTATCCTTGCTGCTGGCGTTGATCGTAACATTGTTGTTTACGATAGTGACGCTGCTGCTGGTCAGTTTACCAAGCGTATTGTTTCTTTGATGAAAACGGTTATGAGACGTAATGGTGGTGGTAATAGCACCTCTATTAATCGTGGCCGTTTAACTGATATGTACCTCAGTCCAGAAGGTCTTGAAGACATTCGCAACTGGGGAGTTGACCAAGTTGATGAAGTAACCCGTAGAGAAATCTACACGGCTGCTGATGGTTCGATTAACAGAATTTTCAATGTTAATCTCCATGACATTGACGAATTAGGTCAAGCTCAAGAATATCAGTTATTCTTCAAGAAGGAATTAAGCGGTTCACTCGCTACTAGTGATGTTGAACTTATTGTTGGTTGCGATTTGAGCGCCAGCGATTCCTTCGTCATGCCTGTTCGCCAAGATGTCGAAATCTTTGAAGATGATTCACTTCATCGTCAAAGACGTGCTGGCTTCTATGGTCATGCAGAACATGGCTTTGGTGTTCTCGATAACCGTCGCGTTATCTTGGGTTCCTTCTAGTAAGAATTTCGATTTTTACAATCGGAGACGGCGGCGTAAGCCGTCGTCTCCTTTTTTTATGTTTGTCTGGTGTATTTTTATATATACGGCGAACATTCTATGGAGAAAAAACATGGCTTGGACTACAGACATGGTTACTATATTGAGGTATATCATTGATGATGTAGACTCGCCTCAAACTTATGCTGATTCTAGACTACAAACTCTTATAGTAACAGCAGCACAATTAACCAAAGAAGATGTAACTTTTTCTAAAACATATACTCTTAACATAGCAAGTGCGACTATAAGTCCAGATCCCACTGATGACACAAGGGATGACGGTTTTATAAATCTTGTTTGTTTGAAGGCAGCTTGTCTTTTAGCAGGGGCAGAATTCAAGACAGAAGCCTCCAAGGGAATTATGGTTAGAGATGGCTCTGCTTCCATTGACACACGAGGGGTTTCACAGTCTAAAAAAGACTGGAGAGATCATATATGTGAAAATTACGCAAAAGCTGAAAGAGACTTTAAGACGGGTAATAGCAAAGTTGGAGAAGCGATTGTTGGGCCTTATAGAAATTTCGCAAATCAACGTGGCTTACATCCACGAGATAGAGGTACATTTTAGTTAGGAGATAAAAAATGGCTAACGATATAGCAAAAGCGATAAACGCAAACGATATCAGAAACGGTTCGGTAGTAGTAACTTGTCCTGTTTCTGGAAATTTTATTACAGATAATAGTGGTGATCAGGGAGATGGTGATACACCAGATCAAAGTCGAGATAAAAAGAACGACCCTTCTATCACTGAAATACAAGATAAATTTGATAATAAATTTGATGATATAAGTTATTACAATAATTAACATTTAAGAGGAACTTGAGATGCCTACATCAACAACTTTTAAAACAGGAAGAAAAGCAGATGTCAATGCTTCTGCTGTTCAAATGACAACAGATACTACTAAAGGTGACTATGGTGTATTAGTTAGGGCTGGATCTGGTAATTCAGGAAAACTTTATATTGGCAATAGCTCTGGCGTTACTGCTAACTCTGCTGACGCTACAGATGGATTCCCACTTTCTGCTGGAGAGAGTGTTGTCGTAAAAGTTAGAAGTCCTGATCAAATTTACGTTATTGCAGACGGGGCTAATAACGATGACTTGTGGTGGATGTTAGTATAAGGCAATTTACAATGGCTCATAACCCAATGGGTGACGGTTGGACTGACGATCCTGTATTTGAAAATAGCTGGTTGACTGTTGGTGGCGGAACTACACTAACAATCGACCTTGCTACCAGCGATGCAAGCCCAAGCGCCAATCATGACACTGGTCAATTCACAAAATTGAACACCTACAGTTCTTCTATTCCAACAACCTTCGATAGTTACATTCAAAGGGGTCATGATTATCGTTCGATTGGAATTACGTTTTCAAGTTACAGCGGACAGTATGATTTCTATCATCCGTATTTTCGATTTGTGAATGTGGGAGTCCCGCAAGGTTCAACTATCAGCAGTGCATATTTGATACTTGAAGTCCCTGCGTCTCCTGCTGGTTACCCAGCATCTGACGGAGACACCTTCAGAATTGCTGGTTATGATTCTGATGATGTATCACAGCCGTCAACAGGTTCAGATGGTGCGATGAGTTTACACACGTCAGCTACTGTAGATGGCTGGCAACTTCCCTCAGATGAGGGTATTACAACTTCTCCAGACATTAAAACGATTATTCAGGAAATAGTAGACCGTGTTGGTTGGTCTTCGGGGAACGATATGATGTTTATGGTTTGGCAACCAACAGCACAATCATCTACTTATAGACGTTATTACAACACTGGAAAAGATTCAGATGACACAGCACCACAGTTGGAGATTACATACTCATGATGAAGATATAAGAAAGGTAATTGACAATGGCTCATAACCCAATGGGTGACGGTTGGACTGACGATTCTGTATTTGAAAATAGCTGGCTGAATGTCCCTGCTGATTCAACTACTACTAATACTTATACTATAAGTACAGGCGCTGATGACGGCGTGGCTCGAAGATCCAACGGTGGCAGCACAAATAGTTATTACAACACAGGATTTTCAAATAGTAGTGCAAAAAATTACGTTGGTGTGCAGGATGATGAAGGTGCTAATGATTACTATGCATGTTACTTTAGATTCAATAATGTCGTTGCAGAACAAGGAGCTACTATTCAGAGTGCCTACTTTAAGTTTAATAAGGTAGGGTTTGCAGGTGGTGCAGGCGACTATGATTTCTATGTAGCTGCTTATGACGGCGATAATGAAACTGCGCCAACTACACATAGCCATCTTAATCATATTAACTACACCACAGCAGAAGTCGCTTGGGGTAATAATACAGATACTGGAAACGGAACGCTTAGAAGTGCAGCTAATGGAACCATTTTAAGCTCTCCCGATATTAAAACTGCAATTCAGGAGGTTGTGGATAGGCCGGGATGGTCTTCAGGCAATAGTATAGTTATCGCATTCTATGCAAAGGTTGAAGCAAGTAGTAGTACTAATTGGATTCAAATGGTACGAATTGAAATGTACGACGACTCAGGAGATGACCCTGCTCAATTAGAAATAACGGTATAGAAGAAGATATAAAATAAGGATTTATTATGACTGTTATGCATAGCCCAGAGGGTGCTAAGTGGGAGTTAGAAGAGGAGTTGCAGTGGACTTGGATGAAAAATAGACTGCAAGAAACAGAAGACGAAATAGCGGAAGATGACTGGTTAGAATTACAGTATTCAAATCATATTTTGTTTAAGGCAGAAAAAGATGGCAGACAAACTTCCGAATTTGGGAAATTTTAACATTCCTACTAGTGTGATTGACACGCACGAATGGGCTACTGACTCTTTTATAGACACTTTAGGAAAAACTTGTCAGTTAGTATATCCTCCCAAAAGAACTCAATGTCCTAACTGTTTCTTAGACCCAAGAAGCGGAAGATCTACTAATCGTTATAGGAGTGGAGGCCCTGTGCCATTTCCTAACAATACTATATGTCCTTGGTGTGCTGGTGAGGGCCGAAAAGAAAAACAGGCTACAGAAAATATAAATTTGAGAGTTTATTGGAGTCCTAGAGAGTGGATTGATATTGCCCCAGAGCAATTCAAAAAATCAGGAGACATGGTTCAAGTAATTGGATACCTTTCTCAACTGCCAAAATTAGAAAGAGCAGTAGAAATTATTATAAATCATTCAATAAGTGAACTTACACGACTTAGATGCGAAAGAGCAGGAGAAGCTGTTCCTCATGGTTTTAGGCAAAATAGATACTTTATTCAAATGTTAAAGAGGGTCTAATGTCTATCAACATTCCACTAGAAATGGGTATTGAAATAGTAACACCCGTCAACCAAATTTATTCTATGATAGTCAAGGCTATTGGCTTTGAGTTAAATGCAAGATTAAGAAAGTTGATACCAAAGCTTGAAACTCTTATTGGAGAAAAATTAGAAGAGCAAATTAAGAGACACCCAACCACAGAGGCTCTGCAAAACGGAACATTAAGAACCGAGCTAGGGCTTGTGAATCCAACGCAAGCAGTATCAGATATAATTAGTACTGTAAGATCAAGTGTAAATGTAATTTCTCAAGGTTTTACTATTGGCCCAAGATCAATTAAAGGCGGTTTTAAGGTTGTGGCAATACCAAAAGGATTTTCAGATTTATTATCTTTGCCTATTGCTCAATATGAGTCTGAAAACGGTTTTGACATACCTTGGTTGCAATGGTTGTTACTTGAGGGTCGTTCTCCAGTCGTAAGAAAATATAAAATACAGTTTAACAGACCTAAATCATCGAGAACTGATGACGCAATCATGAGAATGTATGGTGCAGGAGAATGGGCAGTTCCAGCAGCACATGCTGGCGACAGAGAAAAGAATTTCATTACAGAAAATCTCGATGGGCTAAAAGACGAAATAGCGGGTATGGTTCAAAAAGGACTTATGAAATAATGGCTATCTCTGAACCGACAAAGTTTAAGGGCGTAACCCACATAGGAAAAGATCTGGTTACTCAGAATCTTCTTTATGGGGTTATTGATTTTTATCAATGGAGTTACCTTCAAATTGGAGGATTCCATAATGTTACGACTAGTCCTGACCTATCTGGTGTCTATGGAGGACACAGAAATAGATTAAGACCTGCCACAGATCCATATTACACTGATGGTCAAGTTTGGGAGGGACTTCGCTCTGATTGGGTTTGGGAAACAGGCATCCCAACAGATTATATAAATCAAGAGCCAATTAGAGTATCTGGAGTCCATATTGGAGGCACAACCTTTAAGACTGTAACTCCATTTAAGAATAGAGATATCGAGTCTTCAGATGGGTTTGTTGATTATCCTCGTGGAAGAGTTATACTAAATACTCCTATAGATACTAATAGTGTTGTTACATGTGAACACTCTTATAGACAAGTAAGTTTTGTAACTTCAGAAAGTCCTTGGATTCAAGAGCTTCAAGATGACTCATTCAGAGCAGATTATCCTGACGCAACTATAGCTGGGTCAGGTGCTTGGTCAACAATGCCAGAAGCACGAAGAAGTATGCCGTTTGTTGCTGTAGAAGCCACTCCAAGAAAAACTTTTAGACCACTACAAATTGGAGGAGGTCAGTATATAGACCAAGACGTTTATTTTCATGTATTTACAGAAAACGCTTGGGAAAGAGACCAGATTCTCGACACAATTAGTTACCAAAACAACAAGACAATATACCTGACTGATCAAACAAGAATCAGAGCAGCTAAGAACTACCCAATAAATATAGATTATACAGGTTCTCCTGTCCCATCTAGCATGATGTATCCAGATATGGTTGTGGCTTCTGGAACTAATACATCACCCATATTAAGTCGTTATGGAGGTGGTTTCAGGTGGAAATCTGCATATTCTAAAAACTCATCAGTACAAGATGTTCAACAAATTGATTCTAATTTATATACGGGTATCATTAGAGTAACTTATGAGATTGAAGCAGCAGATCTATAAAAGCATATTTGAGCCTTTTCTGGTGTATTATTCATTAAGCACACATATATGCCCTTAAAGGATAGCTATCAAGGGAGATAATACAAATGTCTAACAAGAGAATTTTTTACGCTTGTCAGTCGCTGGCCATATACAAGTCAGACATGACCAATCCAATTGAGGTTCATGGTCTACAAAGTGTTGGTATCACAACGACTTTCAATCTCGAACAGGTGTTTGAGATTGGGCAGCTTGCCATCTATGAAAACATCGAAACAGTACCAGATATTGAAGTAACTACAGAAAAGGTTTTAGATGGTTATCCACCTATTTTCCTTTTAGCCACAAAAGAAGGCGCAGGCCCTACTCTTATCCAAAGGTCAAAAGCAAAGTGTAGTGCTATGCTTTCTATCTATAAGGATACGTCAGAGCAAGCTAGTGGAGTTGGTCAACATCAAGTTCTTCTTTCCGGTCTTTTCCCAACTAGTGTTGGTTACACTATGCCAGCAGAAGGTAACGCTACAGAATCTGTTACTTTAGCTGGATATCATAAGTTCTGGGGAGGAGAAGCACTTTCAGTAAGTAATTTCGGTACTGACACACCTAAGACTGGTGTTCAGCGAAGAGAAGACTTCTTGATGGCTACTTCTTTGCTTCCTACAGAAATTCGTGGTATTAATGCTCAGGGAGGGAACATTACTGCTGAAGAAGGTGGTGGTTTCAAAGCCAAAATCACTAACATTAATGTAAATTGTGATCTTGGTAGAGAACAATTGTTTGAACTTGGAAAAAGAACTCCTTATCACAGATATGTTAGTTTTCCAGTTGAAGTTACAGCAGAGTTCACAACTATTGGTCTTTCTGGCGACTTGGTTGACGCTGATGGAGACTCAACAAGTAACATTAGCAACCAAACAATTGACCTGAAAATGGCAGACGGTTTACGTCTGAACTTAGGTGACAAGAATAAACTTCAGTCTGTTGGTTATTCTGGAGGTGACGCTGGTGGTGATAATGTTGAGATTACTTATAATTACCAGACCTTCAATGACTTTACAGTAACGCATCCTCACCCAGATGTCCATGCATCGGGTATGCCTCACTAGTATTGTCTATAATTTGAATTTGATGGGGGGCGGTTGGTCTATTGGCTGACCGCCTCTTTTCGTGGAACACTAAGGAACTAAAGAATGGATCAGCAACAAGAAAATCATCTGAATTATGATGATGTTTGTAGGATTATTGGTGACATCTATTTAAAGTCTTTTGAGACTCTGAAAAAACAAAACAAAGAAGCTGACTCTTTGAGACTTGCTTTGCAAAAAAAGATAGACAGTCTTACTTCAGAGGTAGAGGCTTTGAAAGGTGGATAGAGACTATGAAAGATATAATGTTTATAGAATATTGTCTGGCGTGTTTAAAATTGAGTTAGATGAGGATACTTATTATCTAAGCTCAAATACAAAAGAAGACAGGTTCCATCAACAAGAACTATATTTTGAAATATATAGGCAGGCTGAAAGTCTGGGGTGTATAAAACTCGAAGAGTCGTACATTTTGCTTGCCGACAAAGGAGGGTGGGGTTCTAAACAGGAAATGGAATTAAAATCCATTCCTAATAAGATCATTAGCTTAAAACATCAAATATATAAATCTTTTAATACTACAAAGATAAGAGAAAATTTAAGAAACAAGTTAAAAGCGTCAGAAGAAAGACACAACAATTTATTATCTAAAAAAAATTCTCTAATGAGTGGTACGTGTGAAGGTATAGCCAGCTTATTTTCTAGTTACTATTCTATGTATACAAAGATTACAGATAAGAATAGACAATATATAAAACACAAATTTAATTTTGAAGACTTGGACTATAGGATTTTAGAAAAAGCACATAGGATGAATAACCTAATTAGGTTAGATGAGTCTGAAATTAGAACTCTTTCAAGAAGTGATTCTTGGAGGAACATTTGGTCTTCAAGGGAGAATTCAAAAGGGATTTTTAATATTTATGCAGACGATTTAGATGATGAACAATCTTCATTGTTGTCTTGGTCTAAATTTTATGATGATGTTAGAAGCAATCCAGATTGTCCTCCTGAAGAGATACTTAATGATCATGATGCTACCGATGGATGGATAAAAGAAATGGCAGAAAAAAATAAAGAAGATAAAAAAGATTCAAAAGACATGACTGGTACAGAAATATTTCTTCCAGCAGATACAGATGAAGAAATTCAAAGAATCAATAGCATGAATGATGTTTCTGCAAGAATGACAAAGAGGTTAAGAGAGAAGGCGATTGATAAAAGTGGCGGTCTTAATGAAGCCGAATTGCCTGACGTAAAAGTTGACCTACAAAGACAAGCAACACAGATGCACGCTAATAAATTTAGAGGGGGATAAAATGGAAAAGCCACTAGATTTTAAAAATATGAAAGCAATAAAAAGTAGAATGGCCGAGTATAATCGAAAGAAATACGAAAGCGATTCTAAAAATAGATTATGCAATATAATAGAGACAAAAGTAAAAACATCTTTTATTGGTGCTATATCTCAGTTTGAGGAAAACTTTGGCTTTTTATGGGGTCATGGACAATCTGATGAATTAGAAGAAGATCAAAAGCTAATGAAAGAAATTTGGGAAAAAACTAGAACACATATATTGAACAATGGAAACAATCAGATAAGAGCAGCTTCTAATGAAATAGAACTGTATACTATCAATTGGGAAAGACATACGATGGAATTGCCAGTTAAACCAATCAAAGAAACCGAGGAGGAAAAGTAATGGCAGACGATAAAAAATTAGGTACTTTTGAAGTTGAAATTGATGGAAAGACAGTAGAACTTGCTGTAATCCAACAAACAGCACAGGTGGCTCAAAATGCAAGCCTAGAGTACAACAAGACCTTTAGTGCTTCTGTCAAGTCAGGATCATTGCTTCGTATTCAGCTTGAAAACTACTTATCAAAAGAAGATATTTGGACAGAAGAAAAAGCCAAGAGATACGATGAAATTCTAGATCTTATTGGAAAACATGAGCAAACTTTAGCTAAAGGTGGTATTAAATTATCTCAAGCAAGAGAAGCTGCTATTGAGCTAAGAATTCTTAGATCCTCTCTTAGAGAGTTAATTTCAGAAAGAACTGAGCTTGAATCTAACACTGCTGAAGGACAATCTGAAAACGCAAGGTTTAATTATATTATTGCTCACACAGTGGTGTATAGTGATACAGAGGAAAAGTATTTTAATGGGGTTGAGGGATACTTAAACTCAGCAACAACTCAACTAACCATTGAAATTGCATCCAAAGCTGCCGAAATTTTATATGGTCTTGGTGATACATATGAAAAAGGCCTTCCAGAAAATCAATTTTTACTTAAATACAAACTAGCAAATGATGAACTTCACTTAATAGATAAAGAAGGTAATCTTTGTGATATGTCGTTTAATAGGATTGATGATGAAGGCTACAGGCTTGATGAAGAAGGAAACCGAATTGATGTACAAGGTAAGCCTCTCGATCAGAGTGGCAATTACGATTATGGTGAAGATTTCACTGAATTTGTAGATGATATTTGGGAAGAAAAGAAAACAAAAAAGCGAGGAAGACCTAAAAAGACTGTTGAGGCAAAAGCTGAAACTCAGTCTGAGCCTGAAGAGGCTTCGGTCGATTCGTAAAGATAGTGGCTATGCCGGTAAGTATTCTTCAAAAAATACAATACCGGTATGGCCTTATTTTTTATAGAGGGGTGGATTAATGGCCGCTGCTTTCAATCTTGTAGCACAACTTCAACTAAAAGGGCCTACGAATGTACGTCAGGTTGTCAGTCAACTGAATCGTCAGTTGAAGGGCATAAAGCTAAACGTACAAATATCTAAAGGCATACAGGGCCAGATGAAGAATCTGGTTCAAGATGCCAATAAGGTCAAGGGAGCTTTTGATGCTATAGGAGCATCTGCTAATAAAGCTAGACAGCAAATGCAGCAGTTGGCGGGTTCTGCCAAGGCTGCCTCTACTGGTATTACAGGTGCAGCAGCAGGAGCAAATAAAGCTGGTAAAAATGTACAGAATTTGGGAAATCAGGCTAAGTTTGCAGGCAGTAAAATGTTTGAGCTTGGCCAAGACGCTGGTATTGCTGCCAGAAGATTTATAGCTTTCTCTGCTGTAGTAAGTGTTTTGTACAGGGTTACAGGGGCTATAGGAGACGCAACAAAAGAAGCGATAGATTTTGACAGAGAACTAGTCAGAATTGCTCAGGTCGCCGGAACAACAAAACGTGGCCTCAATGGTCTTGTTAGAGAAGTTCGTAGTCTTGCCTCTGGACTTGGTGTAGATTCAAGCGAACTTTTAAGCATGGGTCGTATTCTTAAACAAACTGGTTTAAGTATTAATGATACTACCAAAGCTATGAAAGCTTTAGGTAAAGCTTCTCTTGCTCCTACTTTCAAAGACATGGAAAGCACTGCCGAAGGTGCTGTCGCTATGATGGCTCAGTGGGGTAATAGAATGGACTCCACGGCTATCAGCGTAGCGAACCTAGAGCAAAAGCTTGGTTCTATTAATGCTGTAGCTGGTAAGTTTGCTGTTGAAGCCCAAGATATCATGTTTGCCATCAGAAGAACTGGTGGTGTATTTGAAGCCGTTGGTGGTACTGTTGAAGAATTAATTGCTACCTTTACCTCTATTCGTGCTGCTACTCGTGAATCTGCTGAGACTATTGCCACTGGTTTAAGAACTATCTTTACCAGAATTCAAAGACCTGAAACGATTGACATGCTTAAAGAGCTTGGTATCAATCTAAGAGACATGCAAGGGAACTTTATTGGTGCCTATCCTGCTGTCCAACAACTTGGTATGGCAATGGAGGCTCTTAGAAAATCCCTTCCTGCCGGTACTGATCTCGAAAGAAGCGAACTATTTATAAAAATTGCTGAACAACTTGGTGGCTATAGGCAGATCGGTAAAGTTCTTCCTATGTTATCTAGATATAAAGATGCACAAAAAGCACTTAGCGTTGCTCAGGCTGGAACCAACAGCATTGCAAGAGACACAGAGAAAGCTCAACAGGCTCTTGCTATTCAATTCAAGAAGACTCAGGAGTCATTTAAGGAAATGATTCATGAGTTTACTCAAACAGATACATTCAAAGAGTTGGTTCAAGTAGGGCTTCAGTTAGCAAATGTATTCATTGGTGTAGCTAAAGCCTTAAAAGATGTTCTGCCGCTTATTATGATGATTGGCAGTGTCAAACTTGCTAGGGCTATCCTTCCATCAACAAAAGGTTTCATGCAAGGTCTTGGTTCAGGAGGTCTTGGTGGAAAGACCATGAGAGGTCTGAACAGTGGTGGGGTTGTAGGAGGAACAGGAAATTTTGATACTGTTCCCGCTATGCTTACTCCCGGTGAATTTGTAGTCAGGAAGAAAGCTGCTCAGGCGATTGGTTATGGTTCTCTTGCTAATATGAACAGGGTTGGTGGTTACAACTCTGGTGGTAAAGTTACTAGCGGAAGAAGAAACTATGGCGTTAAATTCATGCACGGTAAGCCAAGTCTAACCGGTGGCCATAAATCTCATTACACTAAATTAATAAACCAAGGGAACCCTGTTGCTGCACAACAGTATATGAATAAGACAATAGGTCAGCATCGACTAGCAGGAAGGGCTGCTAGGGGGCCTAATAGAATGGCGAGAGGTGTGAAGCCAATGTTCAACACACCTGCCCAAAGATACAAATTGAACTTGGCTACGCAACAAGCTTATGCGAGTCATCCTTTTGGCCCAACGGGTGGGTCTAGTCGTATGAGTATGAGCGGCGCGGGATTATCACGTTTCGGTGGAGGCTCTGCTGCCATGACGGGATATGGTGCCTTCGGTAGAGGGCCTGCGCCACGACAAAGATTTAGCCGTATGCGTGGCATAGGGAGAGGTATCAGAACAGGTGCCAGAGGCGCATTCAGACCGGCAGGCGGCGGCATCGGTGCGATGGGCGGCATGGGGTTGATGTATGGCGGCCAAATACTTGGAGATGCAGTTGGGGGCAATGAAGGAGCGGCTATTGCTGGTATGGGTAATTTTGCCGGTATGGGTGCCATGATGGGTATGGGCAGTGCCGCATTATTACCATTAGCCGCTGTCGGAGCGGCAAAAGGATGGCGCGATAGTTATGAACAAGGATTGATGACGGACGCACAAACTCGATTTACTCGGTCGGAAGAGGCATTCGCAAGAGGTGATCTAGCTGGTGGCTTTAGAGGTGGTCTTGGCGCACAATCGGCTTATGGTACAGCTTTACAGGAACAAAAAGGTATCACAGCAGTATCTGCCAATATTATGGGAGGAGGCAACCGTGGTACTGGACGAATCATGGGAGACCTGATGGAGCAAGAAGGCTATTTGGGTAGCGTCTATGCAGGCATATTTGATCGAGATAAGGTTGATGCCGCAGCCTCAGCGGGTCAGATAAGAAGAAGAGAAGAATTAATGGCATCTGCTGCTCCAATGGCGCAGAGAGGTCAGGAGTATATTGCAGAACAACTTCGTCAAGGAAAATCATTAAGTCAGATTAAAGGCACAGCAGAGGGTCAACAAGCCCTACAAGCTATGGGTGCCGGTTCTCAGATGGCTGCCGATATACAGGCAAGTTCTTTTGAAGATGAGGACAGAAAGAAGAGGATGGTCGATCAGGCTCGACAAACTGAAGGGGAAATTCAGGCTAGAAAGATACAAGAACAAATAGCCGCAGATAGGAAGAGACAAGCAGAAATGGAACTGGCAATGCAACGAGAGTTGCAAAGACAGTATAAGCTTGCACAAGAAGAAATGAGAAAAACGGCTGAGGCGATAGCTAAAGTCAATGAGGCCAACTCTCGTTATCAGCAACATCTAGAGGGAATTCAAGGAGCTACCCTAGACTCTTCCGCTGCTACTGACCGAAGAATAGAAGCATTGAACAGAAGAGTCGCTGCCGCTTCTGGAGAGAGATATGTCGGATCATACAGTATTCAAGGCGGTCAACAATTAGGAAGGTCTTCTGGTCAGATAACTAATATGGCAGCCTACAATCAGGCTGTGAACACTGCGACTTCTAGAATGGGGCCAAGAGGCCAGCAGATAGCTAGGGATACGAGGGCTACCGCAGCAGTAGCTGTGCGTTCTCCGGCAGCACTTAGCTCTATAGGGGCTGGCATACGAGCAGACGCACGAGGTGCAGGCGGTATGGATACCGCTGGTAAAAATGCAGTAGCCAAGTTCTCAAGGTTCATATCTGGTCTACCTAGCGCGCTACAAACGAAACTCAGAACCAATCTAAATGCTATGGCTCAGAGTCTCATGAAAAGCAATGACTTAGTCAATACTGAATATGAAGCTTTTGCGATAATGTTCCAGTCTAATAGCACTGAAATTAACGACATGATTCAGGAGGGTTTTGAGGAATACAATGGCGTAATTAGTCAGGCCGCTAGTGATCTTGAACGTGAGAAAAATGCTGAGTTGCAAGCAAGAGAAGCGATTAGAAAAATAATCGCAGGTCAACTCCAAGACAGAAGAAAAGAGCAAGATGACTACACTAAAGAAAGAAAAGAGTTAGCTCGTGCCAGATTGGGTGCTTCTGGAGCAGCACCTGTAGGAATTAGTCAAGAGCTTAGATTTGAACGAAGTGCATTTGGCTTTGGTCAACGTAAAAAAGCAGCAGGTGGTTTATATGGGCCAACTCTAGGAAACGTAGGTACGTCTCCAACGGCACGGAGATTACGGGCAGCAGGTAAAAACCCGCAACAAGCAGCGTTTATGATTGCTGGCGATGCAATGGCTGCTGTAAGAGAAAAGGCTGAGTTGTTAGGAGCAGGTTTTGCAGCTAATTCTGTTGAAGTAGAAGCCTTAAACGATGTTATTAAAGACCATCTTGATCAGAAGAAAAAAGAGGTCGATTTAATAAAAGAAGCCGCCAAGCAAAGGCAAGAAGAAGTAAGGCAGGGAGAGAGACAGGTATACCAAGCATTTGAAGGAATGGCATTCTCTCAAAACCCAACCATGCAATACAGGCAGATGAGAATGGCTGGCATGGCTACTAACATGGCTGCTCAAGCAGGCGGTAATGTTGGTCAACTAAATCCACAGGCACGTCAGGCTGTAGACCAGTTTACCAAAATGTTCAGTGCTGTCAGGCTCAAGGCATTTGGGAAAGTTACAGGTGAAGATGTAAGGAGAGGGATTGCTAAAGAAGAAGATGTTGGAAGATTTAGGACTGGTTCTGAACTTAGAAAGTTAATTTCGTTTAACTTTATGAAAAAGGCCGGTTTGGGTGAGCAACAGGCAATGAGGGCTGTTAAACAGCAGGGACAATTAGACCCAGCAGATAAAATATTCCTAGAAAGATGGGATCAAGCATTACAAGAACAAAGAGCCTTACAAAAAGCAGAACAGGCAGCAACCGCACAGCAGGCCGCAGCACAATTCCAAAACATAAGACTCACTAGACAAAACCTGATTCAGCAAGCAGCAATACTAAAAGCACAGCAACAGGCAATGCAGGCCCAAGGAAATGCCAAAGGAGGTCTGATCAGAGCAAGGAAGTTTGCTAATGGAAACCTTGTTGACTTTAGTCCACAGGGTACAGATACTGTTCCAGCCGTATTAACTCCCGGTGAGTTTGTCATACAGAAGAGTGCTGTTGACAAGTATGGTTCAGATATGATGGGGGCAATTAATGCAGGAGCTTTCGCTAATGGAGGGATTGTACCACACCAACAATTACAAGCCCAAGGCCAAGGCCTAGAGTGGAAGACAGATGGGCCGGGTTTTAAGTGGGCTGGATTGCAAAAGAGTGTTGCCAAAGGCAAAGCTAGTATCGAGCATGGAGCGATACCTCAAGAAAAGGGAAGTTATTCTGGAAGATTCGGCAGGATGAGTGGTCATGGTGCTTTCGTATCAGCAGGAAACATAGGCGACGGAATATTTAACTCGTGGAGATTTCTCTATAAAAGACCGCACAAAAAAGCCGCTGCTGAATGGAAGTTTTTTGGGCCTTCTACATTCGCGGCTCAAAATACAGAGCCTATTGGGTCTGTAAGGGTTCTGGAAAGGGATCATGCAGCACAAGCAGGGTTTTTAGAAGGAAAAATGGGTTGGGTAGGAGACATCTTGAGCCTCGGCTCCTTGGGAGTGAATCAAGGTGGAAAAACAGCAAATTTCCCTCCAAAGATGTGGAAAAAGTCAAATAATATAGTTATGAAATTTATGAGACTCAATCCCAATGCTGTAGTTCCTGATAACGATAGAGACAAAATTATATCTGGTCGGTCAGCAGCTATGCCATTTAGAAGAGGCGGCATGGCTAGAAAATTCCAAAATGGAGGCTCTGTTGGATCGCAATCAGGTGGCCTTGGCGATATTGCTACGGCTTTAGGAGGAGCAGTCAACAGTCTTGGAGGATCGGTTGGGCCATTCGCTCAGGCAGCAATAATGCTTGGTGCTTCTCTTAATAGGTTCGCAAATGCAAAACCTGTAATGAAGATACAAGCTGCACCAATTGATGTAAGAGTAGGTTTAGACAGCGGGTTTGCAACTCTTGGAGAAAGTATTTCAACTACAATCCAAGGCGCAATACATGACTACATTTGGCAAGAAATAAATACGGCAGTTGAACAGTTCAGAGGCCAATTAAACCAAGGGGAAATTCCAAATCAAGCCGGAGGCCCCGGTGGAATTTTAGTACCCGGAAGAAGAAGATAAGTATAAGAGATGGCTTTTATATCAGGGGTATTCCCCTTACATATTGGTGTAAATCCTAACACTATAGGTGTTAATCTCAATATACCTGACGTTAGTCCGTCTAGGGAGCATACGTTATATATACGGGCTGGAAATCCAAGTTTTGGAACTTTGCCTTTAAATCTTCTTTCTGCTGCTAATACTGGAGTAGCAGGTTTTGCGGATCTTAATACCGCTGGATTCAATACGCCTAGTGGAACATTAACACTTTATGTCTCTGCTCCTCTTTTGAGTGGAGTTGCTAATAATATTGCGCTATTTGCAAAGGCAATACCTGCGACTGGCTATGGCGTACATTCAATTCCTCTTTATCTCCAGCAGAATATGTTCTCTGGAGTTAATTTATATACTAAAGGAGGATGGGATAGGGCAATAGGAGTCGCTATCACCGATAGAAGTTTTTATAAACCTGTAGAAGGAACTAGAATATTACATATCGAAAGAATACCAGCGCATAATTCAACAATAGATTTGCATATTTCTGGCACTGGTTCTGCTGGTTCTATGGACTTAGCTCTTATTAATAATGAGAAATATCTGGCTCTTAATATGTCAGACATATCTCCAAGACAGACTACTAACTTATATGTAAGTGGTGGATGGAATGGACAACCAAATGTTCCTAATATGAGCGGCTCATTGAACATGTACATTGACATTTAAAGGTAAATAATATGCCTATTATATATAGATCAAAGAAAATTATACCTGCTCCATTAGTTGGTATTGGTGTGCAACACTTCAAGCCACAGGGTGTTGGTAGTAAGGGATATGACAATCAAGGAGGAATCTTTAATACAAATTTTGTAGATAACCTTGGTGCTACATATACCATTACTCTTCAAGGAACACTTGTAGCAGATATGGGTTCTCCTAAGTCTTACTTTGAAGACGATGATGATGCTGCTACTCCTTTGCTGGACAAAGCTAATACAACAATAAATCCCAGCACGGAACAAGAATATATAGATGCCCTATTTACTGATCGAGCAGAGGCAGCCGATCCTCAGTCTGAAGACCTGACTACTATATCAGGAAGAGACACGATAGACCCGATGTTTCAGTCTATTCTGCAAAAACAAGAGGCTATCAGGAAACTCTTTGGCGAAGACGGTCATCTTTTTGAGATAAGAACTTATGATGGAGTAAGACCTTTCAAATGTTATCCGCAAGTAGCAGGTATTGAGTTTTCAGATCCAACACCCGGAGACAACTGGGTTCAAATATGTAGATATACCATTACATTGGTAACAGACAAGATTATAGGTCTTACTAATGTCACTGAAGATGGTACTGATGATAGTCTTGTAGATGCAGATGGACAAAGAATTCATCTTGAAGCTGCTCAAGAAAACTGGAGTCTTGAACTAGGCGATGATTATGGCGTAACAGACGAAATTCAGGCTCAGTACTACACTGCTGAAGGCATAACCAGAGATAAAACACAAAATGACCATCGTATGGGCCTTAAAGTATATACCTTAACTCACACTTTAAGCGCGACAGGTAAAAAGGTATTTACAGATGATGAAAACAAATCTGGTCAACTGGCAGCCCCCGGAGAAAACAAACTTCTTCCAAACAGTGCAGGTGCAGGAGCATATAGAAATGTATTCAAGCCAGTTACTGCTGGTCACGCATGGGAACAGGCTCGTCAGTGGGTTCAATCAAAATTAGTAGATAATGTTGAAGAATTATTAGATGACAACTCTTTCCTGTCCCAATTTAGACAAAGTATGTCTCATAGGCCGGGTGTTTTCACTGATCTGTTAGGAGCCAATTTTGATTACAATGCTTACGATCATGCGAGAACAGAAGAAAAGGATGAATTTGCAGGTACTTATGCCATAACTGAAACTTGGGTTATAGCACTTCATGATTACACTGAAAGTTTTTCAATAGATGTATCAGAATCTGTAGATGATCCAATAAAGAAGGTAAGTATAAAGGGAAGTATCAGAGGTCTTGATACTCATGACAGAGGATGGAGTCATGATGTAAGACTACAAAAAACTGGGACAAAAGCAGGCTATCCCGATGAACAGCAAACTGGTTTTGGGCAGAGTTTTGGTTCTGACTGGGCTAGTCGTTCTTCCGGTCTTATGTCTCAAGCATTCTTAAAATCAAAATGGACTGCTGCTAGTGGTAGATTTGAGGAACTAAAGTATCTTGAAGGAAGTAGTCTTAATGCTATCTACCAAAGAGTAAAGCTGTATTCAAGAGTAAATGCATTAACTCCTCAAGTAAAATCTAAAACTTTTACAATAGATCCTCCAAATGGCACAATTGAGTATACTTATAATTTTGATACTAAACCCGGCCCATGTTTATCGGGTGCTTTGAGAGACAACATAAGTTTTTCTTGGACTCATCCAAAAGATCAATATGCCTCTATTCCTGTCATAGGAAGAAGAATAGGGCCTGTTTTACAGAATATAAATACTAAAGCAGACGCTAGTAAAGTTGCAGTAAATATTGAAGCAATTTTGCCGATTGCTACTGGTCAATGTATGGCTGGAAATTGTGAAAGTAACGGTTGGCCAAATTTCAGAAATCTCTTTGCTATTCCTACCTTTAATACTGGCCCCGGAGCAGATACTAATTTGAATAAATCGGGAGATGGTCAGTGCAGAGGTGTTTCGAGAGATGCAGATAACATAGTAAATCAACTAAGGGCTTTTCTAGTTAAGAATCAGGGAAATACTGTTTTCTTAGAGTCTGACAGTGAGGCTTGGGAACCATTCACAGGAAAGTTCTCCAGAAACGTAACATTTGTTTATCAAAGATGTGGAGCAGTTCCTGCTTCGGCAAGAAATACTCCAGATGGTGGAGGAAGAGACTGGGCAGGCGGTTCATACGATTGTTTTGATAAAGACGATGACTGTGCAAATGTAGACGATTGTGCTTGTGAAGACTAGTGATAAGAGAGACTGAAAAGGATTAAAAATGGGATTAAGACCTATACATCCGAGAGATGCTTTAGATGGAAGAGTAGACAGAGGCTGGATAGTCGATGGTGCTTGGAATCCTTTAGGCAGAGAAATAGACTCTAAAGTAGAGACACAAGGCGAGCAAGTGTCTGGCGTGACCATTGATACAGCAGGCACTGGCTATGCAATTGGTGACGTTGTAGATTTTAGCTCTTCTGGTACTACACGTTCTGCAAGTGCATTTGTAAGCGATGTGGGAGAAAACGGAGAGATAACAGAAATCACAATAACTGATAAGGGTAGTTACAGTAAGGCCCCAACTGCAAGCGTCACAGGCTCCAGTGGAGAAGGAGGCACATTATCTGTAGATACTGAAAGATTAGCATTAGATACCAAGAAATCATTCTATAGTGCTGGACTTGTACGCCAAGAGCCTGTTTCCCAACCTCAAAACAGATCTAACTTTGATTATTGTGAACAAGCTGATGAAACAGCCGAGCATACTTTATTCTTGGGTGCTAGTATTTCTCAGTTCAGTTCTTCTGCTGGGTGGAACTCCTCTGTCAGTACACTAAATGTAACTCTTGTTGAAGACGATTGTTGTGTCTCTCCTATAGTAGATTCTGTTACTGGCGCGCCAATTAGAGTAACTACTGCTTCTGGGGCAATAAATGTAGACTTAAATACCTTGAGTCTTGTTAGTTCTACATTTAGAGCGGAAGAAAAAACTGATGATGGTAACAGGGTTACTGTGACTGACTCTGGTGGTGTCACCGTAACTGGTTATGTCGTAGATGGTCAACTATATCCAACAGTAAAAGTTTATTACAACAATATACAAGAGAAGATGCATTGGGTTGGAAAAGATAGGTTCAACCCTCCTCCTATTGGTAATCCAGTACACTTTAGATATCAAGATTTCATATTTAATGGAATCATAAAGAACTGGAGTCAAGAGAGAACAACAAGCGGCACAACTTATAAAGTAAAGATAGAAGACCCAAGAGAAGTCTTAAAAGGATGCCAGCTTATCTTAGATAACTATGATGGCGGGGTGAAAGACTGTCCCAATCTAGTGAATCCTTATGGATTGTTAGAACATCATGGTGGACAGTGCATCGACCATGAACTATTTGGTCAAGTTTGTTTTCCGGGAATGTATTGTCCTAGTGGGGAATTTGAAGGAGATATAGATTGCGGAGTAGATTATGCAGGAAGAACAGAGAATACTGGGTTTGGCGGTTCCGGTATTAATTCAGGAGGAGTCACATTTTTCTATCTTTGGCTTGCGATAGACTATCTTTGTAATAATCCTTTGGAAACTAACTACTTTCCTCAGTTTGGAGGGCCTCCTGTTCTTAGGGAAGACCCGGACGGTAAGCCAATTGAATACTTAGTGGATTTGCTGGCTTTGACTGAGACTGAACTTTTCCAAGATTATTATAGAGTGGGTGGAGACACTAGAAGCTTAGACGATCTTATTAACAGGGTATGTAATGATGCAGCTTTGCAATATCTTGTGACTATGAGGTTTGTAGATTACTTTGAAGTAGATCCTGAAGACGATGGGAAAATATGGGGATGGCCAGATAAAAATTTATTCCCTCAAATTCAAGTCTGGACTTATGACATATTCACTCAGCCATCCGCTCCTATAAAGGTTGACGTATATGATCAGATAACTCATCCTCCAAAAGGATGTGCTGACGAAGACCTAGATCAAATAAAAACTATTGATGATAGATTGGCCGAAGGAGATATAGCTACAATACTTGGCCCTGATCCTGAAGTAGAGTCTTTGAGTCGTGGCTTGGAGTTAAGGAATGAACCTTGTAATTATTTTTTAGTTGGGGACAACTTCAATCCTGTCATACAATCTCCTCAGTATAGAACAGTTCCTTATTGGGGAAGCTTTGACCAGACCATATATGTAGACGGTGCGCCAAAACAAACAAGAATGACTGCCGCTCCTTATTTTTCTATGCAAGGTGGAGCAGGCTCTGTATATTGGCCCACCATAGGTGATTTAAGTATTTTTGACGGGGTGATGCTTCCAGCAGATTCTTGGGGCATTCCCGGATTAAGTATGTGGTTTGCTACTGTTGGTGAAATTAGATCAGCTATGGCTGGATTTACTCAGTGGCAAACATGGCAATATTGGATTGGAGATGAAGCTAGACAGAAATCTATTTGTGGTTTCAATATGCCGATTGGTTATAGAAATGCTGCTCAGGTAGAAGCATGGAGGGTCGGATTCTTCCATCAATTTCCTTGGGGGCCATTTGGTCTATCTAGAGCAATGCATTCTATTAACACAGGAAGCGCCGTTATGTCGGCTGTTGGTGGTTATCTCGCAGACATACGTGCCAATCCGCAATACGCACAGATGGTATTTGAGCAAATACAAAACTTAGGAAATGAAAATTATGGTAAAAAATGGCTCATTCGTCTTCCTGACATGTGTCTTACAGGAGAGCCAGAGACTCTTCATGTAAGAATGAATTGGGAGGTCATGAGTACGGGCTGGCAAGACGACATGTGTATTGGTCTTTCTGAACCAGAACTCATGTTTTTTAGAGACGAGCAGAACAAGCTTGAATCATTTGCTAGATTTAGCGAGATGCAAGCCATGCCAGATGGTTTTCCTGTAGGCTCTAGACGTGTTTTCAATCATGATTTTCAGCCGGGAGATTATCTGTATGATAGTCTCACTCAACAACTTTGGTGTAGAGGAAGGGTTGATGCTGAACCAATCTATAATATGGAGCTTGGTCTTTGGTACGCATTATTTGAACTAGATTCAAGTGTTAGAAATGTCAGTATGGGGGTTTATTCCTTCTTAGACCATGTCTTCTTGAATCAAGCTATGTATCTTGGTAATCTTGATGCAACAGCAAAGCATCTTAGCTTTGCAATGCCTAATCCAGCTATCAAGCCTTTGGAAGTAGCCGTACCCGTAAAGAGCAACAAAATTTCATATGGGCCTTGGTACAGTCAACCATTTGTTAATGGTAAAACCAGATACGAAAGAGATACAAATTTCAACCCTTGGAACTACAATGATTGTGATGTAATGGTTCGTGCGGGTGACATTAAGGTAGCAACTGCCGTTACCCAATTACAAGTTGATGAATTTGGAAGTACTTCTATTCCCGGCCCACCAAGATTAAACTTAGGTGATCGTGCTGGTGTCATAGCAAGCCTACAACAAAATGGCCCAGTTGTAACTAATATCTCTTTTAATGTATCTAACTCTGGAATAAAAACCTCATATTCATTTAAAACATACAGTCCTTCATGGGCAGGTATGGCAAAGCAATTTTTGGATGCACTCCAAAGAAGAGCAGAAGGTCAACAAAAATTAGCATCTCAATTTAGGTTTGAGATGAAGAGGGCGCTCAAAAAATTTGGACAATATATTCGTCCTGCTAATTGGGGCAAGTGGGGGATGAATCCTCAAGGAGTCGTTTTCGATCCCGGATCTCCTCATACACTGCTGATGGGATTCATTAAAAATAGTGGTGCGGGTGATGCTTTACCTTTAACTTCTGACGCTTGGTTTGTTGATACCGCCTCTGCCATGTTCAATGTTGGAAATCAAAGTCTTTATCCAAATCTTGCTGGATTTTCATTAGAAGGGATGTGGAGAGCAGCAGGTACCTCAGATGCAACTGGTGGCAGTTTTCCTAAGATGGAAGACACGCAGGCTGAGTTTCGAGGTAGTGCTGGACTAAAGTTTAAGAGTAGCGATCCATGTCCTAAATACTTCTCAAAAGCCCCTTCTCCTCCTGTTAGAGGCGAAGACCATCATGCGATTACAAGTAAAACTTTGAATCCATTTATAGACAACCCACTAGCTTTAAGAGAGCCTTATGAACTAGCCGACAATGGTCTTGGCCATGATATTTCGTATATTATTCGTGGAGAAGCACAACCTCAGAATCTTTCTGTTTTTATCCAGCCTACAGATGCTATGGGTGGTTGGAACGGAACGGCTCATACAACAGGAGATTACTCAGACAATAATTACAGAATAATGGCACTTCGTGGCCCAATGGTGCTTGCTGGATGGGGTTTTGATACTTATGGAAAACCTGTTCCTTCAGATGATGGGTGCAAATTTATTGACAATTGGTTGAGAAAACCTGACAAATGGAAAGTTGGGCCAGTTGATCTTAGATGGGATGATGACAGGAAAGTATGGACATCTCCTCCTAGTTTCCAAATGATGTATGGTGTTATTGATGGTGGTGAAGGTGGTGACTGTAAGTGTTTTATCCTTCCTCCTTCCGAAGACTCGTCATGTAAAGTACGGCTTTCCAACCCTGCACCCGATGATAAAAGAGTAGACAAGGATTGTAATGAGGCAGAAGACAGTGGTTGTGGTGCTGACGTGAACAATAAGATGATAGTTGCATACAACGCAACTAATAAGCCTATTACTAACGATTCACAAGTAGTAGTATATTTTGATCCTGCAAATTTAAGATACTATATCATTAGCGCACCAGAACCTATATTCTCAGCAAGCATAACCGAAGATGGTGTAGATGGTAAGAGTTGTGGAACCATCCCCGGTTCTTATAAAACCGAGGGTTTAGTAAAAATTGGAGGGCAAGAGTCTGTTGGGAATTGTGAAATTAACATGATGAATGACTTGGATCAACCTCTTTGTAATGGAACAACTTGCTATGTTTGGTTAGAAGACGAATCGACTTGCCGTATTCTTCAGGCACAATTTAAACCACTCGACGTTGTCACTTGTGTTGACTGTTACGATTACAATGGTGTTCCAACATTAGAGATATGTGACAGAAGAATTTATCTTGAATCAGCATGGTGTCAACAAGATTGTGATAATGATGATCCAACGGCGGCGGGTGACACTTGTGGATATGATGGAGGCTTGTTCGATTGTTAATATGGGAAAAAGAATAACAGGCCCTACAAAAGTTATTGCAACTCCAAAAGACAGGCCTTCTAAAGTTATATTAGGAAATAAGATAAAAAAATGGGCGGTTGGAATTACCATAGCTCCAAGAAAAGAACAAACATATAATACAACTATTGATAGTTTCTTATCTTCTGGATGGGAAGAAATACATCTTTTTTGCGAACCAGATGTCATCGTCTCAGAAAAACATTCTTGTCTTCCAATTACTAGAAGATCAAAAAGACACGGTGCTTGGTCTAACTGGTTTACTAGTTTGAAAGATTTGATTAATATATATCCAGATGCAGATTGCTACGGTTTAATACAAGATGATGTAGTTTTCTGTAAAGGTCTTAGAGTTTTTATGGAAGAAACTTTATGGCCTTCCGAAGACTGTGGACTATGTTCAGTTTTTGTCCCAAGTCATTACACAAGAAATGCTCCGGGTTGGTATAGGACTAATAAAGGATTCAGATTATGGATGGCACAAACATTCTTTTTTAGGCCAGAATCAGCTAGAAGTTGCATTGACTATGACTTTTGTAAAAACTGGAATAAAGAAAAACAAATTGACAATGTAGTTGGAAGATGGGCAAATGAGACAAAACAATACCCTTATTATTTTTCTCCTTCTTTATCACAACACATAGGAGACACTTCAACCATTTGGAGTGAAGGAAACAGGGCAGCAGGAAAAAGAGCAGCGTCTGATTTCGTTGGCGAAGATTATAATTTACAGGAAAAGATGAGACTAAAAAATGCCGGGATATAAAAGATATGGATGCCCATGTTGCAGGCCTAGCTCTAGCTCTGCCTCTAGTAGCAGTTTGTCCTCAACAGAAGATTCATCAGAATCTAGCTTCTCATCCTCATCCTCTGCCTCAACTCAATGTTGTGATTTACTCTCAACAGAACTTTATGCTAACATTCAGGTTCAACTCTATCCAAATGCCGTTGCTTGCATAAGACCTCCAAATAGAGGTGTTAGATGTTTTGTTTTTAAGTTGAGCGAAATAACACAAGCGGAGTATGAAAGCATAACTGGGTATCAAGATTGCTGTGGATCTGCCACATTTAATTATAAAAGAATTTGGCATGGAACTTTTGTTGGAAGCACAAGCCCCGTAGATGATCAGACATCTACATGTCTTGAATGTAATGATGGCTTAGGAATGATTGACAGTCATCAGAAGTGTTTGTTTGCTGGCGGTCTGGTATATACTTGTTGTTGCAATAATACGACAGATGTAGTGACTGGTGCATGTGATTCAGGAGCATTTCAGCATCTGGAGGTAATACCGGCTGCAACCCCTATCATTTCCGGTAGCACAGCCAATTGTTGTTTTGCCACGAATGAGCAATTCTGTTCTGATCAAATATGTTTCATTGGCCCTAATTGTGGTACTGGTGGACATTGTGGAAGTAGTAATATGTTTGAGTGTTATATCGACAATGACTGCTGCGGAGGCGTTGCTGGATGTAATTGCAACGGAATGTTAGGAACCTCTTGTGTTAGGGTTGGCATTTGGACAGACAGGCCAGTCTCGGCAGCGCCAGCCTTGGCCGCTCAATGTGACGATGATACTGGGCAATGTGGTTGTTCAGGTAATGATGGCGGTGGTGGTGGAGCAGGCGCTCCTATTGCCGCCTCTGCAATTGACGCAAGAACAGGCAGACCTTTAATAGATATATTTAAGGAGATGGGGTATGTCTGATTTTCCAGAATGTAGTCGTCGGGGGAAAATATTAGATGAGAATACATGCGAGTGTTTTTCTAATAGAATATACCATCCAATGATGGGGGTAGCCCATAAAAGCACTTGCTTAATTTGTCCATATAAAAGTATGGAAGATGATCCAGATTTGGCTAAAGTTGATCTTCCAGAAGGGCCAAGTTTAATAGACATGGCCAAAAACTTTACAAAAGCAATAACAAAACATGCAAGAAACAAGTTTGATAAAGTATCAGATGAAGAGTATGATCAAAGAATGACCATTTGTCAATCTTGTGATTATTATGAAGACAAACGCTGTAAACAGAAAAACTGCGGATGTTTTATTACTAGAAAGGCTAGATGGGCTTCTGAAGAGTGTCCTATTAATAAATGGCCTGAATTAAATGAATAATGGTGTATATACACATAGATGGAGGGCTTTTAAATGGCAACCTTAAAATTCTATGCTAACGAAGCTAATGAAATACCTACTGGTTCTGGTTTAGGCTTTTATGGAGCCGCTGGATTCGGTTCATCAGTTTCTGTGGGTTCATATCAAGGTAGTACTTTTGTAACAAATTCAGCAGGTACAGTTCGTGGGCCACAGGCTGACAATATTACCTTTATGAATGCTGGAAGTGGAAAATACACATCCAGTCATTCGGGAATTGGTATAGATGCAATTCCAAACAATAGAGCAACATTAAATATAAGATTTACTCACACAAGTGCTGTCAAAGCTCAAAATGCACAACTGAGAATATATGATAGATCTAATATTAATAATGCAGCATCTGGTGTGACTACTAAAGTAGCAGAAATAACTCATCCTTGGTCTACCGAATCTCCTCATACAGCAGGTTCTGGAGTTAACGATGGAATATGGTACACACCTGCTGGAAGCGGCACAGTATTCAATCTATCGCCATCACCCGGTGAAGAGGGTAAATGGGCAGGAGATGGTGCTTCTGCAAGACCAGATGATCGGCATGATTGGTATGTTGCTATGAGCGCTTCACCAAATAGTATTGGATCAAAAAGTCAATACGGTTTGTATGTTACTCTTGAGTATCTATAACCAATCGTGGTATAGGGATATGTAATCCTGTAGTAATCGTTTAAGAATTTTGGAATCTGACATAGAAAAGTTATGCCTGACTTTTGTTAGATTGTCACCTTTTTTAGACGACATTTGAAACCCAAAAGCAGGCCCAGATTTTGTCTGGGCTTGCTTCATTTTTGCTACAGTATTTCCAGATCTGTTTTGGTGGAACAGGCTGATTTCTTCCTTATCTCCTTCTAACAAAGATAGTATTTCCCCAATATCTGGTAATCCCATCTTCATAGTTATTGATTGTTTTGGGTCGCTCCATCCAAAAGAAGCATTCCCTGTAGATGAGTTTTGTCCAGTCTGGTTCGTGCAAACCCAAAATAGTTCGACAACCCTTTTCTTTCCCGGTGCTTCTTCACTATCGAGCGTTATCTTGACCTGAAAAGCAGATGCTGCTCCTTTAGATTCTCCGTATGGTTTATAGACTCTATATTCTTTAGGTCTGATTGTTTCTTTAGTCATCTATTTTCTCTCCAATTAGCATCATATGTACCAACACCAACAGGCTTTTCTGACTTGCCTTGCTGTATCTTATTAAGATGTTGAATCATCTCAGATGCTTTCGTTTTACTAACTTCTTTAATGTTTTTATATTGCTTTTCTCCACTATTAACATAGTCAAGAACATTAACATCACATCGTTCAGAAACTACATCCAAAAGGGATATCTGTTCTTCGTCAATTTGGTCATCTGGTTTCCATATGTCACCATAGTCACTGATAACTCCATCATCAGCTAATTCCTCAGCGGCGATAACTGTTCTCAAACGAAGTATCTTCCTCAACGCCCTTGCTTCTGCTCTGGTTGTTGCTGTAGCTGTCGCATGCATATGATACGGCTCTTGTGTATTGTATTTATTTACATCTGCCGCATCTTCCTCGTGAATGATTTGCTGATACAATATATGGTTAGGCATATTATTCATAACAGTTACTATACAACAAACAGTTGAAGTACCATAGTTATTTTTACTTGGTGCTTGAATCACATTAACTTTCCTACCAACTATAGGCCCAATTAGAAGCTCAGTGACTCTCCTAAGACCATCACAAGTTGGGTGTCCATTATCCATCTCATCATCTTGGAAATGAGTCATTACATAATCTGACCATTCAGGAGAGTCTATGTTAGGAATGACAACTGGCTCTTCTTCTGCCACATTCTGAATTTCTACATCTTCGTCTTTATTTTCGCCAACAATATCGTCTTCCATTTCTGCTTGGTCAAAGACTTCGCTTTGAGACTCTGCCAAAGCTAGTTTAGCTTTAAGAATATTCTTCTTTACATTAACTTCTTCATCCGTAAATCCATGTTCTTCTTTTAGTTTCTTTCTAAGTTCTGCAACAGTCATACTCATCTTATACCTCTACCTCAATAAGTCTCTTATCTTCTTCAGGAAATTCTTTTTGTATATCAGATAACACGCCTAATACCTGAGAGAGCAGGTCTCTTTTATGTTTATTAGATACATGTTTGCTGATATGTCGAACTCTAACAATTACAAAACCATTAGTTGTTAGTAATCCAGACTTCTGTGCGTCTGCTCTCATATTTCTTTCTAGGCTCTCTTCTCCCCATATAGGAAAGAAGTGAGATGGGCCATCAACTTCAATTGCTGTTTTTAGTTCTGGCAGGAATAGGTCTACTTCTAGTCTTTCATTCATTATCAATCCTTTACGATGAAATTGGACTTGGAATCCATTCTCACGCAGGCTATTGACAAGAAACTTTTCTAATCTAGAACCTTCCTTCGTGGTTCTTCTAACTGCCTCAGCAGCGGCTGATCTCAATTTGTCTTTCTGTTCTTGAGGCATATTCTCCCATTGTCTCTTGGCATTATCAACCCTCTTCTGATATTCCTCGTCACTCATGTTGCTCCAAGTATCAGATAGGGTTTCAGAAATCTTTATTTTGACTTCTTCTGATCTTGATTGCCCTTTAGTAGGATGTTTATGTCTTCCACTTTTGAGAGCCGTCCTTTGTGCTTGACTCTTATTCCTTGGTTGAATCCCAAAGTTAATAGCTGCTCTTCTTATTTTGTTTGAGTATGTCCCTAGTTCGGCAGCAATATCACGGAAGCTTCTTTTCTTTTGTATGTATTCTTCGATAAGATATTCTTTTGTTAAAGCTGGCATTTTATTCCTCGCATATTTTTAATATTGTATTTATGTCAAAATTTTCTAGAATATGATCTACTTTTCTGTTAAAAGAATTTTCTATCACAGAAGAATGATTATGACATCTAGATACTATTTTTATTTTATTATTAGAAAACAAATCAAGAACTGGATTATAGTTATGTGGCATACGCAGCCATTCTAAGTCCCAGACATAGTATATTTTTGTATTCGCTGAAGGATAAGATGCCATCTTCTTTGCTGTTGATAAAGAGGTAGCAATCATTATTCCTTCTTGACCCCAAGCCTCTGCCATTTGCATAGTTGGAAATCTAGCAAACATACAGTCTTTCTCTACATTTTCACAATAAACGGTTGGGTCTACGTTCCCTTTTCCAGCAACTTTGTTGAAATTATTTATCAAATAGTATGATAGCTGACTTGACCCAAGACTTCTTACTAATGCTCCTATTTTTATCATTTACTATATCCATTAACAAAATTGACAACTTTCTGAATTTCATTCTTAGTTAGTCTCTCATGATAGGGAAGACTCACTGTGCTATCAGACTCACTTATAGACTTCCGATAATCTCTGTTATATGGCATATGAATAGATATGTTTTTATAGAATGGCTTTTCATGACAATGTGTATAATGTATTCCACATATTATGCCAGATTTTTTTGCTTGTTGAATAAAGTCTTTATTGCTTTTTACTCTTATTCTATATAGATGTCTACTTACATTTTGATAGCCAAACTCTTGGTTGTATGTGGCTCTTATGTTATCAAGTATTTCATACTTTTCATTTAGCTTATTTAAGTTCTCATTTGCTATATATGCAGATAAAGAATTCCAGTGCATCTTATGCCCAGCAGAGCTATGAACTCTTTCCCAATTATTTTCAGAGTAACTCATGCCATTCAGCGTTTTTTCTCTGTAACTTTCTATTGCTTGTTTATTATCAGAAACGATTATTCCTCCGTCACAACCGCCTACCGGCTTAGTTGGATAGAAGCTAAATATCATTTCTGCGTTTGGTTTTCCAAGGTCTCTAAATTGATTCCTCGTAACTTCTTGGGCAGAATCAATCAATACCTTTTTGCCATCATCAATAAGAGTATATGCACTTCCTACCCAATCAACATCATCATAAAAAATATATTTTGAGCCTGCCATTTCAAGAGCGTTAGGAACAACAGGAGGTATGCAACTAGGCACTGAAATTATTTGGTCGTAATCTTTTGTTGCTAGATATATCAAGCTAGACGCACTGTTTGCAGAACAAGCATATTTAGCCCCGACATATTCCGCAAATTTTGTTTCAAATTCATTTACTATGTCGCCATGAAGCCAGTTTCCTAGATCACTGGTGTTTAGCTCATATTGGTTAATGTGAAACAAGTTTATCATTTTGGTATCTCATTGTTTCCGTTGTTGTAAAGATTGTTGTGTTATCCATATCCTGTATAAAGTCATATGGAATTCTAGAAACCATACTGTATCCTTCTAAAAAAGAATCAATGTCATCTGGATTCATAAACCAGAAAGGTCTAAATTTTTTATTATCAAAATTTTCTAGACTTGCACATGTTTTGGTATCTGTACAAGTCATATCTTCTATAATTATTTCTTTAGCAGAAGATTCTGTTATATCTTTTAGTATTTTTGAAGGTTCTTTTTCATATTGTACTTTTGATTTTATGTATACGACATCAGACTCCTGTAAATCAAACGTATACTCAACGTCTTCATATAGGGCATCCAATAGAGATGAAACCTCATCTTTTTCTTCTACAATGATTGAGTACCTCTTATGTTGGCCTTCTTCTATTGATGAAATTAGTCCATGATATTTTTTCTTGAAGTGTGGCAGGTCAATGCACACATCTTCTTCTTTCTGCCTAACTTCTGGCTGTTCTGTTTTTATACTAATTACTTGATCAAAAGAGTCATACATCCCTTTATATAGTCTGCTTGATTTCTGTCTTATTATTTTTGGGGATGGAATGTGAGTTATAAACTTCCCTCCTCGGTTGGCAAAGTCAACTTCTTTGGCGAATATTTCTTCGGTAAAATTCCAAGCTCCAAGAAAGGCATAATCTACACTATCATCGAAGTGAGATGGGTCTAGTATTGGAATATGCATTCCCGGTGAAAATTTGTTTTGCTTTACCTCTGTATTATCTACAATGTAGTCGATTATTTCTGGGCCTATATTGCAATAGTTAAATATACATGTTGATTTTGATGTTGCTCCGTAGCTAACAATCTTGCTGCCGTTCTTCTTTATAGCCGTCAACATTTCTACTAGTTCATCTCTAGAACTCTGTACATTTCTGGCAAAGGCCTGATAGGTCTCCAGATTGTCTATTCCCATAGACTGTTCTTCTCTCAAAGAGGCTTCTACACATGGATCGACCTTTACATGAGAGTTTTCTTTGGTCTTTGCAAATACTCTATTAGAACCTCCATGAACACTGGTTCTTTGTACATCAAATATCTCCATACCTGCATTCTGAAGAAGATTATTCAAAGATGTTAAAGAGAAGAGGTGTGCGTGTTCATCATATATCTGGTCATAAGAATTTCTTATAAGCATGTCTACAACACAAGGGTCTTCAAAGATAAACACACCATTAGTATCATCCAGAACGTGTCTAACCGCATGAAATGCCTCTTGTATGTCTGGAATATGACACATACAGTTTGCAGAGTAAACTAAATCCACAAAATAAAGATCTTTGATCTTCTTTGCAGATTCCATGTTCCAGAACACATTGAATGTGTCGTAGCCCATTTCTCTGGTCATCTCAGCAAAATTTCCACACGGCTCTACTGATATCGCTTTATTGGTATCAAAGTGTTTCAAAAATACTCCGTCATTGCTTCCTATTTCTAGTATTCTGCGATATGGATTAGACTCAATCTCTTTAGCAACAGAAGCAAAGTGATCCCTCATTGTCTGCGAACCTGAAGAATGATACATGTAGCTATCATTAAACATTAGTGGTGGATCTACAAATTCCATCAGAGAAACTAGTTTAGTCTCATCATCAAATCCTACTTTCATGTCAAAGAAAAATTCTTCTTCATTGCTTTCTAGTTGTTCTTTTGTTAGGAAACCATTTGCTATTGGATGTCTTCCTAAGTCTAAAAATTCGGTCTGCATCTCAACTCCTTGTGCGGTTCTATCTTTTCTAAATCTAATGCCTCAAAAGAGTTGAAGCATCTGTCGCAAATCATTACATCGTATGCGGGTTTTTTGAATCTGAGTTCATGGTATTTGACTCCATATTTTTCAAATTGAGATTTCGTAAGTTCAGTCCAATCTTCACCGCTTACACTTCCTCTAGCTGTCCAATAAACTATGTGATGCCCTTCATCATATAATTTGTTTGCTTTTTCAATATTTTTAATTATTGGCTTTGCTTTTTTATAGTTACAATTTTTACTTTGTGTAAATATGGTATTATCTATATCTATGTATATTTTCATCGTGTCATGTAATGAGACCTCAAAACTAGTCTCTCATTTCCTTCTCTAAGAACTCCTCCAAAGTGAAATATATCGCTATCAAATATCAATAAATCACCAGCTTTTCCGGTCATCGGTGTCGAATCTTTTTTAGATATATCAAGATGTGGATAGTCTATTTCTATTCTGTTTTTTACTTGACTATAATCTGATGAGTTAGACCAAGCTTTTTTTCTTAGCTGTGCGCCTAGATATCTACTTCCTTTTACGACACTAAAAGGGCCACAGTCCTCATCACAATCAGTTAGGTAAAGAAAAAATTTAAGAGTATGAAATCTATCAAAATGGAGATATCCGTTTCTAGCAAGTTCTTCATTAGCTATATAATCATGAGTCGCTTGGATTGCGTGTAAGTAGTTATCACCTAAGTACTCTTGTTTTGTTGACTTTATCAATTCATTATCGAATACTTTTCTTACTTCGCTTGAAGGAGGAGCCAGATTTTCCAATGGTATGAAGTTGAGTGCTTTTCCAAATTGATAGCCTCCTTCTGAAAAATTTTCTATTTTTTCCAACACTTCTTGCTTTATTGTTTCTATATCTTCTAAAGGAACAAACCCTTCTAGTTTGACTATGCCTTCTTTCAGTATTTCTCTAGGTAGATCTTGCATAATGTTTCACCGTCTTTTCTATATCTGAATGAAAATCGCCTTCATATTCAAAGCCTTCTGCTCTTAAAAATTGAGAACTTATAGAGTACCTTTGGTCATGACCAAGCCTATCTTCTACGAATTCAATATGCTCATCAGCTTCTTTGTTCATAACATCACAAATGAGCTTTATCATTTCAATATTTTGTAGCTCAATTCCAGAGGATATATTGTATATATTGTTTTTTAGGCTATCTCTATTTTTTATTATGAATCCTATTGCTGAGGCAGTTTCATACACAGAAGTCCATTCTCTTATTTGTTTTCCGTCTCCATAAAGAGGAACCTTCTTCCCTTCAGATATCCTAGTCACAGATTTAGGAAAAAGTTTCTCAGTATGTTGACGTGGGCCAAAATTATTAGATGGCCTAACAATAATACATTCAACACCATATGTATTCTCATAGGCTTTTATCATCATATCTGCCGAGGCTTTTGTTGCAGCATATGGATTTTTTGGGTTCAACCTTGCATATTCATGGAAAGAACCTTCTGCAATATCACCATATACTTCATCAGTAGAAACATGCAATAATTTGACTGAATCTTCTTTGCAAACTTCTAACAATGATTTAACACCGAGAACATTAGACCAAAGAAAATCGTCGCAAGATTCAATTGATCTATCAACGTGCGTGTGAGCAGCTAGATTTATAATCCATTGAATATCGTGATTTTTACATATTGAGGATATATCCTGTTGTTGATTGATGTCTATTTTGTAGCCCGCTATCGCATTAGGCTCAAAATCAATCGTATTAGCTGGATTAGCGGCATATGTAAACGAGTCTATGGCCACAACACCGAAGCCGTTATTTGTAAACCAATCTGCTACATGGCTACCAATGAAACCGGCAGAACCTGTAATTGCTACATTCATTAGACTATTCCGTAAAGATAATTACTGTATTCGTTCTTGCCTAGATTGCCCGCAAGATGTAAGAGTTGCCTTTTGCTGATGTAGCCTAGATTATATGCTATCTCTTCCAAGCAGGCAATCTTCAAACCCTGTCTTTTTTCGATTGTCTGTATAAAGTTTGATGCCTCTAATAGAGAATCATGAGAACCAGCGTCGAACCAAGCATAACCTCGCCCAAATATCTCAAGCATCAACTTCTTGCTTTTCAAGTACACATTATTGACATCGGTTATTTCAAGTTCGCCTCTTGAAGAAGGACTTATGGTTTTTGCAATTTTTACTACATCATTACTATACATATATAGCCCGACAGCCGCACAATTTGATTTTGGATTTTCAGGCTTTTCCTCGATGCTTACGACACGTCTATTTCTGTTATATTCTATGACACCATATTCTCTTGCGTCATTAACATGATAACCAAATATTACAGATTTGTTATTTTCAGTTATTTCTCTGCTAGTTCTAAGAATAGTTGGTAAAGCATCTCCATAAAATATATTATCGCCAAGTATCAAACAAACAGAGTCATCGCCAATAAATTCTTCGGCTATTATAAAGCATTCAGCTATTCCTTTTGGCGATTCTTGAATGTTATATTCAATATTTATTCCAAGATGAGAACCGTCTTCAAAAAGAGACTTATATAAATTAATCTGGTCAGGCCTTGTAATAACCATGATATCTTTTATTCCTGCCAGCATTAATGTTGACATTGGATAATATATCATCGGCTTATTATATATAGTAAGTAGCTGCTTCGTTATTACATTAGTTGCTGGATAAAGTCTTGAGCCTGATCCACCAGAAAGCACTATTCCCTTCATGACATTGTTCTCAAAAAACCTTGTAAATTATCTATTTCTTGCTCACAAAGAGAGTAAGTATCTTCTAAAAAGTAGTACTGTTCTGGCAAATCTATATTAAAAGGGTTTAGTGAACCCACTATTGTTTGTAAATCTATTAGCCTTGAATCATCACAATACTTTTTAGATTCATCTATCTTACTGACAAGAAGGTCAACATCATCGACTCTGGGGGTGTACATTTCTATATAGCATTTTCTAAAATGATCCCTGCATACATCAAAATCCTCGCCATCACACATAGACATCGCAAATGTGATGCCATCTGTCATTTTAGCAAAGTTCTCAGGCCATTCACCCTGTCTAATCCATGTATTTTGATCTGGAAAATGTATGTGTCTTTCTCCTCCTTCCACCCTTGGTGTACCATGCTCATGAATAATGTGACAGAAAGAATTGTCTCTCATACCGTCTCCCCAAATTATGCTTAGAAACCCTATCATTTGATCGCAGAATCTAAGGTTAGATGGGCTAAGATACCATAATATGCTCCAATTCATTTGTGCCGATTGAGTTCTTATAACATTATGCCAATTGCTGTGAAATCTTGTTGCTTGACTGTGAATTCTTTCTGCCGATGTGTCTCCTGTGATTGACTCAGGAAATTCGGTATACATAGGAGATCTTTCTTCGATTCCTCTCTCTCCAATATGCACCCCTGTCTTTCCCCCTCTAGCCGAACAGAAATCTCTATTTTTGTTTAAGAAATCAATACAAGACTTTATTCCATTTATTGTAAAAAAATCATCATTGTCTATAACCATACATAGGGGCGTTTCGACTGCTAGTAATGATCTAGCGACTTTTCCATAGAAATCCTGAACTGTTTTGTCATATGGAAATCTAAGATATTCAATTTTCAATCCATCATAATAGTTTGATTCTATGCTTTTTTGTATTCTTGAGTCTATTTCTCCCCCATCAGCTATGACCAAAGGGAAAGGGCATTCTATTTCATACAAATAAGCCAAGAGACGGCGAGAATAGAACTCTCTGCCTTTGATTGGTAATACTAGTGTTAGATCATTCATTTAATTCTCTTTTCATTTTATCTAGATTCATAGAGGTATCTTTTGGCATTATTTCACTAATATCTTCTAGATATATTTTTCCAACATCTGGATTATCTTTTTTTGCGAATTCATATATGCTAGACGATTTTCCTCCTATGTTTATTGTTCCTTTCTTGTCTAAAAGCATAAGTATTATGTCTGCTACGTCATCATCATATATTAGACTTTTTTTAGAATCTGCTATCGCTGATTTATGAGGAAATGGCTTAGAACACATCGCTACTCTTAGGATGAGATGATTGTCGTGCATTCTTACAGCACATTCGCCTCCAAGTTTAGACCAAGCATACTTATTTATTGGTAATATCGGGTCTTCTTCTTTGTAGTCTCCAGTCAATCCGGGATAAACAAAGTCAGTTGATATATAAACAAGCTTTATCCCCATCATTATGCAGGTCGCAGCGACATGAGATGTTCCAACAATATTAGTATGCAGGCTTTCCAAAGGGTTATTATCATGAATATTCATTGGCCGTGTCAATGCGGCGGTATGTATGATTACATCTGGCTTTACAGCACCAACCCAAAATGTAATGTCTGACATTGATTTGATATTCATCTCCCCTTTTGGAGGAGCGACTATGTCATGATTACGACTACGGTTTGACTGAATTATTTTTTTTGCCAGCTTTCCTTCGCCGCCGGTAATTAATATCTTCATACCCAAGTAACTCCAGAGTTTCAGCTATTGCATTTTCAACTTTTCCGCAAGGTCGCCATTCAGTTAACTCTAATAGCTTTTTATTACTGACCTTATAACTATGTTGATTTAATAATGGGGTATCAACAAATTCTACATCAAGATGACTGACATACTTCTTTATTTCTTCTACAATTTCTGAAAGCTTGTGATTGTCTGTCAAGACATTGTATGTCTGATTATATACAAGCTCTTCGTCTAGTATATGTCTCATTAATGAACATAGATCTGACAGGCACAAATATGGCCTATAATGATGATAATTTTGTTTCCAAACACTAAGAGGCTTGTTAAAAGCTGCTTGATAACAGAATTTATTTATTGCAGTATGGAATCTCATTCCATTGCTAATTCCGTATATAGTACCAAGCCTTAAAATTATATATTTAGTTTCTTGTAGGTTTTCATTAATCCAGTCTTCTACCCATACCTTCGTCTCAGCGTAAGGGCTTTGTGCATTTACATATTTTTTATCTTCATTTACTAATTTATCTGAAGTTCCGTAGACACTGGTCGAAGATGGAAATATTACTGTCTTTACTTTTGAATGTTCTACCTTAGTTAAAAATTTACAAGTCTGTTCTACATTAACTTTCCAAACCCATTTTGGATCTCTAAAGCTAGATGCAGCATCAGTTATAGCTGCCAAATGAATAACAGCATCAAATTTATCTAAAAAAGATTTGTCTAAATCAATAAATGAATGGTCAACAAACCTAATATTTTTTTCTAGATTGAATAATGAGCAGTACCTCTGAGTACTTAAATTGTCACATACAGTTAGATCGTAATCAGATAAAAACCTAATCAAGCCCGATCCTATATGTCCAAGACCGCCTGTTATTAAGATTCTTTCCATTCTAAAAATTCCTCATAATTTCTTATGTAATCTTCTTCCATATAAAGATGGCTACACAAAACTAAAAGTACAGAGTTATTTGTAGTGTAAACTTGCTCTGCCCAAACCCCAGCGGGTATGATAATTCCTTTACTTGCAGAGTTTATATGTATCGTTTGCTGTTCTTTTCCGTCTTTTAGTATTACAGTAATTCCACCATTTATACATACTAAGAGTTGTTCAGTCATTACATGTGCATGACCACCACGCTTTTCCCCTGCACTAACTCCATAAACATAGAATACTCTTTGGAAGTCAAAAGGTGCTTCTTTCAAGTTTTCTATTACTGTTAGGTTTCCTCTTTCGTCAGAGAATGTAGGCAAGTCAATTCTTTGAATATTCATTTGTTTTCTGTTTCCCATTCTTCACCAAAGTCACCAACCTTGGCTCTGAATTCATCTGAAGGATCATATTTTTCTGATAGATAGTATAGCATTATTGAGTTTGGCTCCAACGCTTGGTATCCATGATAAACTCCCGGTGGTATTTTTATTACTCTTTGTTCTCTTTCAGTAATATATAAGAACTCTGTTTTCTCTCCAGTTGACAAGCCAACTTTAAAAGAGCCTTTTATGCATACCCAAAAGTCAGTCTGTTTTTCATGCTTGTGCCAAGCAACTATATGTTTAGTTGAATTAACATAAGAAATATTGATTTGCCCTTTCATAGAATCCTTCCCTGTAAATGAATCGTCAAATACATCTAAGTATCTTTCAGCACGATCATCTATATGGAAAGGAATCTTTTTGGCGTAATAGTTTTTTTTAGGAGATTTATCTGACTTTTTCAAAACAATATCCCCTGACTTATCATTTCTTCTGCTTTTTCTAAATCTTCAGCGGTATCAATGTCTACATACATTGATCTTGGTATTTCGACACCTTTGACATTTCCGACAAAAAAGTTTTTGTGTTCTCTAATATGAGACCAGTGAGACATATAGAACGAACCATTTGGCTTGTAGTATTTTTGGATGAATTTGCTGTTTGTCAATCCAGAAGTTAGGTTGTCAAAAACTGGAAAAACGCTGTCATTCCTCTTAATCATAGCGAGTTGTATTGGTTCAGAATATTCACTAATACTAACTACAGAGTCACATTCTCGGAGAATCTCAATCGCTTTCGATATATCTTCTGTCTTCCTAAAAGGACATGTTGGCAAAAAGTAAGAAAAGACATCGTGTCTTTCCACATCTTGCATCATAGCAATTAACGCAGAAAGAACCGTTGCTTTCTCTGTAGCATACTCAGCAGGCCTATCATATATTTCTACGTCGTAATCCTTCGCTACATCTTTTATTTCTTGTGAGTCAGTAGATACAATAATAGTATCAAATTCTCCAGAGTCTATTACTGTCTCTATTGTATGAACAATGAGTGGTCTGCCTCCTAAAAGACGAATGTTCTTATCTTTTAGTCTAGTCGATCCACCTCTCGCCGGTATAACAGCTAGTCTTGTGATCATCCTTTTCTCCTTAGATAGCCATCTGGATGACAGGAGAACAATAGTTTGTTGCGAATCCTTTCATCTCTCTCAAAATTTTCATTAGAATCCAGAAACTCATTCAAAGCGGTTCGTGGGTTATTTCCTTTACCCCATTCTTTATCTCTGTGAAGTTTTGGCATGTCTTCAATAACAGTGTCTGCACAAATCAAGTAGCATCCTTCACTTACCAGTTCACTATATATATTAAGTTCTTTTAGTACATGTTCATGTGTATGGTGAGAGTCGAGTATTACCATGCATTTACCATCTACCTTGTTTTTTATTTGATCTAATGTTTCTTTGTGTAAAGAAGAGCCTTCTAGAAATATCAACTCTACTCCAATATTTTTTTTAGTTACTCTATCTAACATGTCTTCTGGCATGTAGATGTCGATACCTATTAATGATTTGCCACCATACATAGCCATTAATGTCGAGTAAAATAGTGATGATCCTCCCCAAGCTACTCCTACCTCAATAATATGGTCTGGCTTAGTATCAAGAATTATTTCTTGTATTGCAAACATATCTTGCGGTAACTGAAGGACTGGTTCTCCTTGCCAATTAGTTTGGTTAATCCAGTGATAACTGTCAGCATGACACAAAGTGCTTATTGCCTTATTCTTCAAAGATTTGTCTTCCCACATATCTTTTGCTTCAGACAGTCGTAGTTCCTCAAATTCTTCCCTAGTGTACACAGGCTTTGATCTCCTCTTGTTTTGTAATCAAATAATCGACTCTAGAAAGATCTATTTGGCAGTCGGCATCTGAAGTAGACGAAGGAGGATGAGGATGAACCTCGGCAAATACAGCGTCATAGCCAAACACGCCAGATGATAGAAGATATTTTTCTGCTAATGACCTATCTCCTTGAGTACCATACACATGCCTGCTTCTTTGTGTAGAGTGAGTACAGTCAATTACAACTTTGTCATAACACTTTTTCAATTCTTCTATAATAGTAAAATCGACAATCAACTTGTCGTAACCATAGTTAGAACCCCTGTCGCATACCCATGCCTCTGTACTAGGGTCTGTATCTTTAATTTTATCTAAAGACTTAATCAGGTTGTTAGGCCCGATCCACTGACCCTTCTTTATGTTTACTTTGTCAAATGACTGAGCAGAAGCAACTATTAGGTCTGTTTGACGACATAGAAAAGCAGGGATTTGCACCAAGTCAATCACACCAGCAAGCTTTTCTACCTGCCACACTTCATGAATATCTGTGGTTAATTTTATAGTAGGGTGCTTTTCTTTTACCTCACGAAAAAGTTCAATCCCTTCTTCCAAACCAACACCACGTCCTCCGTATAAAGAAGTACGATTAGCTTTATCAAAAGAGGCTTTATAATACCAGTCACGATCACCCATTATTTCTACTAAGTGATCAGCCGTATTTAGGTACATCTCCCTGTTGTCAATAGTACAAGGCCCTAGTATCCAAGTGGTCATTTAACAATCTCCAAAATTTTAGCAATTCTCTTTTTCTCTGTAGGTGTGACAGAAGGAAAGGGATGCCTATTGTAATCACAAAATCCTAGCTGACGAAGAGCCTCCCTCATCGCCTTGTGCCATCCAATTGACATAAACACATCGAATAACTGTGTCTCTTTATGGATGTAGAACATACTTTTTGTCTTAAAGTATTCTATTTCTTGCTTTGGAAACATACTTCCAATGCCAGAGACGAAGGATTGTACACCGGTGGGTTGTAGCGCATTGAAGCGACGAATACTCCCGCCAGCAACTATAACACAGAAATTCTTCTTGTCAATATCTTTGCATACATTAAATGCCAATCCGAGGTCAGAAGTTTCTTCTTTCATGCCAAATATGTTTTTATGAGAAGAAATCTTATTAATTAATTCTGCTGTATAATCATAAGACCCTCCAGTTCCCTTACGCATGAACATACCATGAAATATTACGGGTAACTTACTTCTATCTGCTATCTTATGAAAGTAGCTAACAATGGTCTTATCGTCATAATATCTATCAGGATAAAGAGCCATTAAAAAAGTTTTATTACTTTTCTTCATCTTTTCGTTATAAAAGTCAACATCATCAAGTACAGACCGTAAATCTTTTCCCTGAAGACCAATTATCTTTGTATTTACGAAAGAGTCATAGAGAGTAAAGTTGAGAGAAAATATTTCTTCCTTACTTAGAAGATTATATTGAGAAGTCCCTGCTGTAGTCATAACGCATTTTGCGCCATTTGATTGCAAGTATGATATGTACTTTTTTGTCTTTGCTAGATCTAGGTCTCCGTTTCTTTTATAAGAAGGAGGCAACGCAAAAGATGGTGTGTCGCATAACATTTTTGACTTATTCATAAGATATAATTAATCCTTTGTCTATCAATTCTTTTATTTTAGATCTTTCATATTTGTAGTGATGGGTCATATGAGTCCCTTTGTCTTCCCAGTAATGCTGCGCGAACTCGTCATTCAACCCAAAACCGAATATATGAGGTATGACACCAACACGAATACATAGGTGTATTATCGCAAAACCTATGCTTGGTCTTCTATGGCCCGTGTTAACTTGACATATGTGTTGTATTGAAGAGTAGTCTCCTAGATAAGGATCGCAAGACGAATGTATGTTCTCATGTCTTGACCTCCATTCATCACCCCTGCCGTTATGTTCATTAGTCTGTGGGCCAATCATTAATATTTTCATATTTCTAAGATCTTTGACGAAGTTTGCTGGTTGACCTTTGTTCGTCCAGTTGCCGACTCTTGGGTGCGGCACATTTGAAAATACATGTTGATTAGCAACACGAATAGTGGTTCTAGAACCTACATGGGTTTCATAGCTTTCTGTTGGCGCTCTGTTAAATCTAACTATGTCGTCGAATTCGTCAATGAATTCACCGTATGTTCTATTAAGTATAGATGGACTAGAAGCAATTATTGCTATGTTGTTACTTACATCTAGGTCTGGAGTTACATATTGAAGTATCATCCACAACATCCTCCTGAACTTACATTTTCAATAGCACCTAAGTCTTTTAAGAGAAGAACGTCTACTGAGTCTTCTTCTCCGTTTGGATTTGTGCCAAATGTATCCCATTTGAATATCGTATACCCATTTTTCTTTATTGTTTGCAAAAACTCTGACTTGTTATATGAAAATTTATATGTCTTTATTCCGTATGGTGTTTGATAAACTTCGCTATTACTTTTTTCTTTTGTTATTGGTATTCTCTGCAAAATTATCATATTTGCGCATATGCTAAGTATGTGTTCTAGGCATTCATTTCCATTTGGTAGTATGTCTATCAGCCCATTAACAACAATAAGGTCATTATCAAAAATATCATCCCACTTGATATCTTGATAAGATTTGTTATAAAAACTACCAATCTCTCCAAATGATTCACTTGCTAGGTCAACTGCCTCTTTTGAATAGTCATACCCTATGTATTGAACATCCTCAAACTCTTGCGCTACTATCATTGAGTAGGCACCACACCCACAACCAATGTCAATAACTCTAGAAATTCTCTTCCTTACCATCGTTGCCTGATCAACAAAATGGTGCCAATGTGCAGGCCATTCATTTTGAAACTGGCTTATGTTAAGTCTTAATTGCTGTACAAATACATCTCTGTTTTTCCATGAGTCAATGTGTTCGGAATTCATTTAGCTGATCCTCAAACCTTTTTTTCAACTTGTCCATATTCTGTAGAATTATCTCTGGGTGTTCTTCTTCAAAAGGCTTTGTTCTACAAGAGCCTCTTACACTAGGTTTGAACTCATGAACACCGTCATACTCTTCTTCTATTCGACTTCTGGTTGATTGACTTCCAGTAACCCAAGGAAGGTATACATTTTCAAAATAATCATCAATACAATTTTGTTTACTTACCGCTGCTTTATAGTAGCTTACTTTTTGTTTTACTTGTTGAGGGAAGACGTAGCTGTAGTGATACATTCTGACACCAAGTTTTTCATCCAGCGTATTATGGTCTAGGTGTCTTTTTGGCAATCTTTCGTGTATAGGTATCGTGTGAGCTATAGTAGGAGGTCTATGTGTTGCCCAATAAGAACCCGGATATACCTTTCGGATTCTCATAAATTCTGCTCCTTCTTCAAATCCTCCTAATACATTATCAAATCCCCCATAGAAACTTCTGCTTCTGAAACCTACTGAAGTGATTTTGAACTCTTCCAATACCTCCATGATCGTTTCAATATCTCTTGACTTGAATACTTCATCACAATCTAAGTTCCATATGTAATCATTGTCTTCATCCAAAAGTTTCATATATGTATTGCACTGATGATCCTTTTCCTGATATTGGCTACTTACGATCTGTATTTTATTTTCAGGGTCTGGAATAGAATTCAATACTTCTATGGTTCCATCTGTAGACTTGGATAGTCCTTGTTGTTGCCAGTATGTTACTGGGCCTTCAGCAATCAAAATTTGATTTGCATATGGGTAAACAGATTTTATGCACTCTTCAAGTACATAGTTTCCATTAAGAACAATCATTCCAAAGGCTATCTTCATAGTTTATATGTACTCTTTATCATGTATGTGCAGTCATAGTAATTGTCGTAAACATCTTTTATTCCTAAGTTAGGCAATATATTTCCCCATTCTCCATGCCTGTCTACTCTATATAAACCCTCATCATAGTTAGGATTGAAATGGGAGAAGTGATTGAAAACTAAATCTTGAGTCACTTTCCCCTGCTTCATTACAAATTGAGAGTCCCACATTATTTTCTTATCTTGTATTTCAGCATGAGGAAAATTCCAAGGCGCACCATGCCCTATGTCTTCGTCTATAATTTTTACATTGTTCTGACCAAATATCTCCCCAAACAACTCTAGGTACTTTTGATCTCCGCATGTGCCATGTGTGACAGAAAACCTATTATTAGTATCAACAACCACATCCTTCCAAAAACTTGAGCAGGGCAGACCTACCTCATCGTTACGGAAGTACACAATACCTACATTGTAATAACCAGTACGGCTATTAGACTCAAGCGATTGGTGCTTATGGGTAATTAATCCAATAGAGTAATTATCTACACAGTCAAATATGACTCGTGGGTCTTTATAAAATAGAATATCGGAGTCCACATAGAGACACTCACTACATTTTTTCAATACAAAGTTTGTAAAGAAGGCCGACAAAGCCCAATGAAATTCACAATGACCATCAGGATGTGTTCCATCGTCCCTAGCGTTATTCTTCTTTAGTAGTTCAAAGTCGTCACTAGCTAAATCATCCAACCTATACGGAATAATCTCTCTGAAGTTTATATCGTTTAACTTGTGATAGGCAGTATCATCTGTACAAAGATAATGTAATTCAAATGGTTCTGATGCGTACTGCCTTATCGAATGATACATCGTAAGACCATATGTAAGATATTTACTGTCTGAAAGAGTTGCGAATATCATTTTATGTAAAACCTAATTTTTATCTTAATATGTCATTTTAATTTGATGTAGGATATCCATGTATAATCTGACGCTTCATTTGCGTATATGTCAAAATCTTTCTTGCGATCTGTTAATAAAGGGTCTGCCGTAATGTCTAGGTACTGCTGCCTGCTGATTTTAGCCCATTTATAGCCACGATCAGAATCTACGGCAGAATAAATAGGAGGAAACTCATAGTATATCTCTATGTTGTCTTTCAGCCATTGTGCATCTTTTGTATTCAATAATAAGGACGACTTAGGAGAATATGACCTTTCGCCTTCACTCAAAGGCTCCATGTTGGCAACATTTCCATAAACCGGATGATAGCTATTACCTCTTCCATCGTGGTAGTTATCTTCGTACAGTATGTGTGTAAACCCATGATGTGCGGCTTGTTTTACTCTATCAAGACCATAGTGGTCATCAAAAAAGCATAGTGTCTTGCTTTTATCAACTGAGTCCCAATTGATATTGTTAAAATCTGTAGTTGTGTATTTTATGCGTGGCGATATATATTGTCGAACAAGAAGGTTTGGATCAATAGATATAATTTTTGCATTTGGACATGTAGTTTCTAGTAGCCAAGAACTTTGGCCTTTCCATATACCACTTTCAATAATGTATTCAGGTTGAAGCTGTCTACACAAGAACCATGTAGCAAACATATGGGAGGAAGACATTCCTCCTCCGTTATTACGAATCGGACGAGACGCATATACTCTCAAAAAATCTTCTAGGGAATCAATTAGGTTTTTGTTTTCCCACTGTACTTTTCCTATAGTCTCATACTTCATAGGATAATCCCTTACTTGATAGCATTATTCAAAAACCAACTCAACTTCTTGATGACACCCAACGATATTGCTAAAGTCCATCTTGTCTATATTTATTCTTTTTCCATCAATGTATTTATCATTTAGTTCTTTTAGTGATATTCCATAAAATTCACCGCTTTGGTTTTCAGATGATCCAACAATGTTAATTGGCGTATTTACCAATACACTCTCCTTAAAGGAACACATTAGTGGAAAAAGCTGAGTTCCGACTGGAAACCTGCCTTCTAAAGAATTTGGAGTGTCATAACCATAAGAATCCAGTATTTCTATCATGTCAGACTTTCTGTAAACATGACCATCTACAGAAAAAGGATACCCGAAGTTAGAAGAGGAGGGCAGCAAGTACCATTCCCAGCCCATAAATCTATCATGTATCCAAGCACAATTTTTGGGTGTCTCTGATATTGTCTTCTTATAGGGATTTTGAATATATGTGTTTTCTCCTAATCTAAGAGATAGACACATAGCTTGATCTATATTGAACAAATTTTCTATTTCTTCATAGGAAGCCTCCATCTTCCTGTAGAGTATACTGTCATCTGTAAAGAAACAGAACAATTCATCCTGCTTTGTATGCTCCTTTAATATATACATAAGACTTTCTTTGAAACCGTATTCTGGCTTTTGTTCTTTGAACATCGTTGCCTGCGGCTTTTCTGACCTAAGAAGATTATATCCTCTTTGGAAAGAGTTATCGCTGGCAGTGAATAGAACATTTAAGTCAAATATGCCCGGAGCATTCTTATGTATACTCTCAATACAAGCCTGTAATTGGGCAGGCCTATCTTTAGAAAAGATTATTCCTGTTATCATTAAACCACTCTATTGTGTCTTCCAGTCCTTCAGACAGTGAGGTCTCTGCCTCGAATCCAAATTCCTTAGCTCTACTAGTATCTAAACATCTTCTAGGCTGGCCATCTGGTTTGGATGTATCCCAGACAATCTCACCAGTGTAACCCATTTTTTCAGATATAAGGGCAACTAAATCTCTTATAGTTATCTCTTTTCCTGTACCAATATTAACAGGCTGTGGATCATTGTGTTGTTCCATAGCAGCAACTATAGCTTCCGCACAGTCTTCAACAAACAAAAACTCTCTACTTGCAGATCCACTTCCCCATACAACAACTTCTTTTTTGTTGCTCTTTATGGCTTCGTCAAACTTTAAAATTAAAGCAGGAATAACATGACTAATTGCTGGATCAAAGTTATCATTTGGCCCATACATATTTACTGGTATTAAGTTTACTCCATTAAAACCATATTGTTCTTTGTAGGAAATTATCATTTGCATCAATGCTTTTTTTGCTATTCCATAAGGAGCATTTGTTTCCTCTGGATAACCATTCCATATTTCTTCTTCTTTAAACGGCACAGGAGTAAACTTTGGATAAGCACAGACCGTTCCAATCATCACGAATTTTTTTAGATCATAATGCCTTGCTGTTTCGATAACATTCATTCCCATAGCCAAGTTGTCATGAATGAATTTTCCGGGATTTTCTTTATTTGCCCCAATCCCTCCGACCTTAGCTGCTAGATGAAGTACAACTTTTGGATTAAACATATCAAAAACTCCCGCACACAAGACTGGATCAGTCAAATCATAGACAGAACCTACGGGAAATATTTTTTTGTATCCTTTAAACTTGAGTTCTTGAAGAACTGACTTTCCTAAAAATCCAGTTGCTCCAGTTAGCAAGATGCTATCGTCTTTATTTATTTCCATTTAAAATCTCCAAACATTTTTCCGCTTCTTCTTTGTATTGTAAGTGACGTAGCAGACTATTTATCCTGTGGCAATATGTATGTTCTTTCATGACAGTCTCATAACAAGCCTCTGCATGAGACTTTCTTAAATTAGGACTATCAATAAAATATTCTATCATCTTGATAAATTCATTTTCGTCTCTTGCGACTGGCATCTCATTCTTTGTGAATACATCTTCTACAAGAGAGTCTATATGATCGGAGATACAAAAAGACTTGCAAGCAGAAATTTTGAAAACTCTTTCATTAACTTCAAATCCAAACTTATTTGCGTGAGGCTCGCTTACATTTGGGCATATCTTAGAAGAACAGAATAATTTTCTTACGGTGTCATCATCTGTTACACCGCAATATTGTGGTATTCCCCATCCAGTACCAAATACTTTCATTCTATATTTACCAACCGGATTAGTAAGTGGGAATAGATACTTAGATAAATTTTGACCTTTATAAGACCAGTAGCCACCAACAAATGAAATATCACACTCAAGTTTTTCATCAGGATAGTCTGGGTAGTACACAAAGTGATCTGCTGCTGGCTGCATAGGAATAACATTTATTCCACTATCAATCCAAGAAAGCATAGTGTCATGTATTCTTTTAGGATGATAAAAATTGAACAGGGAGAGCCTGTCGCCTATTAGTTGAGAAAGCTTGTAAGCACTTTCTTTTTCTTTCTGATCAGCAATACCAATTGGGTATTTTTTAATATCTATTATGTCGTCGTAAGGCCCCCAATTATTTGCTTTCAATACTGCCTTAGTATTATTTATAGCTAAACATTTCGCTGTAGCCCTATCTAAATCATAGGTCGTACCTATAAAAATATCTGGCTTAAACTCATCGAAACAATCAAAGATAGGCTTTGTACCATCCCACCATGCCCAGTCCCATCCAATAGACGTAAATACATTCTTCCACCCAGAAATAATGTGGTGTAAAGCAGATGGAAATGTTTTAGACAATACTCTCATATTAACTTTATATTCATATTTAGTGTCTGTAAGTCTTTAGGAGAATCTATTTCAAAAATTCTCATACCATTGGGTTCAGATCCAGCAAACCTTCCCCCTTCTTCTATTACTTTATTTATTGCTTCGTATCCAAACCATTTTTCATGATTGTCTTGTATAGTTATATCTTCTAGATATGTCAATTCCCTGCCATGAAGATATGCTATCTGACACCATTTGTGTTTTAATCCAAAGGACAGGTTCGTCACCACGTTGTCATCAGACAAGAGAAGCCCAACCTCCTCATCTTTAAAAAAACCTTTTGTATCGACGACTAACTTTGATACTCCATCGTGAATACCTTTGATAGCTTTGTAATTAAAGACTAAGTCTCCATACATCAACAACACATTTTTTCTGTTGCAAACTTGTAAGCCAATGCCAATGCTTCGGCATACATTGTTATTTTCATAATCAAAGTTGTATACAAGTTTTACCGGATATCTTCTTCTTATCTTTTCTCTTACTAGGTTTGCACCAAATCCCACTACGACAATTATTTCACTTTGAGGATAATATTTATGTATTAGCTTTATTTGTCTCTCAATTATTGAGCTATCTTTAATATGTATCAAAGACTTTGGCCCATGAGACTTCATCCTTCTTCCTATTCCAGCAGCAGGTATAACGACAGACAGATCTTCTCCCTTTTGATCTACCTGTTGCTCTTTTGCTTTGACTACATTTCTAGACGCTGCTGACATTACGATTCCGCATTAAGTTGATTGAGAGGATTCCTTTTGCAATCTAATTCTATCCCTTATCTTTTCCCAGTTTTTGTGCCATATTTCTGAAGGCACTGTATCTGATGCATTGAATCCTGTTACAGAATATGTTGACAACGGAACAGGTATATGTATAGCAACAAATTTACTTGTAATTCTTAGCCACAAGTCCCAGTCTTCGGCTGTCCTCATAGACTCATCATAAAGACCAACTTGATCTAATGCCTTTTTATTTATAAGAGGAGTATTGGAGATGATGCACTCCTTCTCTATTTCCTCTCTACTGTATGGTCTTCTTAGTTCGAGCATCTGCGTATTATTCTCTATGTTTTGAATTAATACATCAGCATATACAAGACCTATGTTAGAAATGTCTTCTTTAATTATTTCTACAGACATACTAATCTTATTTGGAAGATAAGTGTCATCTGCATCCAGCATGCAAAAGAAGTCAGTTTCATTCCAAAATTTTTGTATTGCTACATTCCTTGCGGCAGATGGGCCTGTAGGAAATGTATTGTATATAGCGTCTATACCTATCTCTTCAGACATTGATTCTATTTTTTGTTTAGAACCATCAGTAGATCCATCATCTACTACGACAACACGTTTATTTCCATAGTCTTGATCTAGAACACTTTGAACTGCACGCTCAACATACATTTCGTGATTGTGACATGGAATTACAACTGTTACGCTTGGAGTACTTGTTCCAGATTTCTTACCAAGTGTTTGCATCCTTGACTCTCCGAAATTCTCTTTATTTTGTCAATAAATAATTCTTCTCTTTCCTCTTCCGTGTCCAAATTTCCACCAGTCATTTTGTAGGCTTTCGTCTGGTACACGTCTCCATTTCCCTCATCTCCTTCTATGGCTAATATCTGTTCAAGATCATCAACTATCGCTGTGTTTATTTTTGAGTAGAAATCTTTTATTGGTATATGTCCAGCATCAAATACGCTTATATAACCAAAGAAATTAGCATTAACCTTATTAGCGGCAATATTAACGCAAAGTCCTCTTGTTAGTGATTTATCATTTATATGTTCGATTGAAAAACTTATGTTAAATCTATTACAAAGTCTTTTTAATCCTATTGGCTGTATAGAAGAATTGTTGTTGATAAATGTTACATGTTTAGGTTGAAGGTCTTGTTCTAATACAGATATCAATGTTTCTTCAACATCTTCCATATCATTACTTTCGCTGATATAAATTATGCATTTGAATTTTATTTTTGACTCTCTTCTTACTGCGAAGACTGGGTCTTTATGTACGTTGGCCCAGTCCTCGTTTCTCCAAAAAACACAATATCTGTCACGAATGACAAAGAACTCATTTCCTTGGTCATCATAGCAGTCATCAACAACGACACCCTTATCTTTGAACTTTTGTATTCTTCCTAACTCACAAGAAGTTTGTGTGTTTTCCTCATAAACTGCGAAAATGCAATTTCTGCACACCGTCTCTGGCGTTTCGGCTTCAGGTGAGAGATGAGATTCTTGCTTTAATGTTTTGTCTAAGAAAGCATCGGGCGGCTCTGCAAATTCATTGGAAAGACGATCATTATCTTCTGACATTATGGTCTTTGTCCCTCTACTAATAACTTATGTTCAAAAGTCTGTTTTTTAATTATCTTTAACCCATGTGTTGACTCTAGATAATGAGCTAAACTAATTACAGTGATAGCGTTTTTTCTGATAAACGGTTCTTCTTCACCATATAGCATAGAATTTATGTCTGCTATACTAATGTCGTGTTCATAAAAAGACTTGCATATAGAATGTGAGTCAGCAGCACCAATAATTATTTTTCCACCATGTCTAAGTTTGCTGACCCAATGGTCTATTATACCTAACACTTCATTTTTACAGAAAAAATTTATAACATCTAATGCTAATATTTCAGAAGCTTCTGCGTCGTCAATGAATTCTGTCAAGTCTGTCATGTTTCCATGATGACAACCTTCAGAAGCACCTAAATGGTTTACATTCAAATATCCACTGAGTGGTGCGCCTCCATATAATAAGTTAACCTTCATCTGATGCTTCCTCGAATAGTATATTCCAATTTGTTAAAAATTTGTCTAAAGAAAATCTTTCTTCTATTGTTTTTCTCGCCGCTTCACCCATTTTTTTTGCTAAAGAATCATTTAAAAGAAGTTCTTGTGTGTACTGACGAAGATCCATTGGGTCATTAGACAGAAATCCATTCACTCCATGTTCTATAATTTCTGGAATCATACAATTATTTGTAGAGACTATAGCACATCCGCAAGACATCGCCTCTAACATAGATGTAGGTATTGGTGATGCTGTAGACGTATTTAGATAAACTCTTGAGTTATCGTAAACAGAAGCCAGTTCTTTAGTATCAGTAGCAGGTTTTGATATTCCGGGATTGTCACCAATAACTTTGACGGGAACGACTTGATTATGAGGAAAGCCAGTAGCGGTTCTCCATAGCGTAAACCCACAGCACCAGTCTCTGTTAGCCCAATCATTAACAACTGACAGGGCAACCTTTTCCCTGTCTAATATATCTGTAGAGCATTTAAAAACATCCATATCAATTCCATGATGGATAACATGATATGGGTTTTCCCACTCCCATGCTTGCCTATTGTATTCTGAAATATACACATTGTAGTCAGCAATCATCTTTTTGCTCTCTGTCAATGCATCTTGATGCAAGGGGTTTGCTGTAGTCGTAGTGGTATGTTCTATATTGATAAGAGAACAGCCTATCTGTCTGGCTAGATCTTGTCCTACCCAAAATTGTCCATACTTATTCTGACTAAGGACAAGGTCTATATCTATGTACGAAGGAACTTCTATATTATCTGGATTAGAATATATGATATGGTAGTTGCTTGGAATTTCCGCATACTGTTCATTCCAGTTTCCTTTTGTAAAGTCTTTTATTGCGAGAGAATAGAAGTTATGGCCTGTCTTACATAAGTTGCTTTCATATCTCTCATGAGTAGGAAAAGTTATTATGTTTAGAGGTTCGCCTTTTTCTCTAGTCGCTTTTCTAAGTAATGTTCTTAATAGCATCTTTCATTTCTTTCCCAACATTGCTCAACGAAAAATCATAAGCCCTATTAATTCCAGAATCAGACTTGCTTTTCCTTTTTTCATGATCTTTGTATGCTTCTCTCATGCATCTCATCAAGTCAAGAACATCAATGTTCCACCAGTTCTCTCTGGCAGAAAACATTGAAGGAAGAGAGCTATTACTCATTCCAAAAACAGGTTCTTGATTATTCTTGACAAGCCATCCATTACTGTCGTCGATAAATTCAGTCATCCCGCCTACATTATTAACGATAGGTGTATTTCCCATAGCCATTGCATCAAAAGCAGGCATGCACCATCCTTCACCAAAAGACGGCATTACAAAACAGTCACATGTCTGATGAACAACCATCATCATTTCCTGACTAAGATTTTGACAGAGAATGAGTTCTTGCTTATAGTCATTTTTGTTTTTATATATTTTAAGTTCTGTTTTAACTGTGTCACACATTTCCTGTACTTTTTGCGAGCATTCAGCGTCTGACATTCCCGAAAGATTCGCCTTTATTAACAGGTGTACATTTTCAGAAGGAGCAAACTCTAAATGAAAAGCCTTGAGCAAAGCTACTAGATTTTTTCTTCGTGTTACTTCACCAACAAAGTAGAAAACAAAATTGTCTTTTAGTTCTGGTAACTGTTGATATAAGTTGTCATATTCTTTTTCATAAACAGAAGTGTCTACTGGAACATGAAACTTTCTAATTGGAATATTAACTCCACTGGATTCAGAAACTTTTCTTGATTGAAAGTTTGCTACCCAAGCTTCATCTAAGAGATTTATCTTTTCTACCCATCCAGATCTTTTTATGCTACTAGTCTCAGTAAAATACAATCCGACGTTCTTCAACTTGCCGTGATATTCCATCTGGTAAGGAAGTATATTTTGAATTACTAATTCACATCCACTGATATCTTTCTTCTCAAGCTCAAGTATTCTTTCTGGAACATCTGCTTGGTTGTTATTCAGTTTTATATGTCTAGGAACAACATCAACATTTGCAGCATCCAAAGCTAGTATGTAATTTTGGGCTGCGTTTCCCCACCCTGTTCCGTCTCTATAGACTCCAACAAATAAAGTTTTCATTTTGGATCAGCGGCCTTTATAAATTCTGGAACATAATCACTAGGATTTGTTCTGATATGCTCCCAATAGTTATTTACTTCACACATTTCTTGGCAGAATTCAATCACCTCTTTAGATGTATAAGGAACTTGCGACCTTCTTCTCTCAGCAAATGCCGAAGATTCATCTAAATTGTATGCACCATTGATTGGAGAAACAGAGAATCCTATGTTGAGGTCTCTAAGCATCCTTTGACATAGATAGCTATCTTTCTTACCTACGTCTCCCCATATATTGCATATGCACCATTCAACAAAGTCTTTCTTAGACAAGTTAGTAGGAATTTCTTGCTGTGGATTATGTGTTCTTGCAGGAGAGTCCCAAGTCTGGTCATGAGGAACTATCTCTACAGTATCAAAGTGGTCTTCCCATTTTTTTGCTGTTTTGTCCCAGTCGTATCTATCTGTTGCGCATTTGTAAGTATTCTTGGAAATACTATCTCTTTCTTCTTTACTTTTTGAAAGTAGAGAATACAACTTTGTAATGAAATCTTCTTCTATTGGGTATGCTCTGTATGTGTGGGTCTCATATTCTCTGAACATAGTGCAGTCGATAGGCACGCCTCCTACATTTCTTACCACAGATGACATTGCAGAATAATCAACAGACATAACTGGCACGCCACAAAAAGCAGCTTCAACTTGTGGCATACCAAAGCCTTCACATATGCTGTACTGAACATAGACATCAAAACAGTTAATAATGTTTGCTAACTGCGAAGATGATATTCCTCCTTGAGTAGAAGGCATAAAAGCTGAAATATTACCCGTTGGAGGACAGACGGTTCTTCCTCCTTTAAAGAATGAAGGGAATGTATACTCACAATCTTTACAGTCGTAAGTCACAAGCACTTTACTACCAACTCCTGATTCCCTTATTAATCTAGGAATGTCCCATCCTAAGTCTGGATAGGTTGTGTGCATGTAAAGATAAGTCTTCTCTCCAATCTCAGGGTATCGTTTCACAAACTCTGCAAATGCCTGAAGAAGCTCTGGGTATAGTTTTCTTTTTTGATTCCTCATGACGGTTCCAATGATGAAAATATCATCTTCAAAACCCATTTCTTTACGAAATTTTTTCCTATCTTGTGGCGGCTTAAATATTTTTCTATCTGCCGCTGGAGAGCATATGTCTAATACCTCAATTAGGCCATTGGTCTCTTCCTCTAAAACTTCTTTTCCATATTCAGAATATGTGAACACGGCATCAGCATCCATATAGGTAGCAAGCCATTCTTCTTGGTTTGGCGCTGAGTCTATAGTAGGCATAATTACCCAATGATAAAAAGGTCTAAAAGGAGACCTTTGCTCAAACTCCATCATCCACCAGTCACGAATATCGCAAACTATGTCTGGCTTAAAGTTCAGACAGACATCTTCAAACCTCCAAGCCCCAAATTGATTCAATGCATTAGACATGTACTGTTGGTGTGCGACAGTATCATTTTCATGAGGAGCATTCCCATAAAACTTCCAAGGAATACCTGCTCTTCTTTTGTCGTCATAAGTTGAATAACAGGCGAACTCAGCAAGTTCGTATTTTCCAGTAGCATACAGTCTGGACATAACCTCCTTCGTATAGATGGAGTATCCAGTATGCATGAAAGATGCTTCTGTACAAAAAAGAATTCTAGGTTTTCTATTCATTAAGATCTTGCCACTGAGGGTATTCAAATTCGTTTACTCTAAATCTGACTTTTTGTGTTTTGTGTCCATCGTCATCAGTATAAGTATCTACTTTTGCAGAACTATGGACAGCAATCCAGTCTCCAACATCAAAGCTGTCAAAGATTCTTTGGCCACCAGAATCCCAAGCCTCAAAGTCTAAATAACTTTTGCGTGTGCCTGCTTCTCCGTTTTTCTTTTCAAATTTTCTCCCAACTTCGAGAGTAAAATTAATTACTGGAACACTTCTTCCGTCTTTTCTTTCAACAACTTTGCGAAGTATTGGCCTAGCAATTTTTCCAACAAAATGACATTTGTTCATGAATACACCCTTACCTAAAATAAAACTAAATACTCAAATTATAACAAGACATAAAGAATGTCCTAGATTTGCGTAACCTCTTTTACAACAAGGCCGTTTCTTTTCTTGTCTCTCTCGCCTTGAATTAAAACCGTATTTCCTTCTTGCAGTAGGCCTTGATATTCAGACCATTCTTCAGGAAAGCATACTACACTGTCAACAACGCATGAACCATCAGAAATAGACATAAATGCCATCTTAGATCCGGGATTCTTGCCGTTTTTTGTGGTTATCTCATTTGATCTAACAATTTCTACGCCCATAACAATGTAACCAGACTTGCCATCCAAAAATTCTTTGCAGGTAGTATTAGACTCTACAGATTTTTCGCAAGCATCAACCTTGTTGCAAGTAATAGATATTCCGAGATGCTTCTTTTCATTCCAAGCAATCTGTCCTGCGCTATCATCAAGACTATGTGGAGGATTGTCTAAAACTTTAATCAAGTCATTCAGAACATCTACACGCTTGTAATTGCTACATCCCCCACCCTGCTTCTTTGGAAAGGCACATGCACCAAGAGCATCTTTCAGAGTGTCCCATTTTTCTCCCTGCATCCATTCTCTTTCCTTGTCCGTCAACTTACCCCAAATCTCAATCTCATAAAGCATTCTGTTTCTTGACACACCAAAACAATCCATAGCACCAGAGCAAATCATTGCCTGATTTGCCATAGAGTTTATTTTTTTTGAGTGATGAATTAAGAATGTTATCCAATCCAAATTTTCTAAGTTATCTACAGATGAGAAATTTTCTATTATCTTTTCAACGGCTGATTCGCCTACGCCTTTTATGTCAGATAAACCAAAATATATATGGTTGTCTTTTATGTAAAATGTTTTCTTCTGATGTTTGATGTTAGGTGTTCTAACTTCTATTTCGCTTATTTTTGCATCAGATACAAGTTCATATATTTCTTCATGACTATTTTGCTTCCAAGCAGAACCTATAAGGTATGAACAAAAGAATTCGACAGGAAAATGTGCTTTGCAGTATGCAGACCAATAGGCATTTTTTGCATAACTAACAGCATGAGACTTGTTGAAAGAATATCTTTGAGATTCTCTAATCCAGCCGAATATTTCCTTTGCTTCTTCTTTAGATACTAATCCTTTGCTATCGCATCCCTTTAGAAATTGCCCTTCTACTTTGGACATAACATCGGCTTTTTTCTTTCCAATCGCTTTCCTTAAAACATCTGCCTCTTGAAGGCTGAACCCTGCTAAAGATTGTGCTATCTGCATGGCCTGTTCTTGATATACCAAAACGCCATAGGTTTTATTCAATATTGGTTCTAACGACTCATGAAAATACTCTATGCTCTCAAGACCAGCTTTACGATCAACATAACGCTGAGTCATGCTTTTAGGTGGATTTCCACTTACTGCCCTGAGACATCCCGGTCTAATAAGGCTTACGAGTGCCGCTAAATCTTCAATGCTGTTTGGCTTTAACCTTTTTGACCATTCTTTTCCAAGCTGGCTTTCTAGCTGAAAGACACCTTTTGTTGCGCCTTCATGAAAAAGCTTCCAAGTAGCAGGGCATTCCAAATTTATCTTATAGAAGTCAATAGTGCCTTCTAAAACACAACCGCAATCAAAATTAATCATCTGAAAAAGAGCCTTCCATTTTAAGACGAGCTTCTTTTCCATCACTACCAGTCAAGTTTCTCTGCATTTGAAGAAGCCTGATGATTATTCTTGCTGTATTCATTACGTCTTGTAATGCGTCATGTGCATTCTCAATATCTGCTTTTGCAAATCCCAGCCACTCACAAACTGAAGTTAACTTCAATGATTTAAGATTCGGATTGTTTTCAGTCCAAAACCACATATGGTGCATAAGATCAAATTTGTGTATAGGATTAAATAATTTTTGTTGTCCTCTGTTATCATTATACGGGCCGTATTTTTTGCAGTATCTATCTACAATTATCATGTCGTATCCAAGAATATTATATCCAGCAGGAATAGGTGCCATATAAGTACCTATATTTCCTTTAGATTTGTTATGCTTGTTTACCCAGTCTACAAATTGGCCCCATACAATTTTTATATCTGGCGCTTGCTCAAGCTGTTCTAATGTAAAGCCCGTAACCTCCAATGCTCCTTGTTCTACCCTATCTAAATTTTCTGGTCTCGCCATAGATTCAAATGTGTCTATTATTTTCAGATCCCACCTATTGATAATGCAAGCTCCGATTTGTGTTATTTCACATTCGTTAGGGTTTGCGCCTCCCGTTTCAAAGTCAAAGACGCAAATTTGGTTATAGGTTCCCATTATATTTCTCCAATATCATATTTTGAACGCCATGAACCTTATCTAGTAAAGCAATACCAAGTATGTCAAACTTTACATGACCCATAGCCTCTAAGTCGTTCATTTCCATTCCGGCAATATTTTGTCCTGTTCTCTTATCGTATAAGATGGGACATATCTCATTTAATGGCTCTTGTGCTATTACAATTCCGGCTGCATGTTTAGACTGAGATCTATTTGTGCCTTCAAGCCTAATTGCTTGCTCGAATCTTTTTGCCATACTTCCTTGCAATTTTCCGTTTGCATCTTTATAACACCAATTCTCAAGTTCTTTAGAATTATTTTCTAATGCCCATCTTATGATACTAGCCTCTCCATCTTCTCTCATCTCTTCTAGCTGATCTGATATTTCTGCTTCATCTGGAATCCATTTGGTTATTCGATTCATTTCTTCAAAACCACATGCTGAGTGAACACGAAGAACATCTTTAAGAACACTTCTGCCTTGCATTCTTGTGTAAGTTAATATTTGAGCTACTCTGTCAGAGCCAAATCTATCTTTGATGTATTGTATTGTGTCGTCTCTTTTTTGAATTTCAAAATCCATGTCAACATCAGGCAAACTAACACGGTCTTTTGTATTTCTTCCGGCGTTATAGAACCTCTCAAAATAGAGATCGTACTCTATTGGATCTACATCAGTAACTCCTAGTAGATAAAGAACAAGACTACCAGCAGCAGATCCTCTTCCTGCACCAACTATTTCTCCTCTGTCTCTTGCTGCATTAATGATGTCATGAACAATAAGAAAATAGTCATTTAAATCAGCACCTGTAAGAACTTCTAATTCTTTCTTAAACCTATCGCCATATTGTTTTTTTCTTTTCTTGTACTGTTCTTCAGTGATATATCCGCATCGCTTTATAGAATCTTCGATCTGTTCTTCTCTTTTCTTCCATCCATCACGACACAGCTTTGTAAGATAATCTTCCGATGTCATACCATCGGGACAAGGGAATTTGGGCAACCTTGGTTTTCCAGTGATATCATATTCTTCACACATGTCAGCTATGACGCACGTGTTGTTTATCTCCTCGTCAGTGTGTATCTCTTTCATTTCTTCAAGGCTAGGTATGTGGTAGTTAGATGACTTAAAAAATATTGATAATGCAAAGTCCTTGTCTCCCCTCATCTTATTATCTACATCTTGAAGCGTTGTCTCTAACTTATTGCATAAAAGAACACGTTGGTCATATGCGTCTTCACGTCTAGCATAATGTGCGTCTGGAGTTGCCACAGGAGGTATTCCAGTTTTTTTGCTAACGTACCTCAACGCCTCTGCTACTACTTTAGCTGCTGGAAAAGAATTTTGATCAATAAGCTGAATCTCAATAAAAAAGTTTTCTTCTCCAAAAATGTTTTGATATTTGGTTGCAAGACTGCAAGACAACTCATACCAGTTGTCTCTGACTAAAGACTTTGCTTCTTCGTATGTTGAGCAATTGTAAGCTTGATATGGGTCAGAGAAGATGATGTTGGCTAAGTCACTTCCTGCGTGTCCACTAAAGGCTATAAGATTGCCATCAGCAAAATTAGACAATCTTTCTAAATCAAGTCTGGGTTTATAATGAAAATTTTCTGGCTTATTGGACTCAGAAGTTGCCTGTAGTAATCTTTTCCATCCTATTTCATTTTTAGCCAAAACAACTAGATGGGTAAGTTTTTCTCTAGGTGGCTTTTCAGATATGTCTTTAGATAGATAAAATTCGCAACCAAGTATGGCTTTCTTTCCTTTTGACTTCATTGCATTGATGAAAGATACGGCACCTCCAACATTTCCATGATCTGTTAGTGCAGAACCTTCAAGACCAAGTTCTTCACACCTTTTTGCAATGTCTTTTGGCTTACTAAGTCCATCTAAAAGCGAATAATGACTATGTACATGAAGAGGAAAAAACCTCATACCAACCTCTTAATTTCTTCAATAATTTTGTCAATTTGTCTTTGTCTTTTATAGTTCCCGAATAGACCTTTGTCTTCTTCGGTATCAACAAGTCTTCTCAATATCAATCTTAAATTTTTAAGATCATAGCACATTTTAAAAATAGCAGTACCCATTATGGGCTTACCTTCTCTGCTTAATTCTAAAATTTGGTCTAGTTGCTCATCGCTTAATAACTTCATTAGCCCGGAGCCTCATAATAATCAAAATGATGATTTGGATTGATGTCTTCTACCAAAGAGGCATTCATTCCCTTTTTTCTAATTTTGTTTGCAACATATGAACATATTGTGTGTGGATTACCAGTCTTTGGGTTTATCTCCCCACTAGGATGTTCGTTTTTGCCGAAATGACAAATTCTAGTACATTTCCAAGATTTCTTTAATGATGGAACTTTCGTTCTTTTTATTTCTTGGAACCTTTTCTTTATCATTTTTTTTGTGTCTTCCATATCATCTTTTGTGAAAGAAAGAGTATATGGGCCACCATCTTTTATAAAAAATATAGTCATTATAAACTGTTCTATATCAGGATATATTTTTGACAGAGCGTAATGATAAATTCTTAGCTGTGGGTCAGTTGTAAGCTTCTTATAAGTCTTCTCTTTGCCAGTCGCCCAGTCTAGTCTCCTTCCTGTTTTCCAATCTATTACTTCATAAATCCCCGGTCTTACTTCAGTAATTAAGTCAATTGTCCCTTTCATAGATAATTTACCAGAAAGAGCCTCACCACTCGGCAGTTCATATTCATAGTTAGACCAATCTTCATCTATTTCAAAATTAAACGCTCCTTCAGGTTCAACTATATTTCTTTTTCGTGGATCAAATGCTCCATTGCAATATTCAATAGCGTCCCAACTCCATTTTCTACATTCTTTAAAATGTCTAGGTTGCCAATGATGAAGTGAAGACTTAGTGTAATGATCTATGCTTCTTTCAATAAGCTCTTTGATATATTCATCTGTATACATATATTCATAATCAACCGTCATCTCTCCGAAAGCGTCATCAACGAAAGTATTTGTTTGGTCTTGATGGCATTTTTTTGCCGCCGCAAGACATTCCATCACTTTGTGGACTATTGTTCCTTGTTCTGCCTTCTGACCTGAAGGTGAAGAGTGACCAAGGACATAGGTTAAGTAGTAGGCATGTGGACACATGCTGTATTGATTGTATGAGCTTGATCTGAAATATGTGATTATCATTTATTTTCTTGCCCTTGCAACATATCCATCTTGTGCAGTAGGAGCAGGAACTTTCATTGGCTTTGGTATATCGACGTTATTTACAATAAAATCTTTTTCTACCCACCCCCATTCAGCGAGTGCGTCATAAACTATCTTATTCGTCTCTTTGACAGCTAAATTTTCATTGTTTATTACCAAATCAAAGTTATTCCAATCGTAGTTTTCTTTTTCTAAAGCAAGCTCACTCTCATGTTTGTCTTCAGGACTTTTCACTCTTGTCAGCCTTATTACTTTACCTCCATTTTTCTGTATTGCCTCTACTTCATTAGGAAATCTAACATCAGTAAATATTGCAAGTTGAGACCCATGAGATAATGCCATTTTTATTCCACAGTCAGCCCAAACGTCAGGGTAAATTCTTCTAAAGAAGTCTGTCCCTACATATTGCATGACCTCCCTAGCCGTCATCTTCTTGCTTTTGAGATTTGTATTGGGCGTAGGAAGGTCGCGCCAATAAATATGAGTCTCTGTGTTCTTTTCTTCATCAGTTCCGTAGCATTGTTCATGCGTTAGGCCAAGTATGTCAATGCATACATTTCGTTTCAAAACATCTGCAAATGAGTAGTCTTTTATAAATGGCCACAACTGATCAATAGCCCATCCTACAAATTCATCATCTGTTCTTGTAACATCGAACTCTCCCCATACTATCTTCTCTTCGCCTTTCTCGACGATAAGAGAAGGAACAACAAGATTTCCATTATCTCCCATTTGGAATTTTTCAATCATTTTAAGAGAGATCATTTCCATTCCATAGAGAAAGTTACAGGTGGTATTTTTGCCGCTCTGCTTCCTGCCAGATATCCCAAGTATTTTTGTCATATTACACTCACAGCCTTGTTTAATATTGGTTCAATATCTTTTGTAATGTCATCAGTATTCATGTCGCCAACGTCTGTCTTGATCTTAGGAAAGTATAATCTAAATATACGCCCGCACTTTTCTTTAATTTTTTGAGCAGACAAAATTCCCGCCTTATCGTTATCGGTCATTACGATTATGTTCAATGCTCCAGATCTCTCCAGTATTACCATCTGCTCTTCAGATAATTCAGTTCCGAACATTGCTACAGAATTATGTATACCGTTTTCCTCTAACTTCCACACATCTCCCGGCCCTTCGACCAAAATCACTTGCTTGCTTTTGTAAATATCTTCTTTCGCAAACCAAAAATTATATAAGCAATGATTTGCTCTAAACCCAGAGGTGTGAATCCATTTGTTCTTAGGATCTTGCCAAGTTGCTCTGCCGGTTAAACCTATTGCGTGCGTATATTCATCATTATAAATTGGAACAACAGCCCTGCCTTTGAATCTTCCATTACTACTAAGTCCAACATCATACTTGTCTAGTATGGATTTACTGTATCCCCTGTCTATATAGTAGTTGCATGGTATTTTCAATCTTTGTCTTATTAATGATCTAGGGAATATGCCTTCTTGCTTCTGAGGTTCTCGATCTAAATATGCATCTACAGACCAATCCTTTTTAATTACGACAATACTATCATCATTTTTTATCTGTTCAATTGGTATTCCTAGAAACTCTGTTGCCCAGTCTACTGTTTTGAACCAATTTTTGCCAAATTGTTTAACTCCCCTAATCAAACCTAACAAGTTATCTTTGCATTCTTTTTCACAATGCTGCGATCTACAAATCCAATTGCCTTTTAGTCCATTCTCAAGCTCTTCTATATACAAGTTCCATGCGGTACTATTGTCTCCTTCGTGAACAGGGCAATTTCCAACAATCATCTTGCCTGAGTATCTAAATTCTATATTCAATGCTAACAGCATATCGTTCAAATTTTGAAACAAAAGCTCCTGTATTTTTCTTAATACCTCTTGATCAAAATATAAGTCTTTATTTTGTTTCTTCATTAGACGGTTTTCCCATAGATACTTGCTCATCCCCATCGACGCTCATCTTCGGAGGATTAGATCTAGCAGACTGTGTACTCTGTCTAAGATTATCTCTAGTATCTTTCTCAATTACTCTTGCAAACTTACCAACCATATACATATTAATGTAGTTACCTCCTGATAACCCTCCTCCATGTCGAGCTTTAATTACTACAAGCTTTCTGTTCCCATTTTCTTCTCCGTCATCTTGAACAATTTCTTCTTCTGTTTTTGGTTTAAATATTGTTAGATTAGACGTAAGCCATACAACACGATCAGAACCAGAGACAGCGGCAGTGCTTTCCTTGTCAATTCCATCTCTATTCAATTGGATAAATGTTACGATAGGGAGATTATTCCTAACAGCAAAATTGTGGAAAGTAGTGGCCATGAATCCAAGTATCTGGTACTCCTGCATTGAGGAAGTAATTCCTTCTCCAGACATCATCTTTAAGTAGTCATAAATTATTAAGCAATCATTTGTATTTCCGTTCTCGTCATAACCGACAACCTTATGAACCCATCGTCTCATGATGGATATAGTTTCTTCAAAAGGTCTTCCAGATATATTTAGGTAGTGTAAAGGTATTTCAAGAGTTTTTGCTGAATCTCTTACGGACTGTTTTTTCATTGTATTAGTAACATATGTACCAGTCTCAATCTCATTGATCGGCACACTAGCTTTATTTGCTAAAATTCTTACCCAATGGTCTTCAGTCGTCATTTCCGTATCCAGATACAATACTGGTATACCAAGCTTTTCAGCGACATGAACACCGATGTTGTCGGCAAGCATACTCTTCCCTATGCCAGTTCTAGCCCCAATCATATTGACAGATTTTCTTCTAAACCCTCCACCAATGGCAGAGTCATAATGAGTAAATCCACTACTAATACCTACAGTGTCGGTTGGATTCTCTTCGATTGTATCTAAGAATGTATCAATTCCATCGTGTATCAGAGTCGGATCGTTTTGTCCATCATCAGAAACTAAGCTCGCAAAATCAAAAATCCTTTGCTCTGCCAAACCAATAATGTGGGCTATTGGTTCTTCTCCCTTTAGTTCGGATATTTCTTTTTGGCAATCGCTAAGTTGTTGATTAAGAAGTCGTATAACATGTAGCTTCCTTATTTTCGCTGCCCATCCCCTAACATTCTCAAGATTAACCGGAGTATTTAGTGCTGCTCTAACGATTCTCCAATCATCTTTTGCAAAATGTTTATCGACATTTAACTCATTTGCTATAGCTAACAATGAAGGCTTATCAATGTTTGACATCTTCTTAACTTGAAAGCCGTGGAAAAAACACTTAAATAAACACTGGTGCGTTAAGTCAGTGAAAGTGTCTTCCTGTAAGAAATCTACTACATCTATATATGCGTCTTGTCCGTGTTGAAAAAGACCTGCTAAAACTACCCTTTCAGCCGATACATCTGTGTGTATTTCCATCATTTATCCCTTCTTTCAAACACTCTCTTAGGCGTAGTGCCTAAGTGCGGATTATTTTTGACTGAATCCTCTTTAGCTATTGTCCCGTCATCTGTCCATCCCAATTCACGATTGCCTTCACTTGGTATTTGCATTGGCTCTCTTTTTGCGATTCTACCGACATCGCCTTTAATAGGCTCGTCTCTATCTCTCATCTTAAACTTTTCATATTTTTGTGGAGGAGTATCAACATCCTTAAAGCTAATTTCACTATCGCTATCTTCGGAAACAATATTTTCGTCAGTCAGATTTTCACCAGTTAACATTTGGTGAGCCTGTGAGACTAAAGACCAGTCGTTCTCTTCGTAAGCTCGCTTCAAAATATCTGGAATAGACATGTTAATTCCTTTTCGTTTGTTGAAGTTCTAAAAGTGTTTTGCACATGTAATTTATCCTTGCCGGTATATACTCCAGCCTATCTATTACTTGCTTTGCCTTATTTTTTATTTCAAGCAATTTCTTTGCGTAACCGTTGTCCTTTATTGCCATCATTTTCTTCTCAGCAAAAGGCGTATATTGCCCACCATAATTATTAACTTGTCCACAAATAATAGCATCAATATTGCTGTCAGCCCAACTAATACGCTGATTATTTCTATTAATCTGATGCTGAATATATAAAGTTTGTTGAGAAAGGATGAAAGCGTATTCACCACACTGCTCCGCACTAAGCTTTCTTAGCTGCTCAGATTTCATACTAAAGATATGTGTTGTCTCTTCAGTATTAGTTGTCGGTATAATTCCGAGTGATTTTTCAAAATCATCAAGAATTTTTTCTACTTCAGCAAGCCTGTTATCTACCTTTAACTCGCTGTTTCCATTCGTCGTCTGATTCGTCATATGGAAGTTCCACAATTCTAATATTGTTAATTTCACACCACTCAACCTTCTTGCGGTCATTGTGTGTGTATTCAAAAAATCCTAATTTGCTACCATGAAAATGTGCAACAAATTCATAATGTTGTCTTCCGTGACATTCTATGATTAATTTTCTATCTGGAAGATAAAAATCTGCTCTGAGATTTCCTGTTCCCGGAAGAACCACTTCTTCTAGAAGAATGTCTAGTGGATATATTTTTTTAAGAAGTGATCTAGTTCTTTTATGTAATTTTGAAGCATTCTTCTGTTCTTTCTTCAGCTTATGTTTTTTGGGGAATTTGTATTCCCTTCCATCAAAACCTGTAACTTTCAAAGTAATACATCCTCAAGTTGATCTATTCTCAAGTTGTAGCAATCAGCCTTTACAACGAACTTATTAGACCCATCGAGTTGTCCTTTAAGAAGCTTTCTTCCTTTTCTAAAGTATTCATTTCTATCAATTCTTCCACAGATCCAAGCTCTCTTCCAATCATTTGGTTTAGACTTATTCCATTCTATCCTAACAAATATGTACTCAGTACATTTTTGATGTGTGCTAGTGCTTGCGATTGAACAATCATAGAACCCTTTAGGTCTTGAAGTGCATCGTTTTGTCTTTACGTCTATCAATCTGTGACCAACTATGATGTCATAATCGTAATGATCTACAATTTTTCCACCAATATATTCATTGACTACTTCTTCTCCTATAAATCCAGCTATGTTACCCTGACCAGAAGTGATTGAGTTTCTGATGCTACCCATCTTTCTTGATCGCAGTATTGCACGATTGATCATGTCTTGTTTTATTTTGACTTCTATCATGTCAACATGCTCTTTATTTCTTTCTCTAGTATCGAAAGCCATTCAGGATTTTCTCTCAGAAGATTAGACAACTTTTCTTGACCTTGAGCTTTGCATCTTTTTTGAGTTTCTTCATCCCATTCCTTAGCATCTAACACATCTAAATGTTCTTGCATGAAGTTACATGTGTACCAGCCTTTTCCTGTTATGAAACCCAACTTTTGCCCAAGTGTTACCAGTTCCGTAATTTCATCAATACCTTTACCATATCTTAAATATGAAGTGATTTTTCTTCCCGGAGGTACTATGGCTGTTGATTCTGTAATCCAAGTGATTATTTGTCCTACAGGTGCCTCTTTTAAATCGTCTATTTTTTTTGACGAAGAAGCAAACCATTTTTCTACCTTTGACGCATGCATTTTTATGTCTACTGCATATGCAATTTTTCTTCCACCACTTTCAACCTTTGTCTTTCCATAACCGCTGATATTTGCTATGAGGTGAGTAATGGCAATGACTATGTTTCCATTTACCGGAAGCAGATTGGCAACCCTCCTGCAAAATTGTGATACTACTTTCGCACCCGGCGCTCTGTGTGCTTCTCCCATTTCTCCTTCAAGTTCTTTTTGAGTTATTAGTTGAGAAACAGAATCAATAATAACTAAACATCCCGGATCATCTTTTAGAATTTTTTCTGCATAACTCAAATATTCTTCTGCTGTTAGTATTCTCCCTTCTCCGGTTTTCTTGTCGTAGTAAGATTGGACAGAGAAAAACTTGTCCATCTTCAAGTTTGGTATGCCTTCTAGGTCTCTCTGTTTTAGTCTGCCCTCAATATTTAAGTAGTATACATTTCGTTCTCCGTGTTCCTTACTTTGACATTTAGCAGCGAAGTGCAATGCGCTAGTTGTCTTTCCACACTTAGGCTCTCCTGTAAGAGTGACCCAGCTACCTTCAGGGACTCCTCCTCCGAGTATAATGTCAACACATGGACTCCAAGGAATGATTTGCTTTTCTTCTTCAAGAATAGCGTCACCAGATATCAAAACGTCTTTGCCAATGATATCTGCTATTTCTTTTGTTTTACTCATTTTCTGTTTCTTCCAATAGAGCTAATATGTTTTTACTGCCCGTTGGTTTTCTTGGTTTATCTGTTACTGACTTTCTAGGGCTTATTTGAACTTCTTTTGACTCTTGATACTGAATATGTTTCTGATTAGTATCTAATATTTTTTTCAAATTACCAGACTTTTTAAAAATACCAAAAGAGTAAACGCTCCGACATCTTTTGTCTCGGAGCGTCTTTAATATAGCGTGTGGGCTATATTCTTTAAGTAATCGGTTTACAAGAACAACCTGATACTGAAAGTCTTTCTTCCAGTCTTCGTGATTCCAAAAGTTCTCTGGTAAATCTATATTCTTAGATTTTGCTATAAGATAGAACAACGCTTCAGTAATATATTGTGCGGCAGTTACATAACTATTACTATATATTGACCGAAACTTACTCTTATCTGACTTTTGCCTTGCCATGAATTAACTTATCCAAATTATCCAAATCATCAATAGTCAAGCGGTCATTTCGGAATCTAGTTACCTCTGGCACTCTCCACCAAGATTTCATAACCGTTCCACCGTAGACTTTTCCAATAATAATATAGTTGTCTTGGCTCTGATCTTCTCCAAACATTAAGCCAACGCCACGAGTGAACACATACTGATCTGCATCGTGGCCTACAACTTCCGTGTGATCTCTAAACCTAATTCTTAATTCTTCTATACAAGCTTCATTTTCACAGCAATACTTTTGAAGACTTAGCCATCCCTCAGTATCATTCAGGTAAGCTGTCTCATCATTATCTAAAGCGATCTCAGCCCATGTATCATTTTCCATCTTTTCTGGACTGTAAAAGTTCTTCAAACCATATTCTGTTAAGCAAGACTTGCTCTCTTTATTTGCATCCTCAGTCATTTCTTATCCTATGAATTCTGTCGCTTGTATTAGATCGTGCCTCTTCTGTATTAACTGCACTTCTGTGTTCGTCTGCTAATTCGCTTGCTTCTTGTGTCATTACCACAACGCCATACTCTTCATTGCGAGATAACAGATTACCAGCCTTATGCCCACCAGAGTCCTCTGATTTTGCCGTGGCAATATTCTCTTGACCCTGTTCCCCCTCGTCAAGTGTATCTAGATAAGATTCGACAGTCTTAGGGCCAATGCCATCAAGTTTACTAGCGATTTCTTGACTTGTCAAGTGTTTGTGTTCACGAATGTAAAATTTTTCTATGTCACCTAGTGTTTTTTTAGGCATTTCTGGACTCCCGTTGAGCATTGTGTAGCCAAGCAGGATTCCTGCTAGACAAAAACTGTTTATAAAAATTGAACGACTTAAAAGAAACTTCAACTAAATTCCAAACATATTTACCCCTATGTTTTGCAAACTTGTTTGAGCTTCCTTCTGAATACATTCCCCAAGGATTGAAAAGCTCGCCGGTACTGCCAACCTTTACATAATACTTGTGTCTTTCACCCGCCTCACTAACTATCACTACTGATTTAGCAAGACATTCTTGGCTATCAGCGTCTACTTCAGTAAGACCTTCTGCATATCCTATTACGGAAGAGGTAGTTCCAGCAGAATCTAGAACCTCTCCTTTTTGTTCTTTTGAAGAATTGATTTTATGTATATGTTCCATGTTATTCTATTCCGTTCTTTTGGCTATTACATTGACAGCGCCTTCTTCATACTCAATGTCTTGCACTTCTACCATGCCCTCTAGTTGACCAACTGCAAAGTCACCAACTACACCAACAGAATGTGTTTCATTACAGCAAGATAAAGATATATCAGTTTTTTTGAAAGTGCTTGGGTCATGAACCCAAATGTCAACTACTGGAGATTTACACTTTTTGCAGGACAATACTATGTGGTGGTCTTCCATAATGCTTTACATTCCTTTAAAAATTTATCCATCTTTTTTTCCGATTCTTCTTCAGTCATTCCATCAAAGTACAAAACTAGATGTCTGACATTAGACTCTGTTTGTTTTTGAGTTCCGTCTGGATTGATCTTATACACAAATCCGTTTATTGAAAGCCGGGCTTGATGCGGTATTCTATCCATCTTTAATCCATTTTGCCTTTTCTTTATCTGTCATCTTGTGTATTTTCTTCATAGACAATTCTTTTTCTCTTTGTTCATTTGCCTTGTCTACGATGTCGTCATAACTCATTGGCTTGTCTGTCTTCACTCTTACCATACCATCTGGAAGATCCTTAGAGCTTGGAATTCTTTTCGTTTTATTCTTTGCATGAATAGCCATCTTGTGGTCATTAGAAAGCGTTTCAGAGTTACGTTCTGCAAGATGACCTAGATTTTTTATTTCTGAAGAGGCTGCTCTGACAGAAAAATGAGGAGCCTGCAAAATTACCTGTTTGACTTCAGGGTTTCCTTCACAACACGGTTCGTCAAGTTCAAGATCAGAAACAGTGTCTGGTTTTGCCTCATTGAATCGTTTGTAGACTTCGTGAACCTCTCCACATTTTTGGCACTCAAAATCGTATGTAGGCATCTTCATTCCTTTATGTAGACTGGAGAAACATAAATTGTTCCGTCCTCTAGCTTCTGTAAGTTGTACAGATTCTTGGAGCCAGTATATTCTTCTTTGGGCTTGCTATAGACATAGTATATTAAGAAAGTTTGAAAAATTACTATGCCAGTTATGACTGACCAAGCCAACTTCTTATTTTTATTATAAAGAGCAGAAAGTATCATGACCACAAATATTGTGCCTAAAAACTTAAAAGACATAAACAAGGCAACGCTATCGTCATTTTTTTCTATCAAGAACACACCAATAGGATTCTGTTCTATATCTAATAAAACTTCATGTATTTTTATAGACCAGTACATATCAATAGAAGATACTACTGCTATATAAATAATCATAATGTAATAAAAGATCTTAGAAATCATCTTCTATGTTTCCACTAGAGTACTCAGTCACCCTTGTCTCAAAAAAGTTTTTGCATTTTTCTAGATCAATTATTTCGCTCATCCAAGGAAAAGGATTCTTTGCATCTTTGTATGGAGAATCCATATTGAGATTGACTAGCCTTCTATTCGCTATGTATTTTACATAGTCTATAAACATATCAGAGTTTAGTCCGAGTATTCCGTTTGGCAAAACATCTTTTGCGTATTGAACTTCAAGCTCGATTGCTTTTTCAATGTGAGACATAGTCTCTTGCTCAAAAGACTTGCTCCACACTTTTGGGTTGTCCTCTCTAATTCTGTTGATTAGGTTGGTTCCGAATTTGATGTGTAAACTTTCATCTCGTAATGTGTATTGAATTTGCTCTCCAATTCCCGGCATCTTGTTTTGTCTATTAAGAGAAAGAAGCATAGCAAAACCTGAAAAGAAGAATATTCCTTCACAAATTACATAGTAAGTAATTATGTTTCTTAGGAACTCTTTCTTTCCTTCAATAGTATTTATGTTGAAGTTAGGCCTATTTATGTCTGTACTAATTTCCATAAGAAAGTCATCTTTGACTTTGATGCTAGGTATAGATAGATAAGCCTGATAGACTTCATCAATATCTAAACCCAAAGAATCGCACACATAAACAACGGTAAGGTTATGCAGGCTTTCTTCATAAGCCTGTCGCAATATATATTGTCTACACTCAGCATCAGTAACAAACTTAAATATGCTTAGTAGTAAGTTATTAGCCACTAAAGACTCTGATCCAGCAAAAAACCCAAGACACCTTTTGACCATCAGTCTCTCATCATCAGACAGTTGGGAAGATCTCCACTGTTCAATATCCTTTGACATTGGTACTTCTGTTGGCATCCAGTTATTTGCTGCTCCATCTAAGAACAGTTGCCAAGCCCACTTGTTTGTGTGCGGAAGAATCTGATTTACAACTGAAACCTTGTCTGAAATTATTTCTTTACTTTTTTTCATCCTGCAATCTCTCAATAATTTTTTGTAGAAGGTCTTTTACTTTTTCTGCTTCTTCTGGTTTAAGTTCTAATATGTATCTCAATGGAGAAGTTCTAGATTGTCTATGCTCACTGAACTTCATTGGCAACTCTCACAGTCTGGATCAAGTATTGAACATGCTTTGACGTTTCTTAGATCCTCTTCAGGCACTTCTTCTTCTACAATGTTTTGCACGGTTGACTTTTCTACTCTGGTCGCCGCTTTGCTTCTCAAATAATACGTTGTCTTTAATCCTTTTTCCCAACAATACATATACATATCATTAAGAAATTTAAGACTACTGGCCTTGTTGTATAAATTCAATGATTGACCCATATCAATCCATTTTTGTCTTGCTGAAGCAGCATCTATTAATACATTATAATCAATATCAAACGCAGTCAAGAATTCTTCTTTAATATTTTTTTCAATAGATAGTAAAGAAATATCTCCATCTACTTCTTTAAGTGCATCAACAAGTTGATTGCACCATATTCCTTTCTTTTTGGCTATTTCAACAAAGTGTTCATTCACCATAGTAAACTCCCCACTTAATGTTGAATAAACATAAAGCACAGAGTAGTCAGGTTCAATAGACTGAGAGCATCCTTGTATGTAAGATATAGTCGCTGTAGGAGCGATTGCCATGACATTAGAGTTTCTGACACCATGATCTTCGACATGGCTTCTCACTTTATCCCATTCGAGATTCTCAAGCGTAGATGCTTGATAAGTATCGGTAGATTCTCTTTCGTTCATCATTGAACAGTAGGTATCAATCGGAAGGTTTCCTTTGTACCATTCTGATCCTACATAAGAAGGGTACTGGCCTCTTTCTTTTGCCAGCTTCGATGAGGTAAGGATTGCGTGAAAAGATATAAACTCTTGTATAGAATCGCAAAGAGATACGGCCTCCTGAGAGTTGTATGGGATTCCTAATTTATGAAGGACATCGTGTGTACCCATCACCCCTAAACCAACAGGCCTGTTTCTTAGATTAGAATTTTTAGCCTCTTCTGTAGGGTAAAAGTTCAAGTCAATAACATTGTCGAGTCCTCTAATCGCAACATTAACTGTTTCCTCAAGCTTTTTCCAATCAACAGTCCTTACCTTCAAATGATTTGAAAGATTGATACTGGCTAAGTTGCAGACTGCTGTTTCTCCTCTTTGCTTGACGTTACCGTTTTCATATGTTGTAGGCTTGGTATGTAACAAAATTTCTGTGCAAAGATTTGAAGAATGAACAACACCTTCATGCTTGTTGCTATACCTAATATTAGAAGCATCTTTGAAGGTAATCCAAGGATGGCCAGTTTCATATAAAGACGTGAGTATCTTTTTCCACAGGTCTTTGGCATTGATGATCCTGAAGTTGTGAACTTCCCCATCGTCTGCCATCTTTTTGTACTTCTCGTAGTATTTTGTGAATTCTTTTCCATATGTTTCATGCAACTCTGGACATTCTTTAGGATCAAACAAATACCAATCTGACTCTTTTTTGGCGGCGATAATAAAATCATCACATACCCAAAGAGCAGTATTCATGTCATGACATCTTCTTCTGTCATCTCCAGTATTTTTTCTGAGATCGAGAAACTCTTCAACATCCATATGCCAGACTTCTAAGTAAGCACAGCCAGCACCTTTCCTCTTTCCTCCTTGATTAACACCAACAAGAGTATCGTTGAATATTTTTAACCAAGGAATAAGTCCAGAAGATATTCCATTTGTTCCTTGAATATGAGAACCAGTAGATCTTACAGGAGTCCAATCAACTCCTAAGCCGCCAGCGTATTTAGACAATCTCGCTTGACCATGAATAGTACCAAATATTCCGTCGATAGAATCATCGACTGTACTTAGATAACAAGAAGAAAGCTGAGACCTAGCAGTGCCACTGTTAAACAATGTTGGTGTAGAAGGGCAGTATCTGAAAGAAGATATCATTTCATATATCTCTATCGCTCTTTCTTCCTTGTTTTCCTCATTAATGCACAGCCCCATAGCCACTCTCATCCAAAATGACTGAGGTGCCTCCATCCTTCTACCTTCAATATGAATGAAGTATCGGTCATATAGAGTCTGTATTCCTAAATACTTGAATTGAGAGTCTCTTTTTGTATCAAGTTTTTCAGCCAGAAGTTTCAAATTAAAGCTTAGAAGTTTCTCACTAAGCCTTTTTTCTCTGACTAATTTTTTTATGTTTTGTATAAAAGACTTCTTATGTTGAAGATCGAATGTGTCTGAGTCAACAGTTTCGCCAAATACCTCTTTGTATATATTATTCAGAAGCATCCTAGCTGCGATTTTTGAGTAGTTAGGCTCTTTTTCTATCTTAGACCTTGCAGACATAATAAGAGCTTTGTCAATTTCAGCCGTGGTAATTTTGTCATATAATTGAAGGCTTGCATCTAGTACAACTTCACTTACAGACACATTCTCAAGATTAGATGATGCTCTCTCAACGCATTCGTTAATTTTGTCTAAGTTTACTTCTTGTAGTCTTCCGTTTCTTTTCTTTACTCTAATCTCTCTCTGAGTCACAGCCATTTCCTCATAGTGCAATTTTTATGTAAATAATTTTTAATTTTTATAAATCATTGGGATCAACTGAAACCGAATTAATATCAACAGATGATAGTTTATGAATGTAATTCAGGTATTCGGGATTGATTATACTATCATATGTCTTTCGGTCTATATTTGGTGCTTTCCGATCTATGTTTACAGTTTGCCCATTACATTGTATTACAAGTACCGAAAACCCATAAAATTTTTTATCTGGCTCCCAACCCGGTGGATTGTAAGGCATGGATACAATATCACCGCCGTAAATGCTCTGTATCTCTCTTGCCGTACCAAGTTGCATTCCATATTCATAATCAGTATTTATACCACACATGATTACTGGATTGGTTGTTCCACGCAATTCTAGAATTTTCTCCACCCACCATTGCATCCCACTCGTTTTTTTTCTATAGTTTGTCCAAAAGTAAAACACGTCTGGATTTATGTGCGTGTTTTCTTTTAAAAAATTATAAGCGTCAGCATGTACTATGCTTGTTTCACACTTATAATCCCTTGCGTTCGCTGAATCTATAAACGGTAAATCTACTTCTATGCCGATTGCTTTCTTAGCATATTTTGACATCTCGTATAATACCGCTCCATCTGCACAACCAATTTCACAGACAAATTTATTAGAGATGAATTTATTTAGCCGATCTGATATAGCCAATCCTCTTTCCGTCCCATCTTCCATTTTTGATCTTCCTTAACAATTTTGAAAAAAAAAGCCCGTAGCCAAAGCTACGGACTTTTATGAATCCTAAGCATTTGTTTTGCTATTCAGTGATTCTCAAACTGTCACCTACGATCCAAGCTACACCTAATGCAACAATGCTGTTGGCTGTATTTTCTGGAAGCCCAATAAGATCTTGCAAACAAACTACAGCGACACCGCCTACGGCAGTCCAAAATCGTCTAGAATTGATAAGTGATTTGAATTTTTCTTTCATCAGAATTACTCCAAAGATAAATAGTTTGTGATTAATTTAACACCGAAATCCGTGTCAGTCAAGCTTCTTTTTATAAATTCTGATACGTTATTGTCTTTCTATAGAATCTAATTTTTCCCTGAGCTTCGCTATCTCAACATTCAATTCGTTCAACACTGCTGTATTAGCACTAAGATTCAATCTTACTTCGTTCAATGTTGCGCGAACTAGCTCTTTATCAATAACGTAAGGAGATTCCTTTTGAATCATTTCCGATACTTTATTTTCCGTAACGTATGCCTTTGCCTCAACCAGCCAAAACCCAACCATTAGGACGATACAGCTTATCGCAGTCACAGTTGTTGTTTTCCAAATGGTTTCTTTATCAGACTTATCACCCATGTCGATCCCCTCTGTGAGAAGAATACCGCCGCACCCTTTCGGGTGCGACGGATTATTCTAATTCAAACTAACCTACCAAGCTGGAGCTTGCTTTGCTGCGATCAGTACCTTCGTACTCATCTCTGGTCGCACCAGTGGTGTTACCAACAACTGCACCTGATTCGCTACCAGTTGGGAATGCTTTACCTTCGTGATAGGTAAGCTGACCCGGAATAGCGTAAACAGAAGTATCTCCAACTTGAACTGCGTAGTCATAAATACTTCCAGCAATTTTGTGGAAGGAACTACCCAGAGCAGCAGGGGCTTCTGCGGCGTTTGAAGCATCAACCCAGTTATGTCTTGAACCAGATGTACCAGTCCAAGAGAACTGATTTGCTCTCCATTTAGTAAGAGTCTTAGCACCAACAGGAGTTGGGTTTCTTTCCGTAGTACCATCAGCTACAGCATAAGTTGCCGAAGCCATATACATGGCACTGTTTGCAGATCCACCACTTACTCCAGCGAGAATAGTTGGTAATCTCAACATAACGAATCCAGTGTCTGTCTTTGAACGAGACGTAGTCACATGTGGATTGTGAGCGAAATTACCACCACTCACAGCCTTAGAAGCGGTAGCAGCAGTTGCTCCTTCTCTTGGGCTGTTACTGTGAGAAGTATCTATTGTTCTACCCGGAGTAATAGACTTAGTAATCTGATTTGTGCTGTCAATGTTTCCTGCGTGGAAAATTGTTCCACCATTATTAACATCGTTAGCTGGTGTATTAGCAAGATGGTTATTGCCTACTGGGACTGCCATAATTAAAACCTCCATAAATGGAACGTGTACATCCTAGCAAGATCCTAAAATAAATTCCTATGTCCCGGCAACATATAATACACCAGAAAAATGCCGATTAATTTTCAGAATTAAAATTTATCATTTTGTCTAATATCGTGTTTGACGCTTCATTCTCATGCTTCTTGACTTTATCATTTATCTCTTTTCTGACTTTAGAAGCTTCAAATAATCCAGTCATAGGTATACCTATTCGTAACCGATACCTAGAATACACGTCTAATGTTTCTACGCCAGAAATTTTACTGATTATATCGACTATTTTTTCTGTAATGTCAAAATTAGTATGCATTAGCCAAAAGTTAAACTTTTCGCATAACAATGCCTCATCTGATATAGAGTATAGTCCAAGTGGAGTGTGAATTAGTTTTGAAGAGCCAATATCAAACTCATCACTAATTTCAGAAAACAAGTCTTCTCCAAATTGTTCCTCTTCATCAGACGAAGAATTTACAACTTTGGTTACATTTCCAAAAAGAGGATCGTTCCACTTCTCCCATATTATCTCTTTAGCCACCGATATCACCAGCTTTTCTAAACTCAAATACATTGATAGGAGAGACGTATGGGTCTTTTTCTTTGTCTGAGATTATACGTCGCTTCCATTTAGTCATAATTTTTTTAACTGTAGTTTCTGTATTGTTGGTAATTCCATATGAAATCATGGACTTAGCTGTATCTTCAATAAATGAACCATTGGAAATAGAATGAAGCATATTAGAAATGTCTTCACATACTTTTTCATCTCCAAAGTATGGACTTATATTAGTTTTTACATATATACAATCTTCATCATGGTCATATTCGTATTTTACATATGATCTCATGCTAGTTTCAAATTCGTCAATCATGATACAAAACAAGCCTTTCTACAAACAGTGAGGTGGGGAACAGAGGTGTCTGCCTCTAATTCTCTAATATTTTTCCAAACCATTCCCTCCTCAAGATTATTCATTATTGGAGGAAGTTTAACTCTAAAGGTTAGATAGACAGTCTTTTCTTCTGCCACGATCATTTCTACAAAACCTATGTTTTCAACAGACAGCCATCTTATTTCACAAAGTGTATACTTTCTTGCAATTGATAATGCTAATTGTTCAGATTCTTTCTCGTTATCAACATCGCAAGTGGGTATTAAAAACACACCATCTTCTTCTACAAATCCGCATTCTTCTGGTTGTTTCTCTGCTGACCATTTTACAAAGACAACTGCTATTTTAACTTTCACTAAACACTTTCCCCCAATAGCTCAATTTTAATTTTTCTATAGTAGACCAGTCTGGAAATCCATTCATTATCAATTCATATTGTTCATCAAGAAAATCTTTTGTAATACAATACATGTTCTCAACTATTAGAATTGGAAGATCAGAAAAAGACTCTGAAACATAACTTCTTTCAACAATAGGAATAGTACCAAGGGCTAATGCTTCCCAAGTTCTAAAGCAATCTATCCCGTTTCCATTTGGACAGAGGACAAACTTGTGAGAAGATAATTCATTCAAATAAGTTTCGTTATCTTTAGCTTCATCTACATATGTACAAAACGAAAAGTTTGAGTCTCTGTAAAAACTTTTTATATTCAGTCTTTCTACAGTATATGTTTGAAAGTTTACATACAGAGACTTATCTTGTCTCTTTTCTGTAAGATTAATATTGTCCAGTATTTCATATGACCAGCTAGGTATTCCAAAAGGTATGCACTCAATCTTAGGATGCTTGCACATCATATTGACAGTAAACCATTTTCTGATGTTACTAGGAATATCTGAAAACGTAGACTTTGTATAACTATCACATTTGACTGAGAAAAGATCTGATTGATTACAGTTCTCTACATCGCATCTTGGGGGAACAATAAAGTGTCTATAGCCTAACTGAGACAAGTCTACAGTATGATCATACGGAATACTTTTGATCGCTTTGTGCATGTCCATCCATACCGAATGTTCATGTTGGTAAGCAATACCAAAGTCGCTTCTAGGACTAACAATTACATATTCTCTTCCATTGTCGCCACATCTGTTAAAAAATTCAGATATTTCATCATTGTGGACTTGTACAATTCCAGAATCAGGAACATGTTTTAGGTTGTCGTACTTGTATTCATCATCACAATATTTGATATATGATTGTGATTCAAGACAATCAGACGATGGAATTATCAGTTTCTTTTCCATAATGTTTTTTCAACACCTCTATCCTGTCCGTTGCGTCTACCAACATGTCTAAAGCTTGGTCTAGGTTTTCGTGATAGTCTACAGTAGAGTGATCACCAATGCCAACTCCATTATTCAATAAAAGCTCAAAAGAAAGATGTGCCTTATTTTTATCTGAAATAGCCTTATTCCATAGGTAGTCTAAAGAATGTTTTCTAATTGACATTTTTATTCCTTCTATTTATCACTTTTTTTTCCTCTCTTTTTAGTAGAAACATAGCAGACAAAGCCACAAAAATTTCTATAGACCAAGCTAAAAGTCCAGCTAGTATGGCTTCCACTACAGCCCCTCCATAACTTTTTGTGCAGAATTAGTCCATGAAAAATTTTCTGCTGTCAAACGGCCTTCTTCATTATATGTCTTGCCTGATTGAACCTTGTCATGAACAGTTCTCATTATATCAACCATTTCATCAATATGTCTATCTTCTATTTTTGCCCAGTTTCCTTGTCCATTGAACCATATTCCATCAAATGCCTTTTCTGTTTTTTGTATATCAACTAGATGGCAATTGTCTTGATTGCAAAATTCTGTGTGGGCAGAGTAGTTAGTAGATATTACATGCTTTCCACAAGACATCATCTCTAGAAGCTCAAGATTCCAGCCCTCTGCTCTTGAAGGGAATAAGCCACAATGCGAGTCACCCATTATTCTTGATAGTTCTTCATGAGTTTCTACACGAGGAATAATTTTTACTTTGTCTCCTAGTTTTGAACCTCTATAAAATCTCTGCCAGTTATGTGTTTGTTCATCACTAAGAAATGGGTTGCTGTTCATCATCCATAATTGAACATTATCTTTTTTGGTAAAGGCTTTATTAAATATCTTAGCAATAATATCGTGTCCTTTTCTCTTTTCCCACTTACCAATATTTATAAACACAGTATCTGACTGATTAGACTCTTGAACAGAGAATACGTTTGAGTCAACGCCAAGAGGGGCGACACTAACATCCATGTCTGGGATGTGGTTTAATATTATTGACTTCGCCCATTCTGAGCAAACGATTATAGAATCTAACTGTGACAGGTGATGCATCTCTTGTGTTGAGAACTTATCTAACTCAAATATAGGAAAGCCTACACGTTTTCCTCTTCCGACATGCATTGCCATATCATGCTGATGCCAAAGTCTCAAGCTAACAGCATCAGGATTAAAAAGCTTTTGATTTTCTATGTAATGAGCAACAGATTCAGCATCTGCCTTACTATCTACTTCAGGACTTCCTATTGGAAAATAACAAACATCTGCCATTACTCCCAACTTTTTTAATATATTCCATCCTGCTACTCCATATCCCAAACTATTAACGGGGGAAATGTAATTGATATCCATCCTTATTCCTAAATCTACATTCTTTGATTCCATCTATTTTTGGCATCATCAAAGCTACTACAGTCCTCAGTCATGCACCCACAGTCTTCACACTCATACCAATAGTAAGGATTAACACCCCATGTGCTTGCCTGCGCCATCGCTGATCCTCCACAAAAAGGACACGGCAAGAGGGATTCCCCCGTAAACTTTGACACTTGGATGTCATGCCTGCCACACTTTATGCACCATATTGGTTTGTTGTCTGCATTTACGATTCTACTGCAACAACTAAGTATATATCTGTCCATAGTCTAGCGTCTTTACCACATTTTGCATGACCAATATCTTGGCGTTGTTTTGTCCTTAGCCGTATCGCATTTGTGTCTGGCACGAAAACTTTTTCTTCTAGCGGGGTTATCTCTTTTTATTTCCATGTTTGGATCGCCAAAGTTGACTTTAATAACATTGCCTTTTTGGTTTTTAACATACACAGAAAACTTTTTTGGCCCATCTGGAGTTCTAAAAGGTTTATTAAGAGTTACTTTTCTTCCTTGATATTCAGCGGCTTTGCCTTTGTATCGCAAGGTAACTCCGTCTTTCTTATAAACGCCTCTTCTTACATATGTAAATATTTCTCCAGTTTTAGGATGCTCATACTTGTAGTCGCCTTTTGCTTCTTTAGACTTTTTAGGAGAGTGCTTTTCATACCAATCTTTAAATTCTTTCATGTTTTTTCCGGGCATATAAATTGTTTTGCCGTCTCCAGTTTTATGTGGATGAGCAAAAGGCTTTAGACCTATTTCTTTAGCCATCTTGATTGCTTTTTCTTCGGAATCAAAAGCATACTTTTCCATTGGGCCAGCATCATGAGACATGTCTTTATACATGTAGCCTTTACCTGTTGGTTTTTGTGCCTTCTTCCAAGACTCAGGGTCTGGTCTATCAGGATCTCCCGGCTTTGCGGGCTTATATTTTTTGCCTTCTCTTTCTTTCTTCTTTCTTATATTGTCCCAGAGTCCGGGCTTTGCTTCTGCAATATCCCATTCTTCTGTTTCTTCTCCGAAGTCTACATAATCTGAATCTTCTGGAACAACAAAATTTTCAGCAGTAATATCTTCTGTGTAACCAATTGTATTGCAGAACTGATCCGCTGCCTGCATATACTTATCTTTATTATCAAACATATATTCACCGTCTCCGTCACTATTAAATTGGCTGTAGCAAAAAGCTAATCTTTGTTCGTTTTCTGGAAAAGTTTCCTTAGACTTAGGATCTGACATACATCTTGAAACAAAATCCCTTTGACTTTCCCCTGATTTTGGTGAAGGCATTTCAGTTACCCCTTTTTTTTTACTAATGTATTTATTTTTGGATTTTTGAAGAGATATCAATAGTCCCTATATATTAACAATGTAATATGATAATAATCTAGCTCGACTTTTACTTGGATCTTGTTTATCGCTGATTTTGCTGCGGAAACATACTTTTCATCAGTTTTATCTCTTACTATTAATAATACACCGGGAGGCCTATTAGTTAGCCTAGAATAATGTGCTGCTTGTCCTACAGCTTCATACCATTTTTTAGCGAAGTCAACTTCGATAGCTAGGCAATCAGTAAGTATATCTACCCTTGTCCCATCAGGAAGCCTATACTCAACTTCTCCCTGCAATATTTGGTTGCAATGTAATTGATACTCTCTCTCTGTACGAAGCCCTTCATGAACAATCTTTTCTATTTGAGGGTGCTTTCTACCCCATAAGAAGCTGATGACTTTGTTTAACATTTATCTTATCTCTCACTAGATTCATACACTTTATCTTGTTTTCTACGCCAACAGTCCAATTTCCATGATGCAATATCGCTTTTTTTTCTGGAGATATATCTTCTCCAGACCATGCTTTTCGATTATTGGAATATCCAATTGTATAGTATCTCTTTGGGCATAAGGAGACACTTGTTATATATTCATCTTTAAGTTGATTAAATGCTTCCTGATCATGCATATATTTATCAACATCTGAAAGCATATGCTTAAATAGTCTCATATTTTTATCATTATTCTTAAATATAAAAAACCCTAAACATATCGTGTCTGGTTCACAGTCTAGTTGTCCTGCAAAATCATTGTCTCCCAGACAACAGTAAAGATCTTTGATGAATGGAGAAAAGTATTGCACATCTGGGTCAGACCATATGATGTAGTCTGAATCATCATTCTCCATAGTCTTTATAGTCCATTCCCATTTGTCCTTCATTGTTTGGTTGAATCCAGTAGAAGGCGGTTTTCTAGCGTCTCCCCAGCTTCCTTCTGGGTCTCTTTGAGGAGTTACTGTCACCACTATGTCATCACAACTCCACCCACAGTCTGTAACAGATGGAAAAAAGTATTCATCATAAAATCTTTTGTGAGTACCCGTATAAAACGTGTACATGGTAATTTTTTTACTTTTTAAATCATGAATTGGCTTGAGGTGACACGGCTCTGGAAACTTTCTCTTTCCATCAACGGTAGAATGCTGTGAGGAAGTCCTGAAAGGGGTAGTATGTAAATGATTGGCGATAATATCTAAACATGGATTGCTTACGTTATAACCTGAGCTTTCAAGTTCTTGCGCAAATACGTTATCGCATCCTCGCTGACCAAGACAAAATGCTCCATTGATTCCTTTTTTTACTGCACCTTTGACTATCCATGTGTCCTGAGATCTAGATTGACTTTTAACTACATGAGCATCTAAAAACTTTGACTCTAATGTGCCTTTAGGTAGATCCCATCTACTCAACGCATAAGCATCGTCGTCTCCCATATGACGACACAAATCAATTGACTCATCAAAAAAAATATCTGCATTAGATAGAATATTAATATCATCAGGAAAAATTTTTGTAAATTCGATGAATCTTCCATAAGTCAGCATCCCATTTTCAGTATTTATAATAAATATGTTATCTATATATCTATTATAAGTGTTGAGGAGAAGGCACTTTTCATACTCTTTGTTTCTTACAGAATTATTTGTCTTTACATTTTGTACAAACAGGTTAATATTCATTTGCTTATATCCTTCAAGTGATCCACATACGCTTGAATATAGTGGTCTGGAAAAACCTCTCTTGGGTTTTCTAATATTCTGTAGTCCTTGTCTATTTCCCCCAGTAGATGACTTGGCAACCTAGATGTTTTGTGACCATAAAAGTCATGAAGATGAATATGGCAAATTTTAGGCTCATAGAACCTTCTCTTTGTTGGGTTTACAGAGCAGTCTTGAGTCTTGTTTGTTTTATGCTTGCTTCTCCATCCCTGTTTGTACCTCATTTTTTCTGATGACCTCCAAACTCTAATATGTGGATCGTGCATGACGAAAGTGCTTCCGTATGCAGAATTTCTGTCCCATATATAAATAGACGGAGATATAAAAGGAAAACAACTAAGATCAACTACTTTGTCTATTTTTTCGTCAGTCATATATGTCAATATATCTTTCAGAAGCGGAGTGAAAAACTCATCAGGATCACAGCAGATAATCCACTCATTGCCCTTTTCTTCTGCCAAACTAACTCCATAGTCACGACAAGCTATCTCATTAAAGCCTCCGTTTATAACTGACTTATCAAATCCAGACCCAAAGTCTTTCCAGTGTTCAGTAACTTTAAAATACTCTCCTTCTAATTCACCAAAGTAATCTGGCCTTTTTGGATCTGTATGCAAGACAACTATATCAGTAACCCACCAGTAAGAACTCATTGTTTTTACAGAGTCCTTGATGTAAAACCAGTCAGGTAAGCTGTTAATGTAATAAACTGTAGAAGTTACGTTTTTCATTTATATTCTGAATGAGTCTCCATTATGATCTTCGCACCAGTTCATATAGTTGTACAGTAAAATTTGGCTAGGGTTTACGAATATTTTTCCACCATTATCTTTGATAGCTTTATTAAACACTACATGCTCTGATGTTTCTCCTGAATATCTAGCACCAGAGTCAATGATATCTTTTAACTTATAAACTGCCATTCCTCCAAAACAAGAATTTACTTCTAAAAGAGGATCTCCTCTCTGAAGTGACGCATATCGAGAACCATATCTCATCATCTGTGTTCTTGATATTCTTAGTTCAGTGTGTTCTAAATCTCTATGAGGAAACGTATCCCAATACCTAATTGATTTCCTCAAAGTATTCTTTCCATTTGAACCCATTACTGACCAATCATCATGAGAGATGCTGTGTGCTATTCCGTCATAGCTGAATCCTCCTATCAAATCTAAATCTACAGGTATATAGTAATCAAAGTCAGGAGCAATCTCTATTATCTTGTCTAGACATATATTTCTACAGTGAGCAAGTCTTTCTGTTCTTTCTTTAAGTCTTCCTCCTATTCTTTCTAAGCTCAAACTTTCAGACATACATATTCTTTTGTCAGGGTCTCTCTTCGACCAATCATTTAGATATAATCCTGTTGCATCTCTAGAGTCATTTTCATATGTCACAAACACACAGTCCTTAAAAAGACTAGACAAATGCTCAAGTCTAGGGATACCAGTCGTCTCAAGGCAATGTTTTACATCTCTAGCCAGACCACATATTACCAATTTTGATTTGGACATCCTTTCATATCCATTAACGACTCTTTTTCGATAGTCTTCTTCCATGACAGGAACGAACTTGTTCTCTGGAAATTGATGAAGCCAAGAGTCCTTCATTGATTGCAAAGAGCCAGAGTGATTTATATTCATATCTCCACAATCAAAATATTTAGCATTTAGATATATAACTTGATGGTTATTAAATATTGCATTTATAGTTACTTCTTCACTAAAGTCCTGCCCTTGATTGTAAGAATAAGCTTCTCTTAGCATGAAACAAACATCAGCAACCGCAAAACCTAAGCAACTATGCCTGAAGTGGCCTGAAGGAATGGCAACAACCCCATGATCTTTCTTCATCATTAGTTGAGTTAGACAGTGGAAAATTGTATTCTCTTTGAGCCTAAGACCTTCTGGTGAGAAAAATATATACTTAGAATCGCCTTGAGATATTAAGTAAGGCAAATCCTTATCAGGAAAGATGGATATGCTCTTAAATCTAATGTCGTTTTTTTCTAGAGGTTGGTTGGTGGATATGTACAGATTAATCAGGTGAGATTCATTTTTGAATCCTGCTAGATCATTTAGGTCTTCTGTAACAATGCAAACGTCTACAGATTCAAATCCACTCATAATCTTCTACATCAGATAAGATAGTAGCCATTTCAGAAAAGCTACTGTTTTTTGTTCCTACTATGGCGTTGCATCTTGAAAGAGAGCAAAAGTCTGTAATTGCTTCTCTGATGCCCATTATAGATCTGTTTCTTACTACTGGCCTTTGCGATACTACTAAATCTCCATATTTCTCAGCAAATTTGTAATAGTATTGTGTTGTGTCCGAACAGAAAAATATTTTAGGATCACTGTGCGATCCTAAGAATTCTTCAACAAAAGGATAGCACTTTTCAAGAGTCCCTCCAAAAGTCTTTCTTATATGAACACCAATAGTGTTTTTGGTAAAGTTAGATATTATTATCTTTACTCTTTGATGTATGTCTTCTTTTGGCCTCACTAATCTTTTTAGATAAGGCCTTACTTTTTCCTTTGTATTCCAATCTGAACAGTAGTAACAAGAACAAACTTCAATCCATTTATGATCTGAGTCTTTTAGTTGGTTTGCCTGTTTCAGCTTATATCTCTTCAACCTGCCAGACTTAATTAGTTCTTCTCTGTCTTGCCCTTCATAACAGCGGTCATAATCACCTAAGAAACTCGCAAGGTTAGGCCTGAATATCTGGTTCCAATGTGCATCACAACCTATTGGTGGAACCCATCTGAGAGCAAACCTTCTCCCCATTTCTTCCGCAGCAGCCCAGCAAGAGGAAGAAGATTTCAAACGGTCGCCAAGACCGTTTCTAGGCCATGCCACCAAATACTTAACGGAGGGGTCTGACATGAAAAGTTGACTTTATTCTTTTTAGAAATTTCCTAGATCTTCCTTGATGTTCTGCTTCCAAGTATGCAAGTAAAGGACAATCATATAAGAGATCGTATATGACACCTAATTCTTCTGCTTCGTCTGGCTTCTTGTCTAAGACTAGGTTTGCTATTGCTACTTCTATCACTTCGATAAGTCTGTGCTGCATATAGCAAGCAGGGCAAGAGTAGAAAGATTCTCCTTCTTCAATTATTCCACTACCATCACAAGAATCGCAATGGAGTATCTTATTATTCGGTTTTTCTGGATTGTCCATTGTATCGCCTTTGGGGTAGGTTAATTAGGTACTCTTCCAACCTATTTATTACCGTCCTCATTGGCGTAAAATATTTTCTACACCGTCTGACCATTTCCGTTCTTTCAGACCTATGTGTTGGTCTTCTATGAATAGCGTGCTTGTCAGGCAGTCTTTTTAACTTGATAGGAATTTGCAAGTTTCTTTGTCCGAATACACTCATAGCACAGTATGAGATGAATATGTCCTCATGAAAATTATTTGTCATTGTTTTGATTTCATATTTGCTATAGAAGTCAAACTCACATGACAAAACATATGGTATCAATGATCTAGGAACACACGCAGCAGACGTTATAACAACTTCTACTGCTCCTTTTGCGTTGATATAGTTATATCCTCCGTCTGCGTCTGGTACTCTTCCAGAGGCACAATAAATTCTTTCTGGGTCAGACTTAAAAAATCTCCAAAAAGTATCAAAGCCTTCTTCTTCAATGATTACATCGTCATCCTGATATACTAGACATTCATTGGTAGCCAAAACTGCGTTTGCCCACCGAGTTCTAAGACCTAAATCTAAATTTGTATTTATTATTTTTACTTTTTCATTCTTTATGTAATCAAAATAAACATCAGGATTATTATTAAAGACTATAATCTCATCAACAAGCTCATAATCTTTTTGTTTATTTAATATCCTGAGTACGTTTTCAGGTCTCTTCCATCCATTGATTAGTACACTAATCATCTGCGCTTTCAATAAGCTCCTGTATTTCCTCGTCCGACAATTTGTATGCCGTCTTTAATATAGAAGACAGGATATTATCGGTCAAATCTTTGTCATTTCCAACCTCGTCGGAAATTTTTTTTCTAAGAAGAGAAACTTGTATTTTTGTTGGTTTTCTAAACTTCTCAGAAATAATCCTAAAAGATTCGCTGCAATCTTTAATCATCTTGATAGATTCTAGAACAACACCAGCAACAATCAAAGCTAAGGCAGGATCTACATTTATAACAGATTCTCTACCATCAGTTTGTTTATAGTATTCTTGACAGACAAGTTCTGAAAACTTTACATAATTCATCTTGTTCATCAGACTTAAACTAACAGCACCCACATTCACATGGACAATCTTGGCAATCAAGACAGGCTTGTTTAATTGCTACATCATCGCCCATGACGCTGTTTACCTTTTCCACTACTTTAGGATTTTGAGAAGCTATAACCATGCCAAGTAGGATACCTACAGCAAAAGGAATAACTTTCATTATGCTTTTCTTTTTTGATTTATTTTCTTCTGACATTTTATTTCTCCGCAATAAGATTTATAGTTTTTAGTTTTGTTTGATCGTCAGGAACAATCTCTACTCCCATTTTTTCAAGAGTGTTCAGGGTCTTCAAGTTAACTTGTAGTAATATACTGTCTCTAATCACACTTTGTGCTGTAAATTTTCTCACCTCATCCATAAACATTTTTTGCTCAATATCTATAGAATTATTTTCTACTTTAGGTGGTGTTGTTTTCTTTTTAAAAGTGTTAATAGAGTTTATTAATAAATTAACGGCAAGTAGTATCACTATTGCCCTCAAATAAGCATTCATGGTTACACCATTAGAAAAACAGCTTATATACCAAACCAACTACTCCAGCAGCAATAGAAAGCCATTTTAGTACAGAAGCTAAGGCCAATAACAAATCTTTCAAAGGTCTAGGTTTGTCCTGTTTCCACTGCCTCTTATCTTCGATCTTTTCGTCACGGTCTTTCTCTCTCTGGTCTTTTTTCTCTTCTCTCTCTTGTTTTCTTAATTGTGACTTTGTTTTGTTTTCTTCAACAATTTCAACTATCCGGTTCATTTTTTTCACCATATAAGGATTGTATTCTAGGTATGTCATCATCTTTCTGTGGCTCTTTAATCATTGGATTATAGTGAGGAGCCATCAAAGCCTTTGGTACTTCAGAATGTGTTAGCCCAAGTATATGTCCTATTTCGTGAGTAGCAACATTAAGAAGTAATATCCCTTTGTTTGAAAGAGAAGATGACCAAATTTCATCAGTGTCAAATCTCATAAGTAGTTGACCAGTAAAGTTATCTTTAGGTGGCAAAAAAGCCCAAGCTAAAGTACCCATCGGGCCATCAAAATGATATTCTTGTCCTTTTCCAATATCTATAATAACATTTGCAGACTCATCTTCAATTTGTTCAAAAGACAAGTTTGTTACGTTTTCCCAAGATTGGAAAGCCTTCTTTATAATCTCATCCCACTTTTGTGGTTCAAGATCATCATCCCTGTTTCGTATGTAGTATTTTATGTGATCTATTCCCCATTTGTTCAGACTACCGTCTGCTCGTATAAAACTGGGACAACCACATCTAGGAACACCAAAAGAATCAATATAAGAAATAGCCAACTGTGTATTCATTGCACAAATCCCCCTCAAAAATTGGTGCTAATATATAATACACCAACTAGAGAATCTCTAAACCATGAATGCAATGTCTAATATCTGTCTCTAGAACAATCTCTCTTTTATACCTTAGAGTTTCTAGGTCAAATACTAGAATTCTAGCTGGAGATGAACCTATAAAGAGAAGGTTATCTTTCCTAGCAAGACCTCTATTCCAGTTGTCTTCAGCCACTTTATCTGAACTTTGATCGGCATGTCTGGATGATGGGACAGGAATGAGTAGCTCTTGTCCCTGACTAACTATTTTTATGTGTCTCAGGGTTGTCTTGTTAGATATTATCATGTCTGGGTACTCGTAAAAATTATGAGTGAACCCGCCTGAAGTTCTTGGGGCTACCAGATTTCCTGTCTCGACTTCGTATAAATCCGACAACGCTGCTGAGAATACCACTCGGCCATTGAACGCCGAGATTGAGTTTATGTGGTTTTCGTCAGTCCTCTGATTCATACAGCTTGATGTCGAGTTACAGCTTGCTTCTTCGCAACTAACTTCTTTAACACTAACTATTTTCTGGTAGTCATCAAAGTATTCAGCCTCACATTCCCATATTTTCTGTACATTAAAGTCTAAGTCTGTTTTGACAATACAATTTCTGCCTGTCGATGTAACCCAGATCGAGTCATCATGAAAACATATTTCGTGAATTGATTGAAACGCAGTTGGGTTTTCTACTTTTTTTACAATCTCATAAGTGTCTTTGTCTAGTTCCATCAGTCCTGTAGCACCAGCCACAATGATTCTGTCATCAAGAACTTCAATCCCACGAAGACCCCTCTCCCCTCCTCTCTCATTGTAATTAACAAAGTCTGAGCTTAGAGGTTTATGATAGACTATGTCGTCTTTTTCTAAGTCTATTACATACAAGCCGCCATGAGTTTCTCCTTGCTCGGCTGCTCTAACGACTGTTGTGCATATTATCTTCATAGATCAAAAAATAGCCATCTCTTTTTTGGGCGTATGTTATCGTAATTAATATTATCCAAGTAGTCTGTTAATTCTTCCCACTTGCCAAATATATTATCGTGAGGTATAGCGCCAAGAAGCCAGTCTGGTGTTGCTTCTTTACCCTGCTCAACTCTAACAATAATAGGTTTCATTTGTCTGTTAGCTAAAAACAGTTCTTCATAAGTGCCGCAAGGATGAACATCTAAGTCTAGATTTACAATCAAGAAGTCTGATATATCAACCATTCTAAGATCAGTATTCCTAATGACCCTCATATCTGAAGCAATATGATCGTAATGACCTTGCTGTTTTAATTTTTGTCTGTTTTCTCTATTTTCGGAATCTTCAAAACCAATGTTAATAGGCTTCTTGCAAGGATCTAAGACTACTACGTTTCTTGCTTTTAGGTATACGGATATTTTTTCTCTCCACCCAACTCCTCCATCAGAAACTCTATCCATAGCTCCTGAAAGGTAACACCTTTGATTCTTTAGCTTATTCACTTTTACTGGGAGATTCATTGTGTATTTTTTGTCCATTATAAACCTCTATTTGCAATTTCTTCTACAAACTCAAATGCTTCTTCTCTTTTCATTCCGTCTTTTTCTAAAAATTCAACTAAAGGGATAAAACCTCTTTGATTTAAGGGAGACTTATTTTTTCTTCTCTTCTCTTTGAAGTGTGACCAGTATGTCTGATGCTCAAGTTCAACAGGGTAAGTGAACATCCATTGAATATTTACCCATTGGTCAACCCTTAACATGCTTGTCGGACAACTCCTTCCATATTTTATATCCAACACTTTATAGTTACTCCTATAGCCAGCCATGAAGAACCATATTTTGTCAAACCATCTTATAGGCCAAAGCCTCTGTTCTTGCGACATGTAGCCATATATTTCCTTGAGCAAGTCTGTTCTAACTACACAATGATTTGGTGCCTGCCAGTTTTCTACTGTCAAATACCTATCTATTCTTTCCAGCCTATCATCACTATAAAAATTTGTTTTTATGTAAAAGTCTTCTGGTTCTTTCCAAAAAAGCTCTTCTCCACAATGCCATCTTCCTTGAGCAAATTGGTACTCTTGGTTTTGTTTTAGAAAAGATAAAACCTCCTTAATAGCATCCTTGTAGATTACATCGTCATCTGGTATCTCAACAACATATGGTGTCTCTACCAGATCAAGAGCCTTGAACATCTTCCTATAATAAACTTCATTTGGCTCATGTATATAGATTATTTCTTCAGACTCAAAATAATGAGGAAAGAGTTCATGATCCTTGTACTTTTTAGACAAAGAATAATTCATTGAAGACATTGGCTTGTCTGTTGAATCTGTCAGAATTATTTTACAAGGAAAGTCATCATAATATTCTAAGAATTCATCAAGAAAATTTTCTCTGTAATGAAGAGGACATATGATTGTCAAGTCGTCTTTTAACATTTTTGAAACCGCTTGCTCCCGCATCAACATCATGAACCAGACTGCATCAGGTAGTACAAACCACTGGCTCCCACACAAAAATCAAGAGCAGATTAGATAAGCTGACACAAAGTGTTCATTAGGAATTAAAATAGTCTAGTATTAGTTTTGCAAGAAGAAATATAGAAATTAAGAATGGCACTAACATTCCAGACAATAATACTAATAACCAACCTCTTGCTTGATTGACTTCTGTAAATATCTTTTTCATTTATTAGTCCTGATGATATTCTTGATGGGGTTTAGTTTTTGATAAGGAACTCTGTAGCAAGGTCTATTTCTAAACGCAGGCCAATTACTACCATCCTCCCAGTATTCATCCTTCTTTGCATCCGCACCCTTAATCCACCCAACAATTTCCATCTCAGGAAAGTTATGAGACTTTACGAGAATGAATACTTGTTCGTCTTTATCTTTTGGGTGAATAAGTAGGTTTCCATACTTGTAATCTGTACTTCTTACTTGAATATTTTTTCCAACGTCAGCTTCTAGTAATTCATAGTCTTCGCTAAAGTCTATCCAATCTTCATTCAAAGCAATAGAAACCGCAAGTTCAGCAGTAGCACCTTGTATGTGTATTTTTCTTCCATTACCTCTGAATCCGTATGCGTCTTTTTTTCCTATCTTCTCATTATAGCTTTGTCTATTATTGCCAGCTTTATTGGCTTGGTTTATCTGTTCTTTTGTCAGTACAATTTTCATTGTATATATCCCATCTCATACAAACATTCATTCGTTTATCTACGCTCAAATATCTATCTTCCATATTTAATTCTTCCTTATCCAAAGTTGGTAGTCTTTATGAATTATCGTAAGCTCATCATAGAACAGCCCAACAAAATAATCTATTGCGATCTTTGTCAGTCCTTTATTTGCTAATGACCCTTCTGATTCGGGATACCTAATACAAAGTAGATAGTCATCTAGTGCCATAATACCTCCAGATTTGAGAACCCTAAATGAGAGTAACATGTCCTGCAATACTGCTCTTTCATCATGATTCCCGTCAACATAAATAAAGTCAAAGTAATCTCTGGGAAACTTGCCTACATAATCTATAGAGTCACCCTTGATAATCTCAACTTTATCTTTGTGTCCGCTGAGTTTAATATTATTTACAAATGTAGAGAAAGCATCACCAGTCCATTCAGCCCAAGAATCAACGCACCAAAGTTTTGAGTCTTCATGTGTCAAGACATTATCAAGCATCCATAGTGCTGACATGCCTTCGTAAGAACCTATTTCGAGGAACTTGCACGGTTTGTCTTTATAGCAAGAAAGGAACTTGTCAAACTCTCTTACCACTGGTTCGCCGTTACTTTCAGAGAACCAATCATTTGTAAAAGTATAATTAGACAACTGTTTTGTGTATTATTAGACAGGGGGTTAGAAATGTATAATTTGCAGATAGAAATGTGTAGAAAGCATTTCAAAGAAAATTACTTTGACTTACTTGAAGACTCTGGAATTTATTTTTGGATTGCTGGTGGTTGTGTTGCTGATAATATATTTAACAGAGAGTACAGAGATGTAGACCTTTTTTTTAGATCAAAAGAAGATAGTCAGGAAGCTATAAATTTTTGTGTTGAAAATTACGGATTCGATGTTATCAAGAAATATAATATGCTTGAGGCTTTTATCTCGCATAGAATGGATACTTGGGAGTTCTGGCACTATCCAAATCTTAATGATCTTTCTCCGCAGGTCTGTATAAAATATTTTGATTTTACGGTAATCTCATGCGCTATAGATTCAAACCTTGAATTTTATTATTGTGATTCATTCTTTCAAGATAACGAAAATAAAGACTTGGTTTACACTGGCAACCATTATAACTTGAGTAATGGCCGACACACTACATGCGTAAACAGACTTAATAGATATAATGAAAAAGGTTTTAATATTAAAAATTTAGATTTTTGGTTAAAGTGCAACTCTGAAAGAACCGACATGTTAGTTGGTAGAGAGCATTGGAAGCCGATTATAAAAACAGAATTAGATATTATAGTAGATAAGCCCAATGGCTAAGTATTAGAAAAACATACCCTGCCTTTTTGGTGGATCAGGGAGTCCATGTTCTTTTAATCTAATGTAGTCTTTATAACCGAGATATAGACCAACGGATAAACCTATAAAAAACATATCATTCCCTTTCTTCAATACTATCAAGCTCTTGATACCTTTGTTGTACCTTTTCTAATTTTTCCTGTATAGCTGGATTTGTTCGTCTTAGTTCTACATTAAATAATGTTTCTATCTGTCTGCTTTGTATCACACTCAAAAGATAAAGACTTTGTATCTCTTCTTTCAACTCTGATATTTCTTGTGACTGTTTATCTACTGATGAAGAAATAGAATTGTAGATTATAAACTGAAAGAAGATGGCAGAGATAATTGTAGAAATACAGAGTCCAAATACAATATTAGACTTGTTGCTTTTGTTTGTCATGTTTCTTCTCCTATAAAAATAAAGTAGGGACAGAAGGATTCGCACCCTCGACCTACGGATTAGAAGTCCGTTGCTCTATCTACTGAGCTATGCCCCCATTAAATTTCTTCAGCAGAAACTATTGTTATAATTTCTGAGAAATCAAGACAGCCGCAACTGTCTTTCTTTTTTAGATCTGATATTATTTCATCGGTTATCTTTTTCCTTGCTTTGTCTTCATCTTTAGCAAGCACTTCTTTTTGTGATATAAGGCCACAGTTTGAAACTCTAAAATTTATCAGATACTTTTTCATATTAATATTAAGCGAGAGCAGGGCTACCTTAATCGACAAAAGGAGATAAGTCGTAGATAGCCCTGCTCATCGAGGGGGGTGTCTAATTGTTTTCTACATCAATACTATTTTTTTTTAATACATTCTTGCATGTCTTGATCCATTCTTCAATACCTTCAAGCTCGGCTCTCATATGAGCAGCACGATTAGTCAAATCTTCAATGTGTTGCTGTGCCATTTCTTCAATAGTTGGTTCGATATTATTCTCCATCGTAACAATCCTCTTCTTCATCATACAGATGAGTTGATAATCCACTGAAAAGACTAATAAGAGATTCTATACCACCACCTTCAGAAAATTGATAAACTTCTTCTTGCATGTCAATTTCGTATTCATCTACAACTTCATAAGCACAAGTTCTAATCTTTGTGCATTTAGAATCAAGAGGAACTGATACAACATCTTTAGGGTGGATTTTTACAATAACCATCTTTCCGTCTTTACGTCCATAATCTTTTGCATATTCTATTGCTCCCGCATGAAGTCCTTCAGAACAACCCACGTTACAATTATCATCTACTCTATTTCTTGGCATAGAAATTTTTTCACCAACACGATTGTCGATTGTTCCCGTCCAAACATCTGTCCAGTCATCTCTTAGTCTCTTATAAGCTAAGAAGCAACCATCAGCGGTAATCGGTAGACTACGGTTTTCCAAGAAAGTATACAGTTCTTTTACAGCCCGTCCAGAAGGATTTTCCATTAGGTTGTTCAAGAATTTTAACATGTAATCAAAAGGATGACCAGCAACCATCAACTTCATAAGTCTTTCTGTAAGAGAATTGTGAAGCTCAAGTCCATCATAAAGGAAAAGTCCTTCCCTTATCTTTATTTTGCCTTCAGTGTATTCTGATACAGCAGTAGCCACATCTAGTAGCTTTCTCAATTCTTCTGCATCTGGCTCTCTAAGATTCTCGATGATCTTAAAGTAACTAGGATGGTCTACTGCAATGCTATATGTCTCATTGCCTAACATCAGGGTGATCGCACCAGAGTTAGATTGTAAATAAGCGATTCTGTCTTTCATTGTAATTCTCCTTTGATCTTTATTAATTTAGTTTATGCTATCCAAAAGGTCAACATAATCCTGCCAAATTTTGAAATCTATTTCCTCTGATGGACGGTAATAATCAGGAATAGCATATAAACCCTTTAACACTGGGTACTCAGAGAAAAGCTGTTTCTCTAGATGCTCCATCCTTTCTCCACTTATAAGGCCATCGGTTTCTATGCTTATGTCCATTCCAGCTTTGTACTTCATGTTCATGAGAAAGAGTTTGATAGATTTCATTTCATTGGTATTTGCAGAGTCCTTAATGTTAATTAGTTCATTAAGAGCTTTTGAATATTTAGAACCAAAGCTATCTCCTTCTTGTTTGATAAATTTGAAAAAAGTATCAACAAGACCTAAAGAGTCATGAGCCTTTTTGCTTTTGACGATAGTTCTTAATAGTTCAGATTTTTCTTCAACTAAAAATTTTTCAATGAAATCGAAGAAGTTAATCCAGTTTTCAGAAACTTTATATTTCTTCGATGATGATTTTTTTACCCCATATATCTTTAACCTATGTTCCCGTCCTTCTCTTTCATCTAAATACTTTTCTGGTATATCATGTTTAGAAGATAGTCCATCATAAAGTGGTTCGATTATCTCTTTACAAAACTCATAAGCACTAATCTCTCGTCCATCTAAACACAGAATATTGTAGCGGTTTATCTCTACATAAATTCCTTCATCATTGTTTACATCAACTATAGTTGAGTCCCAGCATTCACTTCTATTTGTTTCGCTTGGAAAAACACAATCTAATTGGAAAACTTTTTCTTTACGAACACCAGAGCCACTTCTATAGCTAGTTCGATTAGGAGCAGGCAGATCAGAAGTAACACTTATGTGACTGTCCAAGAATCCAACCTTGTCCATAAACTGTGTTCGTGTTTCATCACTATCGAAACTCAGTAGATATACTGGCTTTTGTGTCTCCTCAGCATACTTTTTCAGACGAGCATTACCGCCACGATCTAAGTCATCTTCAAAGAACTCAAATCGTTCATCTACCTTGAAAGAGTCTTTTCTTGACTTCTTTGCATTCGCTAGATGTCTACTTCGTTTATCAGAGTATGTGGTAAATTTATAAATCTTGAATCTGGCAATGTCGTATTCATCTCTTAGATGACTTAGCTCACTCCAATTACTACTAATACGGTCGTGGGTAACATTGTGTCCTTCATATGTAAAATCCCCAGAACTAAACATAGAACCGATATGATGAAGAGGACTCTGAAAGCTATTAAATAAACTTTTCGATAATAATCTAGCATCCCAAAGACTATCACAGTTATCAAACTTCCTAGAAATATATCCTTTAAGTTGGCTCACTACACATTTTATCTTTTCGCAAATCTTAATTACATCTCTTGATTTAAGAGAAATACTTTCTCTGGAAGGAGTTGGCTTTAACTCTCCAACATCAAAATAAAGAACAAGCCCGTTGAGAATATTTCGATAAGTATCATCAAACTCTTTTTGTTCGGGAAGATTGTTGATTGGATATGCGATGTCACCCATAACAATAATAGGGTCGTCATATCTTTGACCAGTAATCAACCAGTCTTTTTCTTCACCAAGAACATATTTTATCTCTTTAATTTGCCAGTCATCATTAGAATTTATTACATTTGGTTTATAATCAAACCATTTGTAGACACCACTGGCTTTGGCGTTGAACTCACTACAGTCATAATTCTTAACAGCAAACTGTATTTTTATACCGTTATGTTCTGTAGTCTCGCACTCATCTAAGAAATTAATCTCAGGATAATTATCTTCATTAATACATGCTGTATATGTTCTTTGAATTCCATCTTTATAAGACACAATAGTAAAGTTGTCAGTGTATGCAAAAGGACTTTTGGAACCAAGACCAAATTGACCAGTGTAGTCATTACTGTCAGTCTTAGTGCTACCAAAGTATGTAGCGAAAAGACCCATGCAATCTTCGTGAGATAGACCAGTCCCATAGTCACGAATATAAAAATAAGGATTCAAAGAATCAGGAAGAAATACATCGTATCCTCTGTCAAATGTCTTTGCTTCTATAACTGAATCTACAGCATTAGTAGATAGCTCACGAATCACTGCTTTGATTTTGTCTGAGTAAAGCTGGTCAGACAGAATAGCAAAAACCTCTGGAGACTGGTGGATACTAAAATTGTTTGACTCAAACTTTTCAGACTGAGCCACTTTGTTTTTTTGTTGTTCTACAATAGCCATTTAATTTCCCCTCAAACGCTAAAATTAATTTTCAAAATATCTTCAATAAGTTTTTCAGGTGTCTCATAATCTTTGTATGATGTCGCATCTTTGACTAATTTTTTAGCATCAGACTTTCTGTATCCCATACTATGCAGGGATACAATCACATCACCAAAGTCTTTCTCCTTTGAGACATCTTTGGATTTTGTGCCAACATTGTTTTTATATTTAATGTTGACTTGAACCTCATCCACTGGTTCAAGTTTGATTTTTGCATCACAGTAACATACGGTTTTTCCAACGAACTTTGCTTCCTCAACGGTCTGTTCAAATTCACTACCGCACTCTGGACATCTGTAAATTAGATTTACTTCTGTTTTGAATGGTTTTACATTACTGAATATCACAATCAACTCCTTTGTTACACCCAATCCTACCATGTAAATCGTCATGGTCAAGAACAAACTTTATTTTTTCTAGGATTATTTTCCAGAGCTTCCGAAGCCTTTTTCGCCACGCTCTGAATCTGAAAGACTATCTACATCAAGAAATGATACGTCTTCTACTTTTTGAATGATAGCTTGTGCTATCTTGTCTCCTTTGTTTATCTTGTAATCATTGTTGCCATGATTAAACAAGATTACTTTCCACTCACCTCGATACTCAGAATCTATCACTCCAGCAAACCGGTGAATAGACTTAGACCCCATGCTAGACCTATCCCATATTAATGCACAATAACCATCTGGTATTTCTGTAGATATTCCAGTAGAAACAAATCTTTTCGCATTAGGATTTATTGTTAGTTCTTCAGAGGAGAACAAGTCCCAACCTGCGTCTGTGTTATGATTCTTCTGAGGTATCTTCGCTGTCTCGTTCAGTCTCTTTACTTTTATCTCTATCATTTCTCAGAGGCACAATCCTTTCCCTGTTGTCCCATTTAATCTTTTCAACTTCTTTTTCAAGTCTCTTTTCATATCTACTCTTGGCTCTGTTCCTGAGAACCTTGCTACGGGCTTTCTTTTCTCTTGCTTTCTTCTTCTTGAACTTTCTTTTGTTCGAGTATTGCATTGAAATACCTTGCGTCAAGACCTATGTAGTGCGAATCGTAACATCTCTTACAAACATACATTCTATCTTCAATAACAAGCTCTACGTTGTTATTGCAACAATTACCAAAACTATCCTGATGATCGCAAAAATAATTCATAATGGAGAGGAGGCAGGATTTGAACCTGCTTGCATACCTCAATAACACCTCTCAGCTATGCAGGAATGACTTCATTCTTATGCACAGCAAGTAAAAGTTTTCTGCCATGTTCACGCTGACTAACTTCCACTACAAAGCGATTGTTAGGTTGCGGTCTTGTGACAACGGTAGCAGTTCTTCTACGGTATCGAGTAGGAATACCACTGGAATTTCGTAAAAGAACAATCATACCTTTTCTAATTTTCATTAGAATACTTTCTTAAAATGGAACAGCTTCACTATCTTCATTTGAAGTATCGTGTTCTTCCACTGTTTCTTTTTTAGTAGAATTTTGTTTAGTTCCATCTGGAACAAAGCTGAAATCGTTTCCAATGACACCTAGTCTAGTTCTTTTCTGACCAGACTCTTTGTCTTCCCAACGATCTAACTTCAAACGTCCTGTAACGATAATATATCTACCTTTTTGAAGATACTCAGCAATAACCTCTGCTTGTTTTCCCCAGAAAGTAACATCAACGAAATCACATTGATCTTCTTTTCGACCATTAACAGCTAATGAAATCTCGCAAAGAGCAGTATCGCCTTTAGTTGACTTTAGTTTTGGTGTTTGTGTAAGTCTTCCTGAAATCTGTACTGAATTTAGATCAGCCATATTCTTCTCCTAAAGTAATATTAAAAATTGTTTGTATTATTCGTTGGTAACTTCTTTGATCTTATCGTTAAGTTCATCAACAAGTTCTGTATTGTCTTTCAATCCTTCGTTACTTGAATCAAACTTAGGCTTGCCAATAGCATTAGGTTTAACATCTCTTGGTGGATAATTAATAAAACTAGGATAGTCACCATTTGGGAATGCTTTTTCTAAAGCGGAACGATAGCCTCTTTCAAAATTAGATTCAGAAAGAGCATCGTACTCCCAGTCAACCTGAGACAATCCTCGCATATAACCTTCATGCCAAAGATTTTCAACTACGTCTTTGTCATCTCCGTTAATGTGGGCTATGACACCCTCAAGTCTTCCTTGAGCAATTAAGTTTTCTTTATTGAGACTGTGAACATCATTAATTCTTAACCAGAGTAACTCATCAGCAAATTCAGTATTAACTTTTGCTCGCATATCTGAAATAGATAGTTGATCTGTTAGGTCATTAATTCTGCTTTGTTGGTAAATACCAAAGTTGACAAAAGTAATAACGAAACCAATCGCAATAAAATTGTAAAGTTTGTTATTCATTTTCTTCTTTCCCTGTAAAAATCCTTCATATCAAAAAAAGTTTTTGGAATATAGAACTGACCACCTCTAATTTTTATTAAAAACCAGTCAGTTCCTTCAGATAACACTCTGTATTTTCTACCTTTTTGGGCAGGGTAATAGTCTACTTTACAAAATACCATCATTCTATTTTTCTAAGCCTTATAAGTTCACGGACTTCTTCTTCATCAAAGTAGTCCTCTACATTTGGCATTCTTTTATCAAAGTCCTTTAAGTCAAATGGGCTAATATCTTCACCAACTACTTTTTCAACACTTACTGCTTTTCTTCCGTCAGTTTCTCCTGCTGGCATTACCCAAACTCTAACTGTCTCTGGGTAGCACTCTTCGTACAATTCCCTCAGTTTTTCTACTCTAGCATTAAAATATGCGTCTATGTTTTCGTGCCTTACCCTACCTTTTGTAGAGCCATGTTTTCTTTCCTGTAAACGCAGTAAATTTAATGGCTGTATAGCAAAATGAGATAACGTATCTTCGCCTACCATCTTAATACCTTTAAGAAAAACGGCGAGAACAAAACGACATCCATGCCGAGTATGTGTCTCACCTTGACAGGCATCTTACCACAATGAACACATTTGTCAACAGTTTGTAAAATTATTTATCGTATTTTTTTAATAAGGTATCTGAAATAGCTTCTGCCAGTTTGAAGTGACCATCATAGTAGTACCTGAAAGCACTCTTGCAATCCCTAACATCATTTTGCCAATCATCAATCGAATGTGATGATCCTGTCATAATCAATGTGTCTGACCTAAGAAGTTTCTTAAACAGTCTTACCTTGTTTTGATGCTCTTCTTTTTGTTCCTGTCTCTTCTTTTTTCTTTCAGCAATCTGCTTTGATGATAGTCTTTTTCTAGTTTTCTTCTTTGGCTTTGCTTTATTTTTTGTTGTCATTTGATTCCATTAAGATAGAGTGCATCTTGCACAACGCATTTGAAAATAGAGTATAAAACATCTTCGCTACTCTTATGTCCTGCATAATCAGAGAATTCATTCAAAGCTGCTTCTCCAGATATAGTATTCTCTTTAATTTCTTTACAAATATTCTTTGCTCTTTTTCTAATAGAGTTATCAATATTGATGTTCAACATCCTTGTGTCGTCCTTATCCTAAATTGAATTAAATTCTTCGACGGGAATCCTTGCGAGTATATCTACAAATATAGGCCTATTGTTGTTAGGCCATATGTGATGCCGGAACAATGTATTAAATTCTGTAAATTCTCTGGCTTGCTGATAATTACAACCCTTGTTCTGCAAAATTTTTATCATCATTTCAGAATCATAAACTACTTTGGTATCACCGCATTCTTCTGCAAGACCAATGATAGCGTTATCGAATTGACCATCTGCGTCAACAAAAACAACATCTTCATGAACTTCTGATATTATCTTCCTAAGACTCATTTACATTGCCTAATAATAGTTACAAATACTCCACAATCATCATCTGGGCAAGACCAAAATGACTCAATGAATTCTTTTCCGTCTGCATCTTCTGAGTCAGTGTCAGAGTTCCAAGTCAATTCTAAACCACAGTCAGGACAGTTTCCATTTTCTAAATTTCTATTCATAATGTATTACCTTTACGATCTTTTACTTCTTCTACTCATTGAGTCCATCATAGAGTTAAAAGATGATAATGCTAATATGTCGTAGATATACTCTTCTTCTTCTAAAGTCTTTTCTACTTGTGACTCAGCTTCATTAATACAACTTGCGTGTATCTTAAAGTCACGAACCTTTCTTTTCTTGTCTGCCTTCTTTGTTATAACCCTGTATTCTGGCATGTTATTCTTCTTCCATGAACTTATCTACTATTCTTTCTGCTTCCTCTTGTTGCTCTGCTTCGGATGCTTGAATATTATTAGCTTTCTCTATTAACTTAGCACACTCTATACCTTTTTCGGTGAGGCTAAAATAGAATTTCCCGTCTTCACCAATGGATTGTTCAATTATTCCGTTTGCTACCATATCAGACAAATCTTCCCCAAGCTCTGCTTCGCTGAAGCCAGTAACTTCAGCAAGTTCTTGATGATTCAAATCTTTGTCTTCACTTCTATCACACATAACTTCTCCTTTATTTATGTTGTGCCACAATTCTACCACAGGATTGTAGAGGGGCAACTTGAAAGCGCAAAATACTAAGAAATATTTGCTGAATTTATGAGATCGGAAGAAGATCGTGATTTACTTCCTCCTACTCCATATGCGGTATTGATACCAAATTGTTTACAGAAATCTTCTTCTGGAGAATTTCCTTCGGTTCTATCTCCACCATTACAAAATGTCATGCTGACAAAGAATGGGTCATTGATATAAGTATCATATATACGTTTAAGAGTTGTAACTACAGACCTACCACAGTCTTCAGAGACTACGGCTCTGTCTACACCTTTGATAGAACTTACAATCCTTAGACGGTCATTCTCATTCATAAAAGGAACACTTCCCTTTAGATCTACCTGAAAATCATTATTAACAATTACTATCAAGTAGTCCCCTAGTTTTTTAGCAGACTCAATATAGTCTAAATGACCAACATGAATAGGATTAAAATATCCAGATATAACTACAACTTTACTCATTTGATTCCTTGTCTAATTGTTTATGGTAAGACTTAAATTGTTTATATACTTTTTTTATTTCAATGAAAGCCTCTTTTTCAGTCATCTTACCGCCCTGTTGTAAGTCACATATGATAGACATATGAATACTCAAACCTCTAAAATAATCTTTGTATTTGTCAAAGTTAATTTCATCTACCAACTCTAAATCTCCCAAATTATCTGAGATACTACTCATGTTTTATCTTCCGTAGTCGTCATCAATTCTAATGATGTCGTCTTCCTGACATTCGCCAGTTTGTATTTCAATTATTATTAAATCATCATCGCCAGTATTTTTTACTCTATGAACCTCAAACTTTTTAATTGTATGAGCAGAGCCAGAAGAAACAGGAACCACTGTCTGTCCTATTTGCAATTCACCTTCACCAGATATTATTTTCCATAGTTCATCTCTTTTTCTATGAAGTTGAAGGCTTAACCTATGATTAGGTTTAACTATAATTTTTTTTACTTTTACATATGCTTCATCTAGTAATACTTGGAATGAACCCCACTGACGGTCTTCATAATTTTTATCTCCTGAGAAACCAGAGAGGTGCATGAAAACCATATCCTCTTTATCTACCTCAGAACAAATTGGGTTTTTTTTACCACAATAACGACAAACTTTTTCTGAGCAAATTTCTCTGGGAACTATTCTGTTACAACATTCCAGTTTGAACTGCATTCTCATTCTTCAACAAGTCCCTCTGTTCTCTTTATAATTCTTCCTGTATTGTCTGCTAATCCAAAACCGCATCCTTCACAAAGAACTGGTATAAGAAATCCATCCTTAACTTGTTCTTCTGTCAAAAGATTACTTAACTCAGTACGATCTTCGTCACCAAAGAATTCTTTAGAACAATCTCTACAAAACTCAGCCATCCGATATTTCCGGTGATGAACTAATGATCTTTCCATTGTTATCAACAGAAATAAAATAGCTATGTTCAATTCTTATAGACCTTGAAGCCATTAGTAGTCCCTCAATATCATGCTTGCACCAGACATTGACTCTCCAATTATTTGCAAAAACATTTCCTGCTGTAATAAATTCAAACTTTTCAGGCTTACCAAGTATAGACATCACTTGGTCTTTAACCAATGACTCGATGTCTTTAGATTTGATAGGCTGGTGCATTTCTTCTTCTTGGGGTTTATCAATAACGGACTGCATACTATTACCAACTTTCTCTTCTGTCACAAAGATAATAAAATAATTCCAAAAAACCAAAACTTACAACTGAAATAAGCACAACAAATAACATTATAACCACAACTTTATATCAAAACCTTTGGCTATTCCTTGTAGCTTCTTCATGCTTCCTGTGTACACAAACAATAAGTTGTCAGAAGAATCCCATATGCTAAATGAGTAGAAGCCATCAGATATTTTTACCAAATTATATTTCACTGTCTACGCACTGTGTTAAAGAAGTAGGTGAAAATTTACCCTTGTCTTCTTTATGATACACTTGTGCCACAATTATTTCTATGTTGTTATTTATCTCCATCCTTATTGACGAACAATGGAATGTTTTTTTCTGCAAGTTTTGTATATTCTTTAATTCGTCGTTCCCTGACTTCTGTACGCATCTTCCTGATACGTCTTTTCTTTGTGGGGTCAAGAAAGAAGTCTCCATACTTCACAATCTTACTCATCTTAAATTTCCTCAGCTAAAAAAATAATTCACAAAATAAAATATAGTAGAGGCTATTGTTATTATTGCCATGATCTTTGCCATTCTTTCTAGCCTCGATAATAAACTTAATAATTCAGGCACACTCATGTCGTCCAATTTTCTCATTTCCAGACCACACTTTCTATGAATTTTAATTCATACTTATCTAAGTCCCACTCATCCCATCTAATAATAGATAGGAATCGACTTCCATCTTTACGTTCATACTCAAAGTATTTCTCGCCTACCTTTGTATCAAAGGCCACTGTTGGTTTACTCATTACCATTTCCTTTATCTAAATCTTCCAAGTCATAAGATTCAGCATCTGTAACAGCACAATCAATATTATATTGATAATTTTGAAACACTTGCTCATATGCATAACTTAACAAGGTATCCATATCCCAGTCATCCACAACTAACTTAGCAAGATTCCCAAGACGTTGAGTTGTTAAGTCTGTATCTTTTATGTTTCCTCCAACGCCCTTCCTCCATTTCCTTTTGATAAGACTCCACTGCTTTTCTGTATTAATTGTTTTAAGTGCATTCAACAACTCTAAAACTAAATGGTTAGCTTCAGAAAAACTGTAAACATTATTCTCTACAGTTACCTCAATCGTTTCATCAACTAAGCCTACTAATACAAACTCTCCTTTGTGTAGTGTGGTTATCTCACTCATCTTCACATACCTCCAGTTCATGCTCAAACGCTTCAACAGCCCCATCGTCGTTGCTCAAAGAATAAACTTCGCCGCAGATTCTGTCGATAGTGTATAAACCGCTTGACAGATCGCCGTCAGGATCGGTAAACCATACTTTATCACCTTCACTCATCTTCAATCTCCGGTGGACAATCTCTATCATCAATGTAATACTGCCAGTCAGCAGGTAGTCCATTAACTTCAACTACCATGCCACCCTCTACAACAATGCTTACTAGCTTGTCGCTACCAGCAACTTCTCCAGTCTTATAATTAAGATCGCTCATATTAAAAATCCTCCTCAACTTCATAGCCTAGACTTCTTACAAATTCATCTAACTGGTGAGCCTTCTTCTCATATGCTTGAAGAATCCTAATTGTTTCGTTAGGAGGAAAATCTCTCTCCCAACCATCTGCTCCATGAGCTATTTCCCAAATAGCATCTACAGTTTCTAGACTAATCCCTACTATTTTATTGTCATTATTCTCAATCATTATAAACTTCCTTAAATAGTGGTAGTTGTACCAATTTCCCAATTCAAATCATTATTTTCCATTAGCTCGTTTAGATATTCATGTACATCTATGTCATCAATATCGTCACGTTCAAAGTCTAAATATATTACTACTGTCTTACTCATGTTCAATCTCCTCATTTACTCTATCAACAACTATTTGGCATAGTTTATTGGTGAGTGAATCCAATTCGCCTTTCTCCATAAAGCTATATCCATCTACACATGCTGTAATGTCATCTTGGATTAATTCTCTCAAGTTTTCTAAATTACTCATATTCAACCTCCTTAACTTCAATACCAAGTTCACTATAACTTTTGTTAGTAGTTGCTATACAGTCATCTAAACTCCAAGCCTCGGCAACAATACGTTCATCATCTAATTTAATCTCAACAGTAGCACCAGACTCAGGGCTTATCATATGTGGTTCTAAATGTAGGTATAAAGTTTTATTCATCATCAATATCCTTATCTGCAAGATGAATGTCCCACAGTTCTTGGAATGTATCATCGCACTGTTCAAAGACATGTAGTTGTTCTTCATATAGAGCCTGAATCA